TGTAGAAATAATATACGTAGATAGAAACGTTCAATTAGGTAATGTTATAGCAGATGGTTATATTATAATTAGATATAAAAAAGACAATACTATAATTAAGAAAGGCTTATTAATAGAAGTTCAATTGCATGGTAGATTATCAGATTGTATAGATAAATACACAGATATTAATCCCATTAAAGAATATGTTATAGAACAAGGTATGCAGACTCTTCCTTCTCTACTTATTATAAGCGACTTACAGGGTAAGATTAGAAATAAAATTCTTAAAACTATGTGTGTAAACTGTAACTTAGAGTGTTTAGACAAGTGTATATTATAATGTAAAATTGAGTGTGTGATACAACTATTGCTTGTACTACACACTCTTTTATTTGGTATTTCAATGGTTTGATACGGTAAACTAAGGAGTTTATATAGATAAATTAATACGTAGTGGCGGTATATTATATCTGATTAAACCCGTATTTTCCCATTTATTTCCAATATATTAAATATACTATTAAATTCCCATTAAATCAAGTATTAATTTATAAACGTAAAATAACATATTTATAATATCATTTCCCGAGAGTAAGTACAATACGGTAATATCTAATTTTAATACTTTAAATTAGATAAAAATAAAGTATAATAAAAACTCATTTATTTCCTAGTATTCTTAATTTGTAAACATGTTGATGTTATAAAGATAGGAGTTTATAGAAATGGTTAAAAATGTAATTCGGTATTTTTCATGGCATGTAGTTGGTAAACTACTACAAATAAAAAAATTTTTGTCAAGCCCTTCCGAATATGATACCACCCCCCCTAGATGTTGAAATATCAACATTTCTTACCCTTTGAAAAAAAATTCCTTCTCCAAAAAGTGCGATTAAGTATTAATTAATCGTACATTCTTAATTTTTTAAAGTTGACAACTTGTCCAGGTGACGTGCTTATCAACACTATATTACCTAGTTATCCACAAGTATTTTGCTAGTTATCCACAAGCTGTTAATATGTATAAATATATATACGAAAGCAAGTATTACCAATACTTACAGTTACATTTCCGACTACATCTCAAGCTAACAGCCTATAAGTCTATATAATCTAGTAATATCAACGCTTTCATACACTTATACACTTTTTTTCTTAATCTAAGTTATCCACAAGTAAAATTTTTCTAATTTTTCCATTTTACATTTTTTACCATTTATTCAATTTCTCCTAATAATCTAAAGTAATTTATCTATTTTCCTTTATTTTCCTAAAGTGTTTACCTATAATTGTTTCACAGTTTACCTATATTAGTAATACCATACAACTATTGCAATAACTGTATCCTATACCTATAGTGGGTATATTGTAAAGCGTGAAACCGTTGGAATTGCTACATTCTTCTATTTTCTTCTATTTGTGTATACCTATGTATGGTATTCAATCCTAGTTATATCAACGGTTTCACTGTTTTCCCGTATATTTTCCTAAGTCCTGTAATGCTTGATAATACTAGATAATTGATAAATATACCTATGATAATGAAGATAATAAAGCATAATGTTAATTTAAGTTAATTAATTGAGCTATTTCCTTCTATTCTCTTTATTATATAAACCATGCATATATTTTGTCGAATGCTCTAAAGCTAGTAATATCAACAACTACAGTATTTTATAATAACTTTATAATATAAAACAATCTTTGTATTTTCCCTAATTAAATAAAGCTAATCCTTGATTTACCTTAATATTTTAAAGGAGATATTATCATTCTGCTTTATTTAATTAAGTTAAACTTATTAATTAATACCAACTTTATTTATTAAACTTTAAAATCAATTTTAAAATGGAGTATTCCATAAAAATAATTTTGTACGATGAAATACTTTTTTATAGCTTTACTAAAATAAGTATATAGTACTATTCACTTTAAAATAATTTGTGACACTTTTTTCTACTATCACTTTTTAAAGTAAAACTTGTCGAACACTTTAATAATTGACTGTGGAGTCTATCTTTTGCCTTGTTTTTAAAGTGTTAATTGTCGGACTATCATATAAATTTATTTTTATGTAAAAATTTAATTTTATAATAAGAAAATCCAACACAACTAAAATATAGCTTAAACTGTTGATATTACTAACTTGTAGCGTTTTTACTTATCATTTTTCTATCTATATATTTTTTAAGAAAAAAATAAATTTCAAAAAGTTGTTGACAAATTAAACTAGAACGTGATATTATATAAACATAAACAACAAAAAAAATAATTAATAAAAAAATTAAAAAAGTTGTTGACAAAATAGACGACAAGTGATAACATTAAAATATAAGTATTAGACAAGGGAGAACACCCAACCGTTCATAAAGTAACAATAAAAATAATTAATAAAAAGTACTTGACAAATAGTACTTACCTATACTATAATTAAAACATAATCAAATCAATTAGCAACCTTGTTATAACATAAGAAATAAAATCATTTCATAAAATTAAATACTTAATATCCCTATTGAGTATTTAAAAAAAATAATAAAAATATTTGACAAAATAAAAAATATATGCTATTATTATAACATAATAAAAATAATTAATAAATAGGAGTGGTAAATATGAAAACAAGAAATCCAAAGAACTTAGTTAAAAGATATGAAAATCTTTGCGAATTAGAAAACACTGTATCAGATTGTTATTTAGGAAATTCAAGTTTCTATATGTTATCTGACGGTAGATACTTGAATGCCGAATCTGATGGTAGTTACAGAGCAGTCGACCATAGAATAATTTTTGGAGCTACAAAAATAAGTGCATACGATAATGACGCTTTTGGAAAATTACAAAGAAATTACCAACTTATTAGAATAGTTCCAGAGTGTGAAACTATAATGTTAGATAAAAAGCAGAAGATAACATTAGAACAACAAAGAGAACTTGACAACCTTGGTTTTGACATAGAATATTATTGGGAATAATAATCTATTCCCTAAAGCTCAAGTTTTAAAAATAATTAATAAATAAAGGGGAAAATGAAAAATGTTAAAGGGAGAAATAAAAAAAGGAACAATAAGAAAAACAGAAGGACAAGAAAAGAAATATATAAAACAGTTCAAAGGTAATGACTTACAAAGATGTATAATTGCAATAAACAACATGCTACATCAACGTATATACGCTAGTTATCATTTAAGAAAAAAATCAGCCGTCAGCTACAACATGAAAACAATATGTAATATGTTGAAATATGGAGAATTTGACGTAATAGAATACAATAGAACAAGAGGTAATGGAAGAATATTAGTGGAAAGTTGGGAAACATTTCCAGTAAATATCGACGGTAAATTAGAAGATTGTGTAATGAAGGTCGTTGTTGAACCAAAGACAAGTCAAGTTATTACAGTGTATTATAATAGCGTTGACGATGTTCACGCAACATTGAACATGAAACGCTATAACAAGGACTTAGAAGTTATATTCTAGTCCTTCTAGCTCAAGACTGTCTTAAATGATAGCAAATTATATTAATAATGAAGGAGAATGATAATATTATGAAAAATAAAATGTTATTTGTATTAGTGTTAGTATTAGGAATTGTTATATTTAAAAATCAAATATCCATAGCATTGATGTATGTAGTTGACTGTATAGGTTATGCATTCAACATTAATGTAGTTGATATTACTGATTTGCTTAATACAATATACTATTTATAGTATTAAGCAATGATGTCAAAAATAATTAATAAATTTTTTAAAATAATTATTGACAACATCTAAATGATAGTATATAATATTAAGTATAATAAATGAAAAGGAGAAATGATATTATGAATAAAAAAAGAAATTGTATAGGCATATTTAACGGAATAGGAGCCACAATGTATGAAGAATTTTTATTAAGTATTGGATTTAATAAAAAAGATATCAAAATGATAATTGACAGAAGTAATAGAAATAAACCATACATAGTAATTGAATGTATGGTAACTAATGAAGAATATAAAAAAATAAATAATTATGTTATTACAAATTTAAAAGAATATTGTATATAAACTGGATTAAATTCCAGTTACTCAATACTATCAAATGATAGTAAATAAAATTAATAAATAAGGGGCATGATAATATGAAAACAAATTATTTCAAGGATTGTAAGTCTAAAGAGGATGCTAAAAAATTGTATAAAAAATTAGCTTTTCAACATCATCCGGATAGAGGAGGAGACGTGGAAATAATGAAAGTCATCAATGGTGAGTTCGATGAATTCATCAAGAATTTTAAAGACAACAAAAAAGATAGTAAAAAAGAATATGAATTCAAGTCATCAACATACAGAAACCTTATAGAAAAATTGATAAAATTCGATAACATAACTATCGATATAGTAGGATACTTTATATGGATAACTGGTAACACTTATCCAATAAAAGAAGAATTAAAACAATTAGGTTTTAAATATAGCAGAAATAAAAAATCATGGTATACAGCACCAAAAGAATACATGGAAAACAGAACAAATTATAAAAAAAGATATAGTATGAATGAAATAAAAAACAAATACGGTTGTACTTCTATAAAATCCGAAGGGGGATATAAAAAAGAAAATACAAAAATGATAGGGTAAATAATTAATAATACTGCTTATCTTTTTATAAGCAGTATAGCTCAAAATGATTATAAAAAATATTAATAAAACTATTGTAAAAGATAGTAAAATATGATATTATATAATCATAAAAATAAAAAATATTAATAAATAGGAGTGATTAAGTTATGATGTATTATTTAAACAACGGGAATATAATTAACAATATGGAATCTTTGCAAGGTAATGTTACTGATGATGTATATGAAGCTATGGAAGGGCTTCATAATGAAGAAGTAAATGAAATTAAAAAAGATATGCAATATTATAAATACGAAAAAGAAAATTATGAATTAAGATTTGATGATGCAAAAAGTCAATTATATAATGCACAAAGAGTAATAGAAGAATTAAAGGATTATATAAAAGATAGTAAAAGAGTGAACAGAAATACAATATTAGAATACGTTTTAGAATTACAAAATACAATTGAAAATGGTATTGATGCATAAATAAGAGGGAAATAATCCCTCTAGCTCAAGACTATCAAAATGATACTGTCGACAATTAATAAAATTGTTGACTTGTTGTAAATGATAGTATATAATATTAAATATAAAAATAATTAATAAATTAGGAGGTTTTAAAATGAAAATTAATTTAAGAAAAATGGATAGAAGTATAGTTTATGATAGTAGATTAAAAAGAGAATATTGTATCTTAAAAAATAAAAATATAGTAGAATGCTTACCATATGAATGGGTTGATGAATGGGGATGTTACATAGCTGACGGTAGAGGACAACATAAATTTAATTTAATAGAAAATGGTTTTAACAGTTGGACAGAATTCTGTAAACATATGGAGCAACATGAATATTATAGCATAGAAGAAGCAAAAAGAAGAGGTCTTGCAAGACAATAAACATCAAAAAAATTAATAAAATTAAGGAGTGGTAATTATGAAGAAAGTATATTATAGTTTATATTTAGTGACAGAAGAAAGTGAAGAATTTTTAGCAAAAGTAAAATCAAAAGGTCTTGCAATAAGAACTAAAATGTTATATAATAAAATATATGAAGGTAAAGGAAAAATAATTATTAAATAGAGGGATTATCCCTCTAAGCTCAAGACTATCATAAATGATAGTAAATAATTAATAAATAGGAGTGGTAAATATGAAAATACAAAAATTTGATGGAAGAATAGTTGAATTAAATGACAGTACAGAAACTTATGAATGGACTTCTGGAGAACAAGAATATTCATTAGTATATGACAATGAAGGTGATTTATTAGGTATAGATATAGAAGGCATAGAACAAGATATACTAGATGATATAATAGACAGACCTTGCAGCTATGACTTCCCTTCTACAGTTGACGAATACAATAAGGGCTTATTTTAAGCCCTAGCTCAAACACTATCTAAATGATAGTATATAATATTAATATAAAATAAATTAATAAAAAGGAGAATGATATTATGAATAAAAAAGAATTAAGAACAATAGTAAAAGGTTTAGAAGGATATAAAATAGTTTTAACAAAAGAAGAATATAGAAAAGAAGGAAGAAAAAACTTTCCTAAAAATCCTTTAGAAATAACTACAGAAGAAATAACAACAGAAGAATATGATAAAATATTTTCTAGTGGAGACTTCTTTAAGTCACTAGGAGGAATTGAAAGAACTTATAAGAGCTATACTTTAGCAGGTTATATACCAACTAAATTAGTAAGTGTAAGCCCTAATAAAGAAATTAAAATTGTAAGAAGAATATCTGTTGAAAGATACTAAAAATAATTAATAAAATTTTAGGAGGTTTTAAAATGAACAACGATTTAATGAGATTAAGAAGTTTAATAGGGAGCGAATTGGATTATGATGACACAATTTGTGCAATGATAGATAAAGACGAAGAAGTAATAATCGACAACGTAAATCGTAGTAGCAACTTTGAAGAATATGGACTTTGTAATTTGTATCTAGTATATTATAACGACCCAATAAGCAGGACATATGGTATATGGGTTGATGCTAATAATATAATCCGTGTAATATCATAAGGGCTTAAACGCCCTAGTTCTTAGTCATCAAAATGATGACAGAATATATTAATATTTTGGAGGTAATAATATATGCATATAGAAGGTTATATATTGGACCGTGATAATAATAACTTAGCTAATAGCGTATTAAAATATTTGTAGACTGGAGTTTTATCCAGTCTTTTTATTGTCTATAAAATGATAATGATTTTCATTAACATTAAATATCAACTCCAGAAGTTATTTTTATAAAAACTCAATAAAATTGACCTCTTAAACGCCCTTCTAAGGCGTTTTAAAATGATTAAGGTATAAATACCTTATGGGATATTAAATTCCTTTATAATGGATTATATAGGATATTTTATATTTTTATCTATAATTGATAATATTTTTCATTCATATGTTTATTATCACTTGAAAATGATAGCAAAATAAATTAATTTATAAATTGATAATAATTATCAAATAAAATTATTTGTTATTGATAATAATAATCATAACTATAAAAATTAATTTATATATAAAATAATATATTTTTAAAAAAGTTTATATTTATTATTGACTTATAAAATTGAATATGATATTATATAACCATAGTAATAAATAAAAAGTTTTAAAATGATAGTAAAAATAATTAATAATTTTTTTTTAAAAAGCTCTTGACAAATTAAAATAAAGTGTGATACAATTAAAGCATAATAATAAATAAAAGGGGTTGATATTATGAAAACAAATAAACAAAGAATTGAAGAAAAATTAAATAAAGAAGGTTTTATAATAGGTTGTTATGACAATAATATAGATAAATTAAATTATAACAACGTAAAGAAAATATTAGACAACTTATGTTTTGGAGCTACCGACGTACAAGTATCTTTAAACAGAAAAAAATATATAATAGAAATAAGTGATGTAGACAATGAATATGATTTTAAAATGACTGCTAAAAACACTTATTTAGATAGATATGGAGATGATGAATATTATGAAAAATGGTAAGGGAATTAATCCCTTCCAGCTCTTAAAAATAATTAATAAGATAATTGAAAGGGGACAAATGATATGAAATATTTTAAAAATGTAAACTCTTTAGAAGACTTAAAAAAACAATTTAAAAAATTAGCTTTTAAACATCATCCAGATAGAGGTGGAGACGCTGAAATAATGAAAGCTGTCAATAATGAATATGATATGTTATTTCCTATTTGGAAAAATAGAGATAATATAAAAACAGAGGAAACAGCAGAAAGCACAAGAAATGAATTTTATACTGCAAATGGTTGGAAGGGTGACAAATATAATAGAGATTTAGATATTAAAACAATAGCAAAATTAGTTAGAAAACAATTAAAAGAAGAATTTCCAGATTGTAAATTTAGTGTTACAAAACATGAATTTTCTGGAGGTTGTAGTTTAACTGTAATTGTAAAAGAAACTCCTAAAAGTGTTTATGCAAATGATGATAAAAATATAATCAATTATGATATATCACCATATATCGAATATCCAGAATTATCAATATATGGCAAAGAATTAGTTATAAGAGTTTGGGAAATAATAAATCAATATAGATATTCTGATTGTGACTATCAAATAGATTATTTTGACGTTAATTTTTATCCATCTTTAAACCTTGGTAATTATGATGAAACAGTCAAAGTGGTTGAAAAAGTTAAAAAATCTAAAAGACAAGAAAAAAATAATAAAAATAATAATAAATTTGATATAATAGAAAACCTTGAAAAAAATGGAATAGAATTATATTTTGAAGGTAAACCATCAGAAGATTTTAGAAATATGTTGAAACAATTTGGATTTAGATGGAATAGAAATAAAAAATGTTGGTATGCTAAAAGAGATTCAGATATTTTAATAGTATTTGAAAATTTACAAAATCAATATAAATTAATAGGATAATATTATAGGTTTATTGGTTTATCCTTTAAAAACCAGCATAAAAATAATTAATAAATTTTTTAAAAATTCTTGACAATGATAGTAAAAATAATTAATAAGATAGCACTTGACTTTTATATGGGTTGAGTGCTATAATATAATATAAGATAACTGAAAGGGGAAAATGATGATGAATAATATTAAAAGATTCTTAAAATTATTAAATGACGAAACAATAGAAGGCAAAATAATAGACTGCTATTGCACTCTTCATAAACAAGCATGGTATGATGGAAAAATAAAAACTAAAATAGTACTAGATTTAAATGGAGTAATAACAGCTACAAATGAAGTAAAAGATAATCAATTACTAATAATAGAACTCAATGAATATGTAGAAGTACCAGAGACAGAATTTGGTAACATTGAATTACAAGATGATTATCAAGAATTTGTAAATTATCTAATGGAAGAATGTGAAGAAATATTTGAAAGTGATATAGATAAACAGCAGTATATTTGGGATAATGCAACATGGAGTGAATATAAAGATTTCAATGGATTAGGTTATGAGGATGAAGAACAATATGTTTGGAATTATATTTGTGATATGGAAGATGCAGATTTTATATATAATGTTATATCAAAATTAATAAGCCAACTAGAAATGATGGTATAAACTATTATATGGTAGTATGGAAATATCTATACTACCATATAGAAAAAAGATAATAAAAATAATTAATAAATAGCTCTTGACAAATATATCTACAATGATATATAATATAACTATAATAATAAATAAGGAGTTGATAATATGAAACAATGCACAGGAGATTATTTATATAAAGGTTTCTTAATTAATTTTAGCGAATACGACCAAGCTTGGAGATTAGAACCTACATTACAATTAACAGGAGATGATTCCGACACAGCAATAGATTTTGCTATAGAGTATAACAATGATAGTAAAAAATTTAGAACTATCAATCAAGCTAAAAGATATATAAAAGATAATTACAATGAATTAGTATTAGAAATTAAAAAATTATATGAGGATTTTAAATAGTCCTCAAGCTCAAAAGTCAATGATGATAAAAATAATTAATAAAATCATTGACAAATAATAACATAACATAATATACTTAATATATAAAATTGATTGGAGGAATTAAATGATGGAAAAATACATTAAAAGTCCGATGAATTACACAGGGGGCAAAGGTAAATTATTAAGTCAAATATTACCACTATTTCCAAAAAATATAAATACTTTTGTAGATTTATTTACAGGTGGTTGTAATGTAGCAGTAAATGTATCAGCTAATAAAATAATAGCTAATGATTTATGCACTCAAGTAATAAATACATATAAAGGAATACAAAATAATAATACAGAGAAAGCTATCGAAATGATAGAAAAAATAATTAACGAATATGATTTAAGTAAAGAAAACAAAGAAGGTTATTTAGAATTAAGAAAAGCTTACAATGATGGTAATAAAGAATGGTATGTACTTTATACTTTATTAGCCCATTCTTTTAATAATCAAGTAAGATTTAATAAGAAAGGAAAATTTAATATGCCTTTTGGGAAAAGAAATTTTAATCCAAGTTTAAAACAAAAATTTAAAGATTTTTCAAATGCAATTCAGAAAAAAGATATAGAATTTACAAATAAAAATTTTATATCTTTAGATATTAACAAATTAGGAGAAAATGACTTTGTATATTTAGACCCACCATACTTAGTAACAGAAGCTACTTACAATACAGGTTGGAATGAAGAAACTGAAAAAGAATTATTATCATTATGTGACAGATTAAATGAAAAAGGTATAAAATTTGCAATATCTAATGTATTAGAACATAATGGAAGTAAAAACGAAATATTAATAAACTGGAGCAAAAATTATAATGTAAACTACTTAGATTATGATTATTCAAATTGTAATTACCATAAAAAAGATAATGGACATAAGAGCATAGAAGTTTTAATTACTAACTATAAATAATTAATAAAACTCTTGACAATGATGGTTAAACATGATATTATTTATATAAGGAGATGATAATTATTATGGATAAAAATGTATGTGTAAATTGTGATTATAATAAGATGTGGGGAGGTAATTGTGAATATGAACAAGAAGAAAAATGTATCTATGCTACAGCTAGATACTTAAATCATGACGAACGTAATAAAATAGAAAAAAAATTAATTATGATAGAATATCTATTAGACGATATAATAGATATAGACAAAGAAAATACAATGGAAGATTTAACTGATAGTCTGTCAGAAATACTATGTAACATGAAATATGAAATTAAATATAGAATTAGAGACTTTGAATATATGAAGAAAGATAACAATGAAGGAGGGTTTTAAATAACCTTCCAGCTCTTGAATGATAATAAAAATAATTAATATCAAGATAAAGATAATTGAAAGGGAGAGGATAATATGAGTAAATATATAACATTACCTAGCACAGTAACAATGACTACTTTAGCATTAACAAAAAGTTTATTAACTAAACCAGTATCAGCATTACCAGTAATAACATACATTACTCCAGCAACTGTAAAACCACACATAAGCAAAGTAATTTGCACTCTAAAAGCATCTAGTACTCCAGCAACAATGTTGCCTTACCTTGTAGGTTATAAAATAGCATTGCGTGGTACTCACCACAAATACGTATGTGCGCATAGTGTCAAAATTCCTACATCTTTGTTGATAGTATCAACAACATCAACTGGTATTATTACTTATACAGGTATGAGCTACAGTGGTGGTTATGCACATTATCCAGTACATGTATTTCCATACACTAGCACAACAACATTAACTGGTTTAATAAAGATGCTAAAAAGTGGTATGTATACATTACTACCATAATATAAAAGGTTTGCAGGTAATCCTTTAAAACCTGCTAAAAAGATTATCAAAATAATTAATAAAAGTGTTGACAAATGATAGTAAATTATGATATGATTAGTATATAAAGATAAATAGGAGGGGTAAACATGAAAAATATAATTGAAGGAAAAATAAAAGAATTAGAAGAAAGAATAGAAAGTAATAATAAAGAAATCAAACATAATTTTAGCAGAATAGAAGGTATAATGCATAATTGGAGAGAAAAAGATATAAATGATATGTCTTATGAAGCTGAAAGTATTGCATTTGCAACAAAAGAAATACAAAAAAGACAAAATTATAATTTTATATATAAAAGTCAATTAAAGGAACTTAAAAATTGGTTAAAAAATTATAATGATATAAAACATAAGGAGGTTGGTAATTATGAATAAAAAATTATCAGTACTAATATTAACAGGGATGTTATCAATATCTATGATAGGATGCAAAGATGTTGAACTTGATTCTGTACCAGAAAATACAACTCAACAAATGGATGAGGAAGCAAAAGATAAACAAAAACAACAACTGGTAGAAATAGCATATTATTTAACCGAAAATAAGGTGGATGAAATATTCTATGGAAAAGATTACAGTTATAAAATGGAAAAGGATGGTTTAGTATTAACTAACTATTTCCAATATGATGAGGTTTCTAATGCTATATATACTGGTAAATGGGATAATCTGTTAAATACATTGAAAGAAACATATAATACCTTAAAACAATACTTAAACGACAAAGGTTACACTAATGTTAGCTTTACAATTCAAATTTGTGACGCAAAGGATAGGGAGGGAACTTGTTATTTGATAATAAAAGATGGTGAAATTGTATTTAACATAGCAGATAACATGAATCAATAAAGGAACTGAAATGATGACAAATAATATTAATTAATAGGCTAGATTTTATTCTAGTCTATTCTTTTATAGTTCAAAAAAGATTTTAAAAATTATTAATAAAACTATTGACAAAATATACCACGCGATATATACTTATACATATAAGATATTAAAAGGGGAGGAAAAAGATAATGGAAAAAGTTAATATGGAAAAATTAATAAATAATTATGTTAAATATCTACAGGATATTAAAAATTTATCTCCAAAATCTATTAAATCATATATTCCAGTAGTAAAGGAAATGATTAAAGATTGTAATTTTAAAACGATTGAAGATATACAAAACTCTAATGTGGTAATATTACAAAACTGGTTGAATGAAAAAAAGAATGAAGGGCTAAGCGACCAGAGTATTAATAGAAGAATTGCAAGTTGTAAGAGTTTTTATAGTTATCTATATGCATTTAGGATTATTGATTTTAATGCTAGTAAGGAATTAAAACAATTAAGAATAGAAAGTAAAGGTAAAATAGGAAACACAGGACAAGTTGATAAGATAAGAATTTATTTACAAAATGAATACGATAGAAAACCTAATTATATGAATATAAGGAATAGATTAATTGTTGAAATACTTTTAAACTGTGCTTTGAGAAATAGTGAACTTAGACAATTAAACATTGATAGCATAGACCGAAATACTGGAGAATTTACGGTAATTCAAAAAGGTAATACTAAAAAAAATTGTGTACTAAGTACTAAAACATTACAATTATATAATGATTATATGATAGAACGTAATAAAATGGTTGCTAAAGATAATTCTTTGTTTTTAAGTAGCTATCGTAGTCGTATAAGTATTGGAGGCTTAGAGAAACTTATACACAAGATAACAGAGGTTACAGGACAACAACTCAATCCGCATGATTTACGTCATATTTCAGCGACTAAATACGTGGAAAGTGGGTATTCATGCGATAAAGTTGCTAAATTATTAGGACATTCAAGTAGTAATACAACTTTCAGATTTTATTATCACCAAGATAATGACAATAAAAAGAGAATGGTTGATGACGTGTGGTAATTAATTTTAACTCATAGGTAATTTTGCATTTGTTAATGTTAATATAATGATAACAATTAATAAAGTGGATAAAGTTTTGTTGTGTCACAATTAAAAACAACGTTACTTATCCTCTTTATTAAATTATAATATAAAGGAGATGATATTATGAATGAACAATGTAAAATAACGGTGGTAGACGCACCGTGTGGTGCTGGAAAAACATCATTTGCAATACAATATATGAATAATGAAATATTTGAAAGATTTATTTATATTACACCGTTTTTAAGTGAAATTGATAGAGTTGTAAAATCTTGTGATTGTCGTGAATTTAGAAAACCAAGTGAAAAATTAGGAAAAGGAAGTAAAACAAATCATTTTTACAAATTAGTCAAAGAAGGATACAATGTTGTTTCAAGTCATTCATTATTTAAAGGATTAAATAATGAAATAATAGATTATATAAAAGAAGGGGAATATATTTTAATTCTCGATGAAGTAGCTGATGTAGTTGAGCAACTCGATATATCCAAGAGAGATATTGAAATTTTAATTAATGAAAAAATAATAGAAATAAATGAAGAAGGTAAAGTATATTGGATTGATGATACTTACAAAGGTAAATTTAATTCATTGAAAAATCCAATTAAAAATGGCGATTGTTATTTCTTTAATAATGTCTTAATGCTCTGGACATTTCCTTGTGATATATTCAAAGCATTTAAAGAGGTTTACATATTAACTTATATGTTTAAAGGTCAAATACAAAGATATTATTTTGATATGAATGATGTTGAATATGAATACAAATCAACAACAACTTGCGATTATGGATATAAATTATGTGATTATAAAGAAATGAATGGTGCAAAATATAAAGACTTGATACATATATACGAAGGAAAATTAAATGATATAGGTAAAAAATCTACGGCATTAAGTAAATCATGGTATGATAAAGCTAATAAAAAGGAAGTTATGAAACAATTAAAAAATAATACAGAAAATTATTATCAGAATATAATTAAAGGGAAGTCAAAAGATAATATATACACTACGTTTGAAGATTACAAATCTCAAATAAAAGGTAAAGGTTATACAAAAGGTTTTATTCCCTGTAATAGTAGGGCAACAAACGAATATAAAGAAAAAATAAATTGTGCATATTTAATTAATAGATATTATAATCCAATGATAAATAGATTTTTTACGGATAAAGGAGTAAAAATAGAAGAAGATACTTGGGCGTTATCAGAATTAATACAATGGTTGTTTAGAAGTGCAATAAGAGAAAATAAAGAAATTAATTTATTTATTCCTTCTAGTAGAATGAGAAGTTTATTGAAAGAATGGTTATGCAAATAAAATGCATAAATTAAAAAATATACATTTAAAATATCATAGTTTTATCGTATTATTTTTAATCTTAAATTTTGATTTTGTTAAAAGATAAGAATATATAATTCTTAAATATTATTCTATGGAGCTATTCGTCAAGAGTTAACATAAACCATTAACTCTTTCCTCACAATTTTTCATTTGTTCGCTACGCTTACAAATTCAAATTGATAATAAAAATAAATAATAAAGGGGAGATATTATGTATATATTAAAACAAAAACAAGTCAACAACTTTATAGAACACAGTAGAAAAAGATTGGAAGATACACTAATTTTAAGTTTTACTCTAGAAGAATTTGCTGAAATACTGAACATTCCAAATAATAAAGAATTGATAGTATTAGCTTTTCAAGATTTATATTATAATACTCAACTTACCTGGTATAATTTGCAATTGATGTATAATAAAAAGGATAATGATTTTCTAGTATTTAATTATATAGATAAAAATAATTAATAAAAGGGGTGATATTATGAGCAACAAAGTACAAGATTTATTTGATAAATTAATAGAAAAATATAATTTAAGAGCGATAACAATAGAAGGTGAAACATGGTATTCTGTAAACGACCTACCTTTAGGTAAGGATGCAGTAAGAAAAGCAATACAAAGATTAGAAAAAATTAGAATTACTAATATTTCAGACTCGACTTCAAGTCCAGTCCAAAATTATGTAGAAAATAATACTAAAGTCATTACCATTTCTATGGTGACTTCAAGTCATATTAAAAATTTTGACAAAGTTAATAATGCTGGTGAGAGATTTGGTAATTTTAAAATGGTAAACTACTTAATTATGAATAGTAGATTGGGTGCTGAATATAAAATAGAATTAATAGAGATATTAGACAAAATAAGACAAGACGGATTTTATGTAGACGACAATATATCAAAAGAACAATTAAATTCGCTTCAGAACAAAGTTAATAAGCTAAAAGATAGATTACATTATGAAAGACGTAGAAAGGCTTATGGTGCTACTCAAATAGTTAAAAAGATAAATATAGATAATTTGTTACCAAGTACATTATTTAGATACCTAGATGAATATTTGAATTTAGGAGATTATATAATAGTAAATAAAAATAGAAGATTTAGACCTAATGATAATTTTGTTAACAAATGTGCTGATTTAGGTGTAGCCAGAATTGGAGTAAACAATAATATAATATTTTTTAGTGAATTTGCAGAACAAGTAAATAAAAACAAAGACATCCTTAATATATTGAAAATAATTAATAAAGAAGAATTACAAATAAAAGAAAGGGGAATTGAAAACAGAACTAAATAATCATTGCTTTCAAGAGGTTTTATACCTCTTATTTTTTTGTTTTATTTTTCAAAATAATTAATAAATTATGAATATTTAAACTCCATTTTGTATATAATATAAACAAAGAAAATTAATAAAGTTAGTTGTCATTAAGGATATAATATGTTATACTAAGCAAGACAGACAACTAAGGAAGGGGTTAAAATGAAAAAGATGTGTGATAAACAAATTAAAATGGACAGAATGGAAAATAAAATAAATAATTTAATTAATGAAATAGGTGAAAAAAATATAAATGAAGAAGTAATAAAAGATTTTGCTATAAAAAATCTAAAGACAATTAATAGAAGTAGTTTCTACGATGGATTTAGAATTTTAAAAGAAGTACTAGATAATAAAAATATTAAATACGATTTAAAAGAAGATGAATTAATGCAAAAATGTTTATACTTCGACGAATCTAAATACTTCACAAAAACTCAAATATTAGATATAATTAATTCACTTATAAATGCACAAGACAAATTATTAATATATATGATATTTAATAAAGTATTAGGTAAGAAATTCAAAGACCTATTAGAAATTAAGGTTTCTGACGTAGCTGAAGACTATAGTTATATTAATGTAAATGGAAACAAAATATTGTGTGATGATATAATGAAAGAGTTAGTTAAGGATACAATAGAACAAGAAGTGTATGTTAATACAACAAGAGCTAGAAACATGATTTATTATGATTTAAATATGAATAGCGAATATTTATTCAAGACATTATGTAATAGATATACTAATAATGGTTTAGAACCAATGAAACGTAGTAATTTAAGTGGAAAATTAACTGTTTTAACAAAAGAATTACAACATGGAGGATTAAATGTTACCTTAACAGCTACAGGAATATATCAATCGGCTGTCATGTATGACATGTTTGTATTACAAGTATTAGATAATATTGTATGGGCGATACCAAATGTAAAGAGCTATCTTGATATAAATGGATATAATATGAATGCCAATGAACTATCTTTAAAGTATCATCGTTTATATTATGGATGTAACTCATCAAGAAACTAGAAGATTTCTCTAGTTTCTTTTTTTTGTTCTTCATAGGTAATTTCTATAATAATAATGTTAATACAGTAATATAAGAAAGGAGCTGATGTAAATTGAATGTTGATAGAAATAATTAATAAAAATAATAAATAATTAAGGGAGGAGAATGATATTGTGAAAAAAAATTGATAGAACAGGTGAAAAGAATATTAATAATTTTGAAAGTGAAATGGTGATAATTAAGTATAGAAAAAATAATGATATTGATGTATATTTTCCCGAATATGATTGGATTGCTAAAAATAGACGATATCAAGAATTTAAAAATGGAAAAATAAAATGTCCTTATGAACCTAGTGTGTATAAAATAGGTTATTTAGGTGAAGGAAAATATAAAGTAAGTGAAAATGGTAAAAAAACTAGAGTTTATAAAACATGGAGTGGTATGTTACAAAGATGTTATGATGAAAAAATTCAAGAGAAACATCCTACTTATATTGGGTGCAAGGTATGCGAGGAATGGTTAAATTTTCAAAACTTTGCAAAATGGTACGAGGAAAATTACTATGAGGTAGATGGAGAAAGAATGGAATTAGATAAAGATATACTTTTTAAGCATAACAAAATATATAGTCCAGAAACTTGTATGTATGTGCCACAAACAATTAATTTATTATTTACTAAGAAACAAAACAATAGAGGTGGTTCAGTCATAGGAGCAACTACTCGTGAAAATGGTAAATATACAGTACATTGTACAATATTCAATCCAGAAACAGGTAAGTCCAAAATAAAACATTTAGGCGTTTACAGTACTCAAGAAAAAGCATTTGAGGTTTATAAGTATTATAAAGAAAAGAATATTAAAATTGTAGCTGATTATTATGAGAATAAAATACCAAATAAATTATATCTAGCAATGTATAATTATGAAGTTGAAATAGATGATTAAAATATCAATAAAAATAATAAATAAAAAGGAGAATGATTAATATGTTAGAATTAAAAGAATGTAAAATGAATCACGTGGAATTATGTGGTAAAATTAATGAATTAAGAAAAATGGAAGGTAATAGAAAAGAGTTGAGAGAAGATAATTTCTTAACTAAAATAAGAAAAGAAGTTAATATTCTGCAAGAATTAAAGTTAAAAGATTCACTCCTAAATTTTAAGGAGTCAACTTATATAAATACTAGAGGTAAAGAATATCCTACATATGAAATGAATAAAGATGGTATATTACAAATGTGTGCTTCTGAAAGCGTTTATGTTAGAGCTAAAATGATTGAGTATATAAACACTCTAGAAGAGCAGGTTTCTGAATTAGATAGATTGATATTGAAATCATTAGACCCAAATTTAACTAAAGAAGAAAGAATTGAAATTGAAAGACGAAGAGCCGAACTGTCAAAAGAAAGAGACGAGAAGGCAAGTTGGTTTGACGATTTTCTTAATTCAAATGGTTGTTATTCGAGTACTCAAGTAGCTAAATTATTTAAATTGTCATCAGCACAAAAATTAAACAAGATATTAAATGAAAAGAAAATAATATACAAAAAGGGAACGAATTGGTTACCTTATAGTGACGTAGATAAATCATGGTATAAACTTATTGTAGGAAGTAATAATGAACATAATTATTCACAATTAAAATTTTCACCTAAAGGTGTGTATGAGATAAGTAAATTATTAGAAATAGAATTTAAAGAGGAGGATTTAAAGAAATTAGCATAATCTAAAAATAATAAAATAATAGACTAGATAATTCTAGTCTATTTTTTTACTCATTCTTATTGACAAATATATCCAAATGTACTTTTATTATATAAAAGGGGTGATAGATATGAAATATATAATATGCATAGGTGGTATGATAGAATTGAGTGTAATATTTGGATTATTATTATTCATAATTAATTATAAAAATAATTAATAAAACAGTTGATAAATTATAATAAACATCATATAATATATATATAAGATAAAAACAAGGGGGATGAATAAAATGATAATAAAACCTATGAACTGTGCAGGGGAAAATATAATAGAACAAAATAAAGAAAGAATTAGAAATATAAAACTAGAAATACAAAGAGGTGGGGTTTCAATAAATAATCTATATAGTAAATATAACTACGAAGGATTTAAAAATTACTTATGTAATAATGTGTTATTTGAAGATATACCAGATTCAGAATGTATAAGGATATACACTCATATAAGCAAAGAACAGTTTAAAGAATGGTATGTTAGTAGAGGTGTTAGGGGTGCATATGATTTAATAGCATATTATAAAATTTATAAATAATTAATAAAAAGTATTGACAAAATAGTAAAGGGTATGATATACTTAATACATAAAAATAAAAATTAAGGAGTTGGTAAATATGAAGAAAGTTGATTTATTTGATTCAAATAAAAATTATATATACGAAGGGGAATTAGTGACAATAATAGATGAATTTACAGGCGTAATAGAAGAAAATGGTAAAGAGAAAATAATTTTACCATCACAAACTGAATGTTTAGGTTACAAAGTAGAAGAGTTTGAAGTAGGAAAACAATATGTATTTGATAAGAGATTAATATCAAAACATCTAGGAGAATTGAGTGGATGGCAAATAGAAATAGATGGTAAACCTGTTAAAGTTGAAAATAAAAAAAATGGTTATTGTTTCAATGATAAAGGTGAAGCCTACATAGTATTTGCTTCGTGGTGTAAAGAAGTGTAATAATATACAAAAGATAAAATAAAAGGGGGAAATTGATATGAAATTAGGGATTATAGATTTATATGAATCATATGAAGTTGTTATAGAAGATATATTAGACAGTATAAAATACACAGAAGAAAGAAATTCTAATTTTAACAGTGAATTTTTAGATGAATTTATTAATTTTTTAGAAACAAGAAAAGATTGTGTTAACAGATTGAATCAACGTGAGAGATATTATAACAGAATGAGAAATTTAGAAAAATAATTAATAAATAAGAAAGGATTGAGTATATGTGAATAAAGTACAAGTTTTATTTGATGAGTTAATTAAGAAATATAATTTAAGAGCGATAATAATGAATGTAAAAACTTTGAATGATTTAGCAAAAGCATTTCCAAAAATGACTTTTACAGAGTTATTTGAATTAATTAACAAATATAAAAAATAATTAATAAAACGTGTTGACAAATAACGGTAAATATCATATACTTATAATATAAGATAAAACAGGGGGAATATAATATGAATAAATATAATTGGAAAGAAGAAATTAAAAAAAATAAAAAAGCAAATATTATATCATCTGAAGAAGGTTTATCTGATGTAATACCATATATTAAAATAAATAACATTGAAATAGAAGGTATAATAAGTACACCGTTAAGTGAATATAAATTTATGGATGAATTCATAGAGTGGCTTGGAAGTAGAGGTGAAACATTCTTTGGAATAAGCAAAGAATTAAAAGAAAATTGGAATAAAAATACAATAAACTTAAAACAATTTAAAGAGGAATGTGTAGCTATTCATTGTGATACTAGAGAAAAATCATTAGATTTATTAAGTTTTTTAGATAAAAATAATATCGAATGGTCTTCTGGTAATAGATTAATTTGTGATGATGAGTATTATGTATATGGTGAAAACACTTGTTATACTTACGATGTAAATGGAATTTGCTATGGTAGTGTGTCTTGCTATAATAGATTAGATTATAAAATAATAAATTGGGAAATTGTATAAATAATATATTAACAAATAATTTGGTTATAATATAATTATTAATATAAGGGAGGTAGATATTATAAAAAATATATTAGATAAATATAAAGAGTTAACTTTTACTGTGGAGGATGATACTTACTATGTAAGTCAAGCAATACGTCAATATGACATTTTAAAATCTTATTTCGATGGTGAAAAGTCTAAAGAAGACACCATAGATACTCTTGCTTATGAATGTGATTGTCCAGAAGCGTATAAAGTAAAAGGTTGTAAAAACATGACATGCAAAGAATGTTGGGAAAAAATTATAAATTATGAGGAGGAATAATATGAACAAAGAAAATGTAAATTCATTGATAAAACTCACAGTATTGAAATAAACAGAGTTTTTATATCTGAAATGAACGAAGAAAGATTTATCGATGGATTTTAATATAGGTAGAGAATAATCAATAAAGGAGGAATAATATGAGTGAAATATTAAGCCTAAAGCAAATATTAAATTTAATAAATTATGCAATAGAAGATGTGTCCAATCATGGTGAAGTATGCTATTCAAAAAACTATATTATAAAAACATTAGGAATGAGTGAGGAACAAATAAATAATTATACAAATAATATGATGTATTTAAGTGAATGTAATTTATTAAGCTGGAATATGATTAAGGCTGAATTATGTTGTGACGAATCAGTAAAGTTTTTAAGCGATAATTGGAAATACGAGGATTAATTAGTTAAGTATCAACATAGAAAAGTCTTAGAATCGAATATAAGGAGGAGAAAATATGTTAGATAAATTTGATTTACAATCACTATATGTCTTTAGTGAAAATAAGTATTATCTTTATAATGGTAAGAAATTTACTTGGACAAGTGTATGTAACGGATTAATAGTTGAAGTGGAAAACGAATATATAGGTAATATTAAAGTAGAAGGTGAGGAATACGTTGTATTTCCTTATAGTTGCAATAAAATAGAAGTAGATGTTAAATCCATAGAAAAAGAAAATATATATGGAAATGATATTATAAATGACGTTATAGGAACAATACAAACAAAATCAAGTTTTCAAGGTGGTAAACCTAAAGAATTTGAAGGAAAAATATTTTTTGGTATAGATAAAGGTGATATTTATTCAGACGCGGGAATTTTATCATTAGATAATTTAGAAGATAAATCTATAAATAATCACTCAAAAGAACTTACATTTAATGTAAATAAGAAATATTGTTTCGATGTAGATTTAGTTGATAAAAAAGACATAAAAAATTGGATGCATGAGTGCGATGGATGTATTGTTGATATAGTAAATATGTATGCAGGTTTTGTATATAATGGGATAATATGTCATACTGTATTTAGAAAATGGTGTAGAGTCATAAGCAATCAAAAATAATTAATAAAATTTACTAGAAGGTATTGACTTTCTAGTAAATACTTTATATAATATGTAGTATAAGATAAACAAAGGGGGAGAAAATATGAAAGAAAAAATTTCAGAAGAACAAGGAAGATTGATGATAAAAATAACAAAGGGAATATGGAATAAACGATTTAAAACATTCTCTCTATTTAAAGACGATATGCAATCATATGCTTATATGCAAATGTGTAGTGCTATAAAAAGATATGATGAAAGCAAAAATGTTTCATTAAATACTTATCTCAATGCTATTGCATGGAAGAGCATGACAAAATATGTGAGAGACTTTGTATATAAAAATAAAGGTAAAGTTATTTCTGCTGAAGGAATATATACAATGAATGATACATCACTGGATTGTAGAAAGGAATATAATAAAATAATTAGTCATTTTCTTAAGGAAGATATCAACTATGAAAATATTGAAAAACAAGAGTTTATAGATAAATTTAATAATATAGTTGAAGAGAGAAATAAACATACGAGCCGAAAAATAAATTTAGATGAACTACATTTCATAATTAATAAACTATATGAAGGTTATAATAAATGCGAAATCAGCAAAATGTTAGGAGTAAGCAGTACAAATGTTAATAAGAAAGTCAATAGAATAAGAGGTATAATTACAGAAATAAAAAATAATGAATAAAACAATTGGCAAAGATAGTTTGGTTATGTTGTACTTAATATATAAGATAAAGAAAGGTGATAAATATGAAAACATTAAAATTAACAGACCAAGAGCTAGAAACGTTAATATTGATATTGAATGAAGCTGAAGTATGTCTATCTGGTTGTATTGTTGAAGAATATCAAGACGAAGATTTTGATTGTGAGGATTGTCCATTTGAGCAAAGCAAATGGGATATTTGGGAAAAACTAATGGAAATTGACTGTGAAGACGACCCAGCTTACAGATAAAAATAATTAATAAACTATTGATAATAGGGGGAATAAGTAATGAACAAAACAATAATAAGTGATACAGAATATTTAAATTTATCTTTAGAATTGACTGGTAAGATATATAATAAAAATTATAATGGGTTTTCCAGATGTAAAAATGATATGATTCAACATTCATTACTAGAACTTTGGAGTGCCAAAAACAAATTTGATTCTACTAAAGGAAATATAAAAAGTTTTATTTGTGCAATAATATATAATTCATACAATGTATATTTAAGAGATAATGTTTATAGAGACAAAGATGTACTTATATCTATGGATGTTAATATATCTGACGATGATAAAGAACAGACCACTCTATTAGATACCATAGGAAAAATAGATTTGAAATATAAAGATATTGAATATATGGAATTGTTAAAAGAATTTGATGATATAATTGCAATGCGTAATGTGGGAAAATACAATAAAATTAATGCAGAAGAATTACATATAATCATGAATATGTTGATGGATGGATATAAACAAAATGAAATTTCTAAAACATTAAATGTAAGCAGTGTGACAATTAATAAAAAAATTAATTTAATCAAGGACGTAATAAAAGAAATTAAAAATAACTAATAAAGGAGAGATAAATATGAGAAAAATAAGTCAAGAAGAATTAAATAAAATATTAAAAGAACATGAATTATGGTTAAAAGGAGAAGGAGGAAAACGTGCTGATTTAAGTGATACTGATTTAAGTGATACTGATTTAAGTGGTGTTAATTTAAGTGATGCTAATTTAAATAATACTAATTTAAGATGTGCCAATTTAAAATATGCTGATTTAAGTAGTGCTAATTTAAGATATGCTGATTTAAAAGGTGCTAATTTGAGATGTGCTGATTTAAAAGATGCTGATTTAAGACGTGCTAATTTAGAAGATGCTGATTTAAGCTATTCTAATTTAAGTAATTCTAATTTAAGAGATGTTAATTTAAATAGTGCTGATTTAAGTAGTGCTGATTTAAAAGATATAAAAACAAATATTCATACTATTGGTTATAATTTAGCTTGCCCAGAAAAAGGTAGTTTTATAGGATATAAAAAAGCTAAAGGATGTTTAATCGAATTATTGATATTAGAAGATGCTAAAAGAAGTAGTGCAACTACAGCAAAATGCAGATGTAACAAAGCTAAAGTATTAGATATAAGAGATATTAAAACAGGAAAGAAAGTAAAAGAAATAAGAAGTAATTATGACAGCAATTTCATATACAAAGTTGGAGAAATAGTACACGTAGATAATTTTGATAATAATAGATGGAATGAATGTGCTACTGGAATACATTTCTTTATAAATAAAGAAAATGCAATAAATTATTAATAAGACATTGAAGTAAAAATAATTAATAAAAAGGAGGAAGTTATGATAATATTTAATAGAAATGGTGATATACAAAATCAACTAAATAAAAAAGTAGATAATGATTTTTTAGATAAATGTAGGAAGTCGGCAGAGTTGTTTAATAAAGACGAGAATGTAAAGTGGACTTATTTAAAAGCAAGAGAGGAATATATTAAAGAATGTAAAAATAAAGGAAAAGATAAAATGTCATGTGTTAATTGTGAGTTTAGCACAGTTGAATCTTATACTAATTTTTTAGGTAGTTGGACAGATTACATTCGATGTTTAGTAAAAAAGAAATATATAATATTTAAAAAGTGGACTGCTAAGAATTGTAAATACTATACTAGACGAGAGGATTAATCCTCTACTCCATTTTATAAAACCTTTTAGAATGGCGTTTAACAAGGATTTTAGGTATCCTGGAGAGTTAAACGGATATAGTGAATACGAAAACAACTTAAATAATATAAATAAAAGTTATATAATTATATGTATGAGGAGGTAGATATTATGGGAAGAAATAAAGTTGATAGAACAGGAGAAATAGGAGTTAATAATTTTGGAAGTGAAATAATTATTATAGGATATAGAAAATATTCAGAAATAGATGTGTATTTTCCAGAATATGATTGGACTTTTAAAAATGCAACATATCAATCTTTTAAAAATGGTGAAATTAAATGTCCTTATGAAAAAAGGGTATGTGGAATAGGTTATATAGGTGAAGGTAAATATAAACCGAAAGAAAATGGGAAAAATACTAGAGTATATGATACATGGAGTCATATGTTGATGAGATGTTATGATGAAAAAATTCATAAAAAATACCCCACATATATAGATTGTGAAGTTTGTGAAGAGTGGCATAATTTTCAGAACTTTGCTAAATGGTACGAAGATAATTATTACGAGGTGGAAGGTGAAAGGATGGAGCTAGATAAAGACATATTATTTAAACATAATAAAATATACTCACCAGAAACTTGTATATATGCGCCTCATACAATTAATTCATTATTTATTAAATGTGATAAAAGTAGAAGTAGTTCAGTTATAGGGACAACTCCACGTAAATATGGAAAATATGAAACAAATTGTTGGTTAATAAACCCTAAAACTGGAAAATCTAAAAATGAATATTTAGGAAGATATGATAGTCAAGAGGAAGCATTTGAGATATACAAATATTATAAGGAGAAAAACATTAAACAAGTTGCTGATTATTATAAAAGTTTAATTCCACAGAAACTGTATGACGCTTTATATAATTATGAAGTAGAAATAGACGATTAATTTAAAATAATTAATAAAGAGGAGGAGATATTATGTTTAACATTAATGATTGGATTTATTACCGACCAAAGAAAGGAACTAAGAAAATAAAATGTAGGGTCATAGGTGTCATTTATGATTTGACTAATTATAGATTTATACTGGAAACCAATGACGAAAGAGTTATCGAAAATGTAAGCATAACAAAGTTAAGCGATAGATAAAAATAATTAATAAAAGGAGAAATTGATATGAATAAACAAAATTTAAAAAATGGTATGGGTGTAGAATTTAGAAATGAAACAATTGAGTATTTAATAGATGATAACATATATATTAAATGCAACGATTTGATGCAGTTAGAGGGAAGTAAAGATTGGTTTTTAAAAGAATATAATGATGATTTAACACATAAATTTAATTATGAATGGGATATAGTTAAAGTATTTACTATTGAAGGACAAATATTATGGAAAAGAGATAAACAACAAATTAATGATTTGATAGATTTTATAAAAAATGAGGACATAGAGGTTGTTAAAGAATTTTTTAAATTATATGGTATAGAATTTACTAAAACTAAAGAACCTAAAACAGAGAGTATGAGAGTTAGTAAAATTGGGAGAGAAGATTTAGAAGAAAAAATTAGAAAAATAATAGATATGATATAAGAAGGTGAATATATGAGCCAAGTTATGTATATAATTGTAAATCAAGATTTAAATATGAATGCAGGGCAAATAGGTACTTATACAGCATGGACAGTATTTGATTATATACATTGGAAATTACCTGCATACATAGACGACTGTGATAACTTAAAAATATATCGTGCTTTAGATAAAAGAATATCTGACTTTAAAGAGTATGGGAATAAAATAATCATACTTAAAGCACATGAAAAAGATTTAATTGAATTAGAAAGAAAAGGTTATTTGACGGTAAGAGCTAGAGGTCTACAAGGAACTTATTCAGATAATATAGTAACTGTTAATTTAGGTATATATGATAAAAATATACCTAAATGGATTCAAAAGTTTAAAACTTTATAAAAATAATTAATAAATGAGAGATATAATACAAGGAGGAATAAGATATGAATGAAGAAATGTTAGATAAATTAGAAGAAATAAAACAATTAGTTGTAACAACAATATGTGATAGTCAAAGTATATGCAATCATTCCTGTGAAGATTGCGAATTAAATAAAGATATAAATAAAATAATTGATGAATTTGAGGATTTCAAGCTACTTATTGAAAAGTCAAATATGTGAAAATAATTAATAAAGGAGATGGTAAGATATGAGCGAAGATTATATTTTATTAGAAGAAGATAAGAGAGAAGAACTAAAAAAAGCATATGACATTATTAAAAAAGTGAAAAATGATATAAATACAGAATATGAAGAATATGTATGTTTAGAAATAACATTAGATTATTTAAATGTAGCTATAAGGAAAAGAGACTATCTTGAGACAAAAAAGCAATAACTTAATACTATTAAACAAAGAGGTAAAATTTTATAATTTTTAAAAGAGATAAAGTCAAATAAAATGAAATTTTTGTTAGGAGGTATAAAAAATGGGCAGAAGATATCTTAAAGAAATAGGAATAGAATTAAAAGAAACTCCATGGGGATGGAATAAAGGTGATTCAAGAGAAAAATATTGGACAGAGGAAATATATGAAGATGGTTTTGATGAAAGAGAAACATGGGATTTAAATTTTACTATGAATTTATTATTATATGAACGTTTATGCAAATATAAAGAAATAACTAAAGGAATAGTAAATTTAAGTTTCCACACATTTAAATATAATGAGGAAGAATTAACACAAGAAGAATGTATAGATAAAATTCTTGAGGGATTAAGATTAGAACTAACATTAGAACCTTTTGATAAAAAGAGAAAAGAACAAGAAGTGATAGATAAAATAGAATCTATATGGAAAATATATGATTTAATAAAATATGCGTTATGGTGGTAAAGGAGGTGATAACTTGGAAGAATTAGAATATCAAAAACAATTAGATTATGATTTAATAGGAAATCAGTTTAATGAGATTCCAGATATAGATGATACTGAATCTCAAAGAGAATTAGATTATGATTTAATAGGTGAAATGATTGGTGTCGACGATGATATAAAAGATTTAATAATAGATGAAGATACAGTTGCTATAGGTATGTCTAAAGACAATATTGTTAGATTCCCAATAAGTACAGACGAAAAGAACATGAAGGATAAGAAATGCGATTATAATACATATGGTTTGATGACCTTATTTAGTAAATATACTAAAGGTGAAGACCACAGATATATCACAGAAGATGATTTAATACTTAACCAATCTAAAATTGAAGAGTATAGCAAAAATAAATTTGACACTGTTAAAAGGAATATAAAGAAGTTAGCTAAATTAGAAAGTAGCTTAGTTGTTGCAAAAATTATAAATGGAAAAACTACATATATAATTAATTATAAGAATAAAGACGGACGTAAATATGTTACTATAGAAGAAGAAATATTAAAAACATTACTTAATGATTTAAAATCGTCAACTATAAAAGTTTATATGTTGTTGAAATATAGATGCAACACTAAAACTTTTACAAGGATAATAAAAGAAAGCATAAACAATAATATTGGATTGAATTCAGATAGTGGGAAAAATAAAAAAGAACTTAATAAAACTCTTGATTTATTAAGGGATATTGATTTAATTGAAAAATATACGAAAACAGAAAAAATACAAAATAAAAATGGGAAGATAGTTTATACCCCTGTAACTTACATTCGACTTGTATCGTATGAAGAATATGTAGAAAGAAGAAGAGAAAAAGAAGAAAGAGAAAAAAGAGATTAATATTTATTTTTTATCTATTTATATATTTATCTATTTATTAGGGTACACTTTTATGTAAAGCAGGTACACTTTTATGCAAAGCGGGTACACTTTTATACGAACCATTGATATTACTAGATTTGAAAGGAGGTTGATTTTATGGAAATTTACGGAGATTTAGAAAATTTAAGTAAAAATAATTTAAAGAAGATAATAGATACTTCTAGGAAAATAATAGAATTAGATATAAATGTTAAAGTAGAAGTGACTAGCGACGGAGTTATGTATCATTTATTTGTTGATGACGAAGAGGTTGTTATATACGATGATGTTCTTTATGATATATTTCTCTATACTCAATATTATTACGTATTAGATTTATATATACAAGTTTATCTTAATTCAAAATATGAATATAAGCCTATAGTACTTAAAGTTGATGAAATGCTTGCAAAGTTAGGGGTCGAGCATTATGTTCATAAAAATGGTATAAGTATGAAAATGATTGACGATAAGTTAAATTTTAAAATTAACACATATAAAGAATTTATCAATTCAAGAAGTAAACATTCTTTTTATAATAGAATTAAATCATATGAATATAATACAGATGACATATATACTATAGATTTCCCAATTTATTGTGTATATAGATTTTTAGATGAGAACAATGATATTTTATATGTTGGAAAAACTTCAAATATATGTAGTAGAATGGAACAGCATTTTATAAGTAAATCTACTTTACAACCATATGTTTATGATAAAGTTGTAAAAATTGAATATATCACTTGCAAAGACGAGCAGGATATGACTGAAAAAGAAAAATATTTTATTAGTAAATATAAAGATACAATATATAATAAAACTTTATATAATTGTAAAGTTAATTCAGATTATGATTCCATAGTCTGGGATAATGAATATCCTATACCTGTTAAAAACAATTAATAACTATAGGTAATTTTTATAAAGTTTATGTTAATACAAAAATAATTAATAATAAAGGGAGGAATATATTATGAATGAATTAATGTTATTTAACAATGATGAATTTGGGGAAATAAGAGGAGTAGAAATTGAGGGTAAACCATATGTAGTTGCAACAGATATAGCAAAAGCATTAGGATATTTAAGACCTAATGACGCGATAAATCAACATTGTAAGTATACGGTAAAACACCGTATACCTCATCCTCAAAGTAAAACAAAAACTATAGAGGTAAATATTATACCCGAGGGTGATGTTTATAGATTAATTATAAAATCTAAATTACCTTCAGCACAAAAATTCGAAGAGTGGGTTATGGATGAAGTATTACCATCATTAAGAAAGACAGGTAAATATGAAATACAAACGGATAGTGAATTGCCTCAATTACTCAATGATATGACACAATTAGTTGAAGATATGGGAGATAGAATTGAGGAACAAGATAAACAAATAGAAGAAATAAAACATTTAGTTGGTATAAGAGCAAAAGATGTATTTGATTACGGCAAAATAATTAAGGAACATTTAGGTATTAGTAAAGGAGCGATATTATGGGGAAGGAAATAAATAGAATAGGTGAAAGAAATTATAATAACTTTGGAAGTGAAATGGTGATTGTAAATTATAATGGATGTATGGACATTGATGTTTATTTCCCAGAATTTGATTGGATTTTTAAACACGCAAAATATAACAATTTTAAAAAAGGAGAAATTAAATGTCCTTATGAGAGAAGATTTTATAACGTTGGGTATTTAGGTGAAGGAAAATATAAAGTAAGTGAAAATGGTAAAAATACTAGAGTTTATGATACGTGGAAAGCTATGTTACAAAGGTGTTATTCTGAAAAAGAACATGAAAGACATCCTACATATATTGGATGTGAAGTTTATGAAGGATGGCACAACTTTCAAAACTTTGCTAAATGGTATAAGGATAATTATTATGAGGTTGGTAATGAAAAGATGTGCTTGGATAAGGATATATTATTTAAAGGAAATAAAATATATTCACCAGATACATGTATATTTGTACCAGAAACAATAAATAAATTATTTATTAAAAATGATAAAAATAGAGGAGAATCAGTTATAGGTGCAACACTTTGTAAAAATGGTAAATATCAAGCACAATGTAATATTATTAACCCAGAAACTGGAAAATCAAAACAAGAATATTTAGGATTATATGACAGTCAAGAAAAAGCATTTCAAGTTTATAAATACCACAAAGAACGTAACATAAAACAAATAGCTGATTATTATAAGATACATATTCCACAGAAATTATATGATGCAATGTATAATTATGAAGTTGAGATTGATGATTAAAAATAATTAATAAAAGCATTGACAAATAATTTTATTATGATATAATTATTAATATAAGGTGGTGATTAGATGATTGAAAATGGGAAGATTTAAATTATTCCAGAGACCATGTGAAATTATTAATTGATATTTGTAATGATTACAAGCCAAGTATTCAAATCAATATGTTTGAGGATTAATTACTCCTTTAACTAATGCAGAACCCCTTAAACAAGCATTTACAAGGTATTTTGGATATTTCAATAAGAGTAGAGAACAGCTTATATAAATAAAAATTTTACAATATTTGTGAGGATATGTAACATAATTTTTGTAAATACATAATATATATTAAAAAAGGGGTTGATATTATGAGTAAAAATACAAGCGTGGCGATAGATATAGGTAATATTACGTCTATTGGTGTGTCAAATGAAAAAATTTTTATAACCGAATCAAGAATTAAAGAGCTTGAAGTAGGTATAGATGACTTTAACCCAAATGAAAATTTTGAATGTGATGGAATTAAATATATATCTAACAGTGGTAAATTTGAAAATGATTTATTGAAGTTTAATAAAGAAAACTATCTTCCATTATTATATTATACAATATCTAAATCAACAGAATCTAATTTAATTAATTTAATAACTGCTATACCTGCTAGTCAGTATAAGAAAAAGGAAGAAATAAAAAAATTCATAGAAAAAAATAATAAGAAAACTTTAGTTGTAGATGGAAAATCAAGAATAATAACGATTAATAAAGTGGAAATATTACCAGAATCATATGCAATTAAAACAATAAAATCTTTAATGAACAAAATAAATAGAAATACTGATACAATAGTGGTTGATATTGGTGGTGGAACTGTTGATATATCAAATTTCGATAATAATATGAATCTTAAAAATGCAAGTTCTATAGCAATGGGCTTGATAAACATATATCAAAATACTAGAGAATATTTAAATATAGCTTATGACTTAAATATGAGCTTAGAAGAAGCTAAAAGAATATTTGATGGAGAACAACAATTATTAAATGACAAATTTGATTATAAAACAGAAATAGTGAAACGATTTATAAGAGGATTAGTTAATGAAATAAGAGGTTTATATCCTAATTTAAAAAATAGTAATATAATACTTGTAGGTGGAGGAGCGAACATATTATATCCTACTTTTTCTAAATTATATCCACAAACAATAATGAACGATGAGGTTAAACTTCAATGTCAAGGATTATTTAATGTAGCAGAAAAACTTTATAAGTAGGTGATTATCATGGCAAAGACGATTAGAGAGGTTAGATTAACTTTTAATGAAAAAGATAAAGATATAAGTGAATGGTTAAAAGGAAAATCAAGTCAAACAGCGTATATAAAGGATTTGTTAAGATTGCATATGCAGATTGAGCAATCGTATTTAGCTAATGACATGAATGTAGAACAAAGTGTTTCACGTGAAACTGTAAAGGTAGAAGAAAAGAAACAAGATGAGTTTGACTTTGATTTGAGTGATTTGAATTTATAAAGAGGGATTAATTTCCCTCTAATTTTTTAAAAGAGGATTTAAATAATATAAAATAATAATCATAGGTAATTTTTATGACGCTAATGTTAATATAGTAATATAAGGAGGGTGGTAATATGAAAAACTTAAAGTTTAGGGTATGGGATAAAGAAGAAAAAGAATGGATAGAGCAAGAAAATTATTAATAATAGAAAGGAGAAAAAGGTATGAAAGGATATAAAGTATTTAATTCAGATTGGACTTGCAGAGGTTTTCAATATAAAGTAGGAGAAACATATAAATATGAAGGAGAAATAAGTATATGTGAAACAGGATTTCATTTTTGTAAAAAGCTAGTTGATTGTTTTAATTATTACACTTTTGACCCAGAAAACAAAGTAGCTATAATAGAAGCTACTGGTGAAGTTAAAGAAAGTAATTATTCAAATAATAAATGTGTAACAAATGAAATAAAAATAATAAGAGAATTAAACTGGCATGAAGTATTAGATATGGTTAATTTTAATAAAGGTAACACAGGTATTAAAAACACAGGTAGTTATAATTCTGGTAATTACAATACTGGTATTAAAAACACAGGCGATTATAATTCTGGAGATTATAATACTGGTGACTTTAATTCTGGTGATTACAATACTGGTAAATTTAATTCTGGTAGATTTAATACTGGTAAGTTTAATGCAGGAAATTATAACAGAGGCAGTTTTAACATTGGAGATTGTAATTTAGGCAATAAAAAAGCAGGATGCTTTTGTACTGATGATAAATATGAAACAATTAAATTATTTAATAAAGAGAGTGATTGGACATTAAAGACATGGAAGGATAGTCATGCATTCAGAATAATGAATAATTATTTTGAATTAACTTTATGGATTAATGAATATAAAATGACAGATGAAGAAAAAGAAAAACATCCAGATTATAAAGTTGCTAGAGGTTATTTAAAAGAATTAAGTTATGCAGAGGCATGGAGAAATATGTGGAATCATATAAATGATAAAGAAAAAGAGGTATTTACTTTATTACCTAACTTCGATAAAGATATCTTTAAAGAAATAACTGGAATAGATATAGAAGAAAATTAAAGGATTAAGAAAAGTTAATAAAAATAATTAATAAAAAGTATTGACAATATAAATAAAAATAGTATTATAATTAATATAAGGAGATGGAAAATTATGAGAAAAATTAAGTTTAGAGGTCATAATGGAGTTGAATGGTTATATGATTCGCAAATTTCTATAATACCATATGGCAAAAGCGTATATTGTTTTATGCCGAATGAAAAAAATAAATCAGACCAAAATGATGTATGTAATTGGGACAGTGTTAGTTATGTAGGACAGTATACAGAAATAAATGATATAAACGGCACAGAAATATATGAAGACGATATAGTAGAAACAACTAGAGCTTTAAATCATATTGTGGGCAGAGTAGTTATGATTAAAGGTTGTTGGTATATTCAAGACGAAAAAGATAGTTTTTACAGACTTATACCTAAATTTGGTAAAGTTGAAAATAAAGTAATTGGTAATATATATGAAAATAATTAATAAAAGTATTGACTTTTATTTCATATATGATATAATTATTAATATAAGGAGGTTGGTAATATGAATAAAAGTAAAAACAAAATATTTGGCGAAAAGCTAGAGGAGTTGATAATGGAGGAAGTAAAGGAAAAAGTTGAAAAATTAAAAGGACTTGATGTATTAGAGGTGACTTTGAAATTAACATCTAAAAAATTATATGAATATATAGATATGAATATAGGAGATGCTAAACATTTTACATTATTAGCTAAGTTAGATGGAAATTATAACATATCAATACTGTATTATTACAAAAATAAGATTATACAAGCAATTACTCAAGAAGGTAATGAAGGTATAATAGATGTATATACTCTTTTAAGAATATGTGTTTTACAACAAAGTAATACACCTTCAGTTGAATTTACAATTCATAAATGTGAACTTCATGGAAAAGAGACATTAGACCCATCTGAACTTTCTGAATTGAATAGCTTATTAAGTTGCGAGTGTGAATCTTGTGAAAGCTGTAAATATTATGAGAAAGAAGAAGTCAATCTTCTTAAAAATAAATAAGGTGGTGATTAAATGATTAGGGCTGTAAATATTAAAACTAATGAGAATATAATATTATCGGATAAATATGAGTTGAAAAGATTTTTAAAGTTTTTATATGGACGTTATCCTAAAAATATAAATTCATTAATAAATAGAAATAAACCATATAAAGGAAAGTGGTTGTTTAAATATTAATGAAGGGTGTTGATATTATGATTAAAGCAATAGAATATATGAAAACAGAACTAAATTTAAAATTGGTTGAAGATAACTATTTTATATCTATATTTAAGAATGAAAAACTAAGAGTTAGAATAATATATCGAGAAAGGAGTTTTTTCTCTAAGGGGATAATTGAAGTATATGTAAATGATTATGTGTTTTATTTACATAGTTGGAATGAATTATATAATTTAGTTGATAAAATAAAAATAATTAATAAAAGTATTGACAAATAACATATTTATAATATAATTATTAATAAAGGGAGAATATAAAGTGGAAGAACTTTTAGATAGAATAGATGAATGATTAATAAGGGGTGATGGTATGAATGGGTTATTAATATTGTTAGCAGTGATTATTATATTAACTATATTAGATGTAAGATTAAGTAATAAATAAGGAGGATTATCTTTAAGGTTTCCATTTTTCAAATGTGTTAGAGAATTAGGCAAAGAAGTTTCTTATGAGTAATAAATAAAGGAGGTGTAAATATGGTAGTTAAAATAGATAGAATAGGAGAAGAGAGTATAAATAATTTCGGTAGTAAAATAGTAATAACAAAATATAATTATGCGAGGGATATAAATGTCTATTTCCCAGAGTATAATTGGACTGCTAAAAATGTGGAGTATAGACAGTTTAAAAATGGTGAAATAAAATGCCCATATGAAAGAAGAACTTTTGGAGTGGGGTATATGGGAGAAGGTAAATATAAAAGCAAAGAAAACGGTAAAATTACTAGAGTTTATAAAACTTGGCAAAGTATGTTACAAAGATGTTATGATAAAAAATACCATGAAAAAGAACCTACTTATATTAATTGTGAAGTTGATAAAAAATGGCACAATTTTCAAAACTTTGCCAAATGGTATGAAGAAAACTATTATACGATAGAAGGAGAAAGAATGCATTTAGATAAGGATATATTAGTTAAACACAATAAGGTATATAACCCAGAAACGTGTATTTTTGTACCACAAACAATTAATTTATTATTTACTAAAAGAAATAATGCTAGAGGAGAATCAGTTATTGGGACGACTCTTAAAAATGAAAAGTATAAAGTACAATGTCATATAATTGACCCAAAAACTGGAAAATCAAAACAAGAGTATTTAGGTTATTATGGTACCCAAGAAAAAGCATTTGAAGTTTATAAATATTATAAAGAAAAATACATCAAAGAAGTTGCCGACTATTATAAAGACCAAATATCAGAAAAACTTTATAATGCAATGTATAATTATGAAGTAGAAATAACAGATTAATAAAAATAATTAATAAAATTTATTGACAAATAATTTGGTTATGATATAATTATTAATATAAGGAGGATTAAAATATGAATAAAATTAATAAATATCTTGATATGAAAATCAATAGAGAATTCTATAAAGGAAATTTTTATGAAGATTTAATTTTAGATTTGGCTTACACAGTTAAACATCCATATGCTAGTATAAGAGTTTTAACAAACGACCTTAATAGATTAATAAAAAATGCATATTATAATATAGAAAATGAAAAAATTATAGAAATAAAATTAAAAAAGCATGACAATAGAGTACACATTGTTTACAATGTTTTATTTAATGGTGAAGAAAAGAAAGTTGTACTAACCGGAATTAATATGGAGAAAGATAATAATTGGAAACACGAAAGAGGAAATAGAGATGATTCATGGGCTATTGATTTAGATAAGAAAGAAGATATAAAAAATATAAAAGACGAAGATTTTTATAGAGAGTTTGTAAAAATAGGAATATATAATGACAATAAAGTAAAGTATTCTTTTTTATATAATTAAGGAGGTATATTAATATGAATAAAAATGATTTAAAAAATGGAATGTTTTTTGAAATGAGAAATAAAAGTAGATTTCTAATATTAAATAATGAAATATATCTTGAGGGTATAAATCTTTATGAATATTCCTCAAATTTGCATTATTTTTTAGTAAGTTATAACGATGATATGTGCAGTATGAATGACAATGAATATGACATAATGATTGTAAAAGATGTCGACGATAATGTTATATGGGAAAGAAGAGAAATAGATTGGAGCAAAATATCTGTTGACACTAAAGTATTAGTTAGAAATTCTAAATACGGAGAATGGCATAGAAGATATTTTGCTAAATATAAAGATGGATGTGTATATTGTTTTGATAACGGAGCAAATTCATGGAATAGTAATGAAATATCACTTTGGAAATATTGTAAACTAGCAGAAGAACCTAGCGACAAAGTGACTATTGAAGAATTAGATAATCAATTTAAAAAGAGTTGTGGAAGACAAAATTGTTGTAATTGTGATTATGAATCTATAGATAGAGAGTGTGAGTTTCTATGGTTAATGGATAATTATAATGTAACTAGAAAGGAATAACATATGAAAATTAAATGTAGTTTCGGGGAGTTTATAACATTTTATGATGAATCAGATAAAGAAATAATAACAATACAAAGTGACGATATTAAAAATACATTAAAAGATATTTTTATCTTATTAGATTATTGTGATATAAAATATATTTATGAGGAGGATTAATGCATGGGAGAATTAAGAAGAGTAAAGGAAATATTTGATAAAATTGCAAATGTGAATAGCAAAAAAAGCAAAGAAACAATAATTAAACAAAATAAGGATAATGAATTATTTTTATTTTGTCTGAAATTTTTATTAGATAATAATATAACAACTGGATTAAGTAAGAAAAAAATAAATAAAAAAGTACAAATATATCAAAATACTTATAGTGATATACGAGATATGTTTAGATATTTAAGTCTACATAATTCTGGGACTGATATAAATATAGGTGTTGTGCAAGGATATATAAATTCATTAGATGAAGATTTACAGGATTTTGTGAGAGGATTACTCACTAAGAGTCTTAAAATAGGTGCTGATGCTAAGACTGTAAATAGGGTTATACCTGGATTAATTCCTGTACATGACATCATGTTGGCTAACAAATATGAAGGAAAAATAAAAGAAGATGTTTCAATGAGTTTAAAGATGGATGGTATACGAAATTCAATAATAACAGTAAATGGAATTACAAAAGCGTTATCAAGACAAGGAAAGGAAATAGATGGTATAGATTATATATTAGACGAATATGAAGAATTAGGTTTAACTAATTATTTTGTCGATGGTGAATTAATAAGAGTTAACAAAGAAAACTTATCATCTGACGAAAATTTTAGATTAACAACAAAAATAGTTAATAGTAAAAGTAATAACAAGGAAGGGCTTGAATTTATAGTATTTGATATAACTCCTATGGAAGATTATATTAATAAAAAAAGTAGTATAAAATACAAGGATAGACTTAAATTAATGAATGAATTAATAGGGGATAAAGGTAAACATATAAAATTAGTAGAAAAATTTGGAATAACAAATGATACAAATATCATTGAAGAAAAATTAAATGAAGTAATTAAAAATGGGCAAGAAGGTTTAATATTAAATACTTTAAATGGAAAATATGAATTCGGCAAACGACCTAAAAGTTTATTGAAAGTTAAAAAATTTAATGAGGCTGATGTGTTATGTGTTGGAATTAATGAAGGTGAAGGCAGACTTAAATCTACAACAGGTTCATTAGTCTGTAAATTTCTTTATAAAGGCGAAGAATGTACTGTCGAGATAGGAACGGGTCTATCTGATTCAGATAGAAGAACTATATTTAATAATCCAGAATTAGTTGTAGGTAAAGTTATAACCATTAGGTATTTTGAAGTGAGTAAAGACAGCAAAAATAACACATATAGCCTTCGCTTTCCAAGCTGGAAAGGTATGGTTTATATTCGTAAAGACAAGTCTACATTAGAAGAAACAAATATTGATTAGGAGTAGATATTATGAATTATTATAAAATATATTATGAATATTTTGAAGAGGAGCTAGAAAAATATATAACGCTAAAACAAAAAGAACCGACTGGAGTAATTATTGATGAATATACTTATGAAGGATTATTAAAGTATTTAAAATTGTTGTTTAATTTTGATGATGGTTATAAATTGAAAACGTTTAAAGGAATAAAATTAACTATAGGAAATGGCTTAAAATTAATATATTTTTATTAGGAGGAGATATTATGGAAAGATGTATTAAAATTACAGATAGTAATGAAGTGTGTGATAAAGATATAAAATCTATAGATTTTGTTTTCGAAAATTGCGAAACCATGAGGATACCGATTGAAAGCTTTAAAAGCTTAGAAATAGAAAAAGCAAATGATGATTCTTATTCTCTTTCATGTATTATAGAAGGAGTAGATAAAATACAGGACTCTTTATATAAAGAATATTTTAATCCATTTCAACGTATTGTTGATTATGATGATATAACTTCTATAGAAATAAGATATAAAAACGGAGACGTAAACAATTTATACATGATTTGGGAAGGTGATTATTCTAATTTTTATCAAGAATCATGTTTATTAAAATTTAATAAAATAAAAATAAATATAAATGAAAAAGTTAAACAAGCTAAAATAAAAAGAAATATAGGAGAAAAAGCTATAAAAATATTAGATTATATTTATCAAGATATAGATGTAAATTTTTGTAATGATTGCGTTTATTATGAGGATTGTAAAAAAATGAAACAGAATAAAGACATGGACGTATGTGATGTATTGTATTTTTTATCAAATTCATATGAAAATAATTAATAAAATATATTGACAAATAATATAGATATGATATACTTATTAGTATAAGGAGGAGATAATATGAAATATAAATTTTAAATCATAGGTAATTTCAATAACAGTTTTGATAATACTATAATAAGAAGGTGATTAAAATGTAAACTTATTGAAATACCTCGACAAAAATAGTAAGGGATTAAAAATAATTAATAAATAAGGGGAGTGAGAAATATGAGTAATATAATTGATATAAATAGAAATGAAAAGACAAAAACTATACCAAGCACAGAGGTTGCTAAAATGATGCAAAGGGAACATAAAGAAGTAATAAGAATGATAGACGGATATGAACCTCCAGAAGGTAGTAAGAAAAGGAAAATAGTTGGGATAATACCAACTTTAACTAAGGGTAACATTACCCCTAGTGATTATTTTATAGAAAATACTTATAAAGATGCAAGTGGTAAGTTAAATAAATGTTATGAATGTACTAAAATGGGTTGTGAATTATTAGCTAATAAACTTACTGGTGAAAAAGGTATACTATTTAGTGCTACATATGTTAAACGTTTCAACGAAATGGAATCAGCACAAATGCAAACAATAGACACAACAGAATTATCACCTAATCTTCAGTCATTCAAAATATTATTTGATAGTATGGTTGAACAAGAATTAAAACAGAAACAAATGGAAAAAGATATAAAAGGACTTCAAAATTCATTAGATAATATACAAGACTTAATATCATTGTCGAAAGATAATTGGAGAGCAGATGTGAAAAATATGGTTAATAAGATAACATATAAAACTGGTATAAATCATAAGGTTGTATATGATGAAATATATAAAGAAATAGATAGTAGATTTGGAGTAAATTTAAATATTAGATTGAAAAATAGAAAAAATAATGCTATTAAAAATGGTGTAAGTAAAACAAAAGCAGATAAAATAAATAAACTAGACATAATAAACGAAGACAAGTTGTTAATTGAGGCGATATTAATCGTAATAAAAGATTTAGCAATTAAATACGGTTTATATGAAGAAAATGATTTAACAATAAATATGTAATTAAAAATAATTAATAAAATTTAGGAGGATAGATATTATGGAAAGAATAATAAACTTTACTGGGGAACTTGATGATGAATTAGGAAATTATGTAGTTAATGAACTATTAGATATATATGATAAAAATAAAGCTATAATTGAAACAAATGAAAGATTAAAATATCAATCTGATTATTTACCTTTATATGCTGATGAAGTGGAATTTAGAATTAATTCAAATGGAGGTAGTTTATTTAAATTTTTAGAAATATATGACCTAATGGAAAGGATGAAGGAGGAACAAGGCATAATATTTAAAGGAAGAGTAAGTAGTCATGCATTTTCAGCAGGTATGTATTTGTTTTGTGCTTGTGATTATAGAACAATGAGTAAATTTGGTAGTTTAATGTATCATGAACTTTCAATGATGAGAATGGATAAATTGAGCGACTTAGAAAGTGAAACAAAAAGAATGAATAAAATACAAAAAATATTAGATGATATAGTTACTCGAGATACTGGTCTAACTCAAGAAATTTTGGATAAATATAAAGGACGTGATTTTTGGATAGATTTTGATAAAGCTTTAGAATATGGAATAGTCAAACCAGAACCAACAGAAGAAGAGCGATTGGCAAAAGCATTAGAAGATATGGATAAGGAGGAAATGACCGAATCAGAATGGAACGCTTTTATTGAAGAAATGAAGGAATTGATTAATATTATACCAGATAAACCTTCAGAAAAAGAAATACAAGATAAAATGAAAGAAATAGAGGAGATGTATTGCATAGAAAAAGCAATATGTAAGGAACATGAAGGAACAAATAAATGTTGTTATTTTTGTAGTAAATATAAAGAGTGCGATATGAGTTGTAATTTTGCTTTAGAAATTAGTGAAGAATTTAGTTGTGAATATCTAACAGATGAACCTGTGCAGGAAACAGAAAAAGTATCTAAAGATATGAAATTTGATGATTGTGAATTCGCTAAAGAGAAAAAATAATAATTAATAAAGGGGACATATTTAGTCCCTCTTGGAAGGAGTAGCAAAAAATATGGATAGAAAAAATAGAACAGGTGAAATAGGAATCAATAATTTTGGAAGTAAAATGATAATAGTTGGATATAGAACGAATAGAGATATTGATGTTTATTTCCCAGAATACGATTGGACTTTTAAAAATAAAACATATGATAATTTTAAAAAAGGCAAAATTAAATGCCCATATGAAAGAAACATTTATAGCATTGGTTATTTAGGTGAAGGGGAATATAAAGCCTGGGAAAACGGAAAACATACTAGAATTTATAAAACATGGCATAATATGTTAGAAAGATGTTATTCTGAAAAATATCAAAAAAGACAAACTACTTACATCGGATGTATGGTTTGTGACGAGTGGCATAATTTTCAAAACTTTGCCGAATGGTATGATAAGAATTATTATGAAGTAGAAGGGCAACGAATGAACTTAGACAAAGACATTTTAGTTAAACACAACAAAATATATAGTCCAGAGACCTGTATATTTGTACCAGAAAGAATTAATACTTTATTTACCAAATGTGATAAATCAAGAGGAGAATCAGTCATAGGTACAAGTCCTAAAAATGGTAAATATAGAGTAGATTGTCACATGATAAATCCTAAAACAGGAAAATCCAAACAAGAATTTTTAGGTTATTATGAAACTCAAGAAAAAGCATTTGAAATATACAAGTATTATAAAGAAAAGAATATAAAAGAAGTAGCTGATTATTTTAAAGATAAAATACCACAGAAACTGCATAATACTTTATATAAATATGAAGTTGAAATTACAGATTAAAAACATAAAAGAGGGACATATTCAGTTCCTCTTGGAAAGGACTGAAATTAATCATGAGTAAACATTGTATTCATTGTAATGGAATCATTGAGAATGAAGAGCTAAGTTATTGCGAGAGCTGTTATAATAAATTAAAAACTAAAGGAATGTTTAGCGAAAATAAAAAATACTTTTGTAGGATTTGCGGAAAACCTCTTAGTCATAAAAATAAAGAAATGTTATGTAATAAACATTTGAATGAATATAGAGAATTTGGAATATGTATATCAAATAATCAGCATGATTCAAATGAAGCTAATGAAATAATAAAACATGAAGATTATGCTGAAATAGTACTGTATGACGATTTAACCACAGAAGAAACAGGAGAAACAATTTTAATAGATATTGAAGATATAGATTTAGTCAAAGATAAAATATGGAAAAGATGTGGTAAATACATAGTAGGACAAGATGAGCATTATACTTATGATTTACCTAACCTTTTAACCAATTCAGATAATAAAATAGAATATCTGAATGGTGATATATTAGATAATAGAAAAGGAAATTTAAATATAATAGAAAAGAAAAAATTTAAACATCATTTTGCTAACAATAAAAAGTTTAAAAATAAAATAATTATAACGAGTATTGGTGGGTCTACAGAGGATGTTACTGGTAGTTGTATAGCTGTGGAATATCCTTTAGACAATGGCAATAGGAATTTAATATTACTTGAATCTGGAGGAATTCAAACTAACAACATGGTAGAAGATTATAATAATAATAAAAAAATGATTGATAATATACCATTTAACCTTGCAAGTTGTGTGCTTGTTGCACACTGCCATGCCTGACCATATAGCAAATATACCAGCTGGAATAAGTAGAGGTTTTCAAGGTGATATAATAACAACTTATGAAAATTCAGAAATAATGAAACCTATGTTATTAGATTCTGCTTTTATTCATCAAAGAAATGTAATGAGTATGAATAATAAAGGTAAAAAGTATGAATTGTTATACGATGAATCAGATACATATAAAACTATAGACCGTATAAGAGTTGTAGAGAGAAATAAAACTCACAAAATAGATAGTAATTTATCCGTACAATTTATAGATAATAACCATTGTTGTGGAAGTACAAGTATAATACTTTACATTAAAAAACCTAGTGGAAGAGTGGTTAAATTATTATATTCGAGTGATTTAGGTAGTAATAATAATCAATTATCCAAACCGTATTCTTTTGATAGAAAGCAAGTATCTAAATGTAATATAGCAATTTTAGAATCTACTTATGGAGATAGAAGTGATGGATTTACAAAGAAAGAGCATAAACAAGAAATCTTTAATTTATTGGCTAAAATAAGAGAAGTTGTCTATAATGGGAATAGAGTACTGATTCCTTGTTTCAGTTACGATAGAAGTCAGTCTATAATGGATTTATTATATCACATGTTTAAAGATGAGAGAGAATTTAAAAATGTAAAAGTTATAGTGGATAGCAGATTAACTAACGAAATAAATAAAGTGTATGAGAATATATTAGAAGGAGATTTACTTGAACGTTGGAAAAGAGTATTAAGCTGGGAAAATTTTATATTTGTTGACAATTATAAAAAAACTCAAGTTTTAGCTAAACAAAAAGAACCATGTGTGATTATATCTTCATCGGGAATGCTAGTGGCAGGTCATTCCGTTGAGTATTTAAAAGAAATAGCAGGTAAAAGCAAAGATTGTATCATATTTGTTGGTTATTCCTCACCTGCAACGTTAGCAGGAAAGATACAACAAGGAGCAAAAAGTGTTACTATTGAAAACAAAAGAGTGAATATAAGATGTGAAACAGTGATTTGTAAAACTTTCAGCGGACATATACAACAAGACGAATTAATCAACTATATGAAAGGATTAAATTGTCAAAAGATTTTAATTCATCATGGTAGCGAAGATGCTAAAGAGCAATTAAAATTTAAAGCTGAAGAAGAGTTTTTATTTTCAGATATGAGTAAAAAAGTTACTATTATTAATAAGAAAAATAATGTGTTTGTAATTTAGAAAATAATTAATAAAACCTATTGACGTTATATTTCAATGTGATATAATGTATTTATAGGAAGGTGATAAGAATGAAAAAAATAAAATTTACATTAAAAGGCAAGGATTTCAATCATGTAGGTAAAATAGAGAACATACATGAACATCTACAAGAAATTAATCGTGGTGCTGGAGTAAAGAAAAGTAAAAAGACTTATACTAGAAAAGATAAACATAAAAGGAGATTATATTAAGGAGGTATTGATATGACTATAGAAGAATTAAAAGATATATTGCATAAATTAGACTCAAAAGAAATATGTGAATTATTATCTAATGGTGACTGCAATAAATGTTTCTGTCAAACAGAAGAAAAGAATTGTATTCTATCCACTTTTTCAGAGGGAATGTTAAATGAAATAGGAAGTAAATAAGGAGGAGTTTATATGAATGATTATGAATATTGGCTAAGTTGTTGGACTATGAATGGAGAGAAGAGGTACATCAAAGTATCCAAGAGAGATAGATTTGGACAAACTGAATGGATTGATATGGTAGTAACTGAAGAAGAAATAAAAATTGCCATAAAAAAATTAAAAAAATTAATCAATACGGAGGAATAAAAAGGTATAAAATATCAATTTTCCTAAAAATTATATAAATCATAAATAAAAATAATTAATAAAAAGGAGAAATATTAATATGATAAAATTAATAACTAATGGTAGTTTAAAAGTAGTGAAAGTTTACAATACAATATACTCTGCAAGAATGGATTTGAGACAAAGAAATGCAGAAAAATACTTAGTTGAATATTGTGATAAAATATATGGTATCAATAGATTCTTAGCATTAATAGAAGGAGGTGAAGAGAAATGAATTTAAAAGATTTGATTATAAGATGTATTATTATAATCTTATCTCTAGTATTAATTTTTCGAGTAGAATTTGTAACTCCTTATGTAGTAGTTTTAGTGTCATTAATAATAGGAGAAATAATATATAGTTTAAGATATAAAAAATAATAATTCATAGGTAATTTTATATATAGTTATGTTAATACACTAATATAAGAGGTGATTAAAATGTAAAATATATGAAGTGCAAAAATAAAATATTAATAAAAATAATTAATAAAAAGGAGAGATGTTAATATGATAAAATTAAAAAAAGGAATGTTGGTAAAAATAAAAGATAGAGTTTCAATTGATAGAATTTATGACCGTACAGAAGAATCATATCAAAGAAGTTTAAATAGTTTTAATAAGATTAAAGGTAAAATAGTTAAAATAACAAATGTTTATGACGATTCGCTAATTTTAGAAGTACTTTGTGAAGGCGAAATGATAGAATGCCATATAAATTGGATAGAAGGAATAATACCTTTAGAACCATTAATAATACCTAAAGATTTGTTAAAAGCAAATCATACAGTTAAATTAAGAAATGGGGTAGAATTATTTTATACTAACAATTGTTTTATAAATAAAGATTTTGAACTAGAATTTTTCGAATCAAATTATAATAATTATTTAGAAAATGAAGAAGGAAAAGAATTTGATATAATTGAAATAAAAGATAAATGGATTAGAGAAGATTAATTGCAAAAATATTAACAAGTATAAAAATAATAAATAAAAAGGAGAGATGTGTATATGAGTAATTTAAATTTTGTTATGATTGGAAAATTATCAATAGCGCCAGATAGAGAAAATAGAAAAGCTTTTAGCGATAAATTATTAGATAGTGGATGCAATATTAGACAATTAAATTTGAATATGAAATGTGATAAAGATAACTTTAATCTTCAAATAAAATCTTTCATGAATAATGTCAAAAGAACTTCAGATGGGACACTTAATGTTAATGATTCAACTATATATACCATATTAGATAATGACGGTAAATTTGAATCAACTAACTTTAAATATAAAGATAAAGATAAATATGAAGATAGAATCGCAAACTTCCGTAAACTGGTATTTGTAGACGAAAACGAAGAAAGAGTGGAATGCAGTAATGAATTTGATTATTCAATGGCAGTACACTCAATATTAAAATCAGATGCTTATAAAGACAAAAAATTTAAAGTACAAGGTAATATAGAATATTCAAGTTATACTAATCCTAAAACACACGAAGAAAAGATTTATACAAATTACAATGTGCAAAGAATATATGTTATAAATGACGAGGCAGAAGAAAAAGCATTAGCAAACGTAGAATTTTATATAACAGAAGATTGTTTAGACGATAGCAGATTAGAAGAAGAGAATCTATTAGTTATAAATGGATATATACCAGAGTATAATTCTAAGAAAAAGGCTGATATAGGATTTTATCAATCATTTGAATACCCATTAGGTGAGGATAGTGAGAAAGCTAAGAAAATGGCTAAATTAATAGATAAAATGCTATTAGATAACTTTGACGATAATGAATTATGTAAAATGGGGTATAGAGTTAGATTAATAAATAGACGTGAAGAAGTGCCATTTAATGAAGATATGTTAAGCGATGAAGAAAAAGAACTTGTTAAGTACGGATTAATGGATATTGAAGATTTGAAACAACAATATGGTGCAGGAATGGGGTCTATGCAAAGAAGAATGGAAATATCTTCAATAGGTAGAGGATATAGTAAAGGAGCAATACCAGTACCTTTAACATTAAACGAGTTATTAAGTAAAGGTGACGAACCTAAGAAAGAATTAGTGGACGAGGACGGAGACTTAGATATACTTGGTGAAGAAGATAACGACGATGATTTATTTGAATTCTAGATTAAAAATAATTAATAAGGAGGAAAAAATATGTTTAACGATTATTATATATTTAATAAAGAAATAGGGGAAAAATTAAAAGAATTAGGATTTGAATTAGATAAAGATACATTAACATATAAGAAAATATGTTATGACCTTGATATGATTGTGAGTTATGAAATAACAGACGACATGGTATTAGCAAGAAGATTAAATTATCCTTTAGGATGTAAAAGTATGGCTTATATAACTAAAATAACAGATAAAACATTTGATTCTATAATAGATGCGTTAAAATCATCATTAAATGATTTACATGAATCTTATGGATTTGTAGTAAAATATTCAGATATAAAACCAAGTAAATATAAAACTGAAATAAGAAGATTGGAAACTGGTAGATTTGACCTTAGTAAAGTAGTGAAGGAACTAGAATCAAAGAATTATTATGTTAAACGTGCAATTGCAGTTAGTAATTATGACTTAGATGGAATAAAAATTTATTATTAAAAATAATTAATAAACCTACAAAGAGGGAATTAATTCCCTCTAGGAAGGAGCTGGTAATGTGGAAAAGTTGAATTTATATGTTGATTATATTAATACAAAAGGTTTATATTTGATTCAATTATATAAAATAGATGAGAATGAGGAAGTCTTGGAATACTTAGAAAGATATACAACTCATAACGTATGTAGTGCTGTAAATAAAGTAAAAGAAATAACAAATAGATATCCTAAGATTACAATAATAAGTGAAGATATGAATTTTAATGTATACTATATGAATAAATAAATTTTAAATCATAGGTAATTTAGGAGGTGTAATTGTTAATACGATAATATAAGGGGTGATTAAAATGTAGAATATGTTAGTTATAAGATATAAATAAAAATAACAAATTGAAAATAATTAATAAAAAGGAGAGATTGAGATAAGTGATTTTAACCAAAGAAGTAGAGGTGGCGATAACGTATAATAATATACAACATTATAAAGAACTAGGATATGACATAAAATGTGGTAATAAAATAGTAGTCCCAATAGAACATTTAAGCCTTCAATCTAATAAAAAAATAAAAGTTAAATGTGACGTATGTGGTAAAGAAAAGGAAATGAAATATCAAGATTACATAAAAAGCATATCAAATGGTGGATATTATGCTTGTTGTAGTAAATGTGCATGGGATAAAAACAGAAAAACTTACATTGAGCATTATGGAGTAGATGCACCAATGAAATCTAAATTAATACAAGAAAAATCAAAACAAACTTGTTTAGAAAAATATGGAACTGAAAATATAAGTCAATCGGATTATTTTAAAGAAAAATATAAAGAAGTAATGTTAGAACATTATGGCGTGGAAAATGCGTTTCAGTCAGAAGAGATAAAAGAAAAAATTAGACAAACGTCTTTGGAAAAATATGGGTATGAACACTATAGACAAAATCAAGAAATGAAAGAGAAATATTGCATTGGTGAAAAATGTCCATGGTATATCGATGGAAGAACATCGTTAAAAGACGATTGGGATAATGCAACTTTGGTAAGTAGTTTTAGAAGAAAAATATTTGGAAGTAGGGAAAGAAAATGTGTTTGTTGTGGTAAAGAGATTAGAGAAATGCAATTACATCATCTTAACGCAAGAAATAAATTTCCAGAACAAACTTTTGACGAGGATAATGTAGTAATTATATGTAAGGACTGTCATAAAAAATTCCATGATAAGTATGGTTACGGTGATAATACAAAAGAACAATTTGAGGAATTTTTAAAAGAATTAAATGAAAATAATTAATAAAAAGGAGAGATGCGTAATGAGTATAAAAATAAAAATAAATAAAAGTACAAACGATATAAATAAATTGAGAATGTATTTAAGGGCAATCCCAAAATGGGGAAAATCAACTTTATTCAGAAATATAATATTAGAAGAATATGATAATAAACCAGAAAAAGGATTGTTAATTTCTTTGGGGAATGAATTTGGTGAGACATTACTGGATGAATTACAATGTACTCATGCTGATACTTGGAAAGAATTAAGAGAATTACAACAATGGTTAATTAAAGAAAAAGGTAAAGAACATAATATAGAAATGGTGGCTTTCGATACGGTAGATGAAATAATAAGCATAGCAGAAAAGGAAGTTTGCAGACTTTCACAAATAGAAACAGGTAAACCTGCTAAGTCAATTAATCAATGCTATAATGGATTCGGTTCTGGACAAGCTAAAGTCAAATCATTATTGAAAGAATACTTTACAACTTTATACAAAGCTGGTTTTGGTGTTATGGCAATCTCACATACTAAAATCAAGACGATAACAGAAAAAAATATGAATCCAGATGAGGGTTATATGGTATTAACCAGTAATTTACCAAATACTTACGAAAATATATTCAGTGATATATTTGATATAATTCTTACTGGAACAATTGAAAAAACGATAATAGATGGAAAATTAAACGGAACAGAAAGACGTTTGTATTTTAGAGGTGATGGATATGTAGAAGCTGGAACAAGATTCTCTTCAAATTCTGTACCCGAATATTTAGTGGTTAATGATGACCCAAAAGAGTTTGCTAAAAACTTTTTACAAACATTAAAAGAAGGTATGAGAAATTCAGCAACCAGACCAATAGATAAAGAACAAGTAAAAAAAGAACTTAAAGAAGAAAAGAAACAAGCTGAAAAAGATTTAAAACAAGTACAACAAGAAGTTGAACAACAAGAAAAAGAAGAACAACAAAAATCAGTAGATGAGTTAAAATCTCAATTAAAAGACAAACTTAAAGATACAAATGCTAAGAATATAGTAAAAGATTATATGAAAGAAAAAGGTGTCAAAAGTGTTGCATCATTAGATGCTGAACAATTAACTGAAGTATTAACCTTATTATAGTCAATAGAATATATAGGGAGCTTAAAAAGCTCCTTATATATATGTAAATAAGGAGGAAGTGTAATGAAAGAAAAACATAGATTAACATTACAAGAGGCAAGAGAACAATATAGAAGTCAAAATCAAAAATGTGAATACTGTGAATTTTGTGGTAAAGAAGTGTATTTTGAAGACTATGGTGGAGTAATAGTGGACTATGATATTCTATGGTGTTATGTTAAAGATGAAAAATGTGATAATAAACCATGTGAATTTTATCAAGTAAAAGAAGGTGATTAAATGGCAAAGTCTAAAACAGTTACGTGTAAATATTGTAAATCTAAAATACCTAAAGATACTGCATATGTAGAAGAGTATTTAACTAATAGTGGCGTACTACGAAATAATTATTATTGTAGTGAAGAATGTTTAAATGAAAAACAAAATGAGATTAAAAGAAAAGAAAGAGAAAAGGAAGTTAAGAAAGAAAACAGAGAAAAAATTAGAGGTATATGTGGATTGGAAGAGAAAGAAAAGAATATATATTTTCAAAGTACTTATAAAAGTATTACTGATAATTTTTCACAAGAAGATATATATGAATTTATTAATAAATATGAGAAAGATATGTTAGATATATTAAACAATATAGATTTTAAAACCGTTAATTCAAGAATTAAATATTGTTTATCAATGTTAGAAAATCAATTACAACATTATATAGCCGAGAATCAACTAGATAAACAAGAACCTAAAGAAAAAACAGAAGAAGTTAAAGAAGTAGAACCAAGTTTTGTAGATGATTTCGATATAGTAGTTAATGTAAAGAAAAAAGCGCCTAGGGATATTGACGACATATTAGGATTATAAGGAGGTAATAATCTTATGGATAAAATATATAAAAAGGAAATTAAAGAATTATTCGATGAATATGATAGACTTTCACCAATAACTAACGATGACTTTAAAAGAGTTATAAAGAAACAAGCTGAAGATATGAATATTGAAAATTTGGAAAATCTAGATGAAATAAGCAAAGCGTGTAGTAATAATTTTAAAAATAATATAGATATGTTAAAAGACATATATAACAATGTATGGGAATTCACTTTAAATAATGAGGAAGAACTAATTTATTATATGAGTTTAATTAGAGATATATTAAATATGTTAAAATAATAAGGGAGATGATATTATGGATAAAAAATATAAAGTAGATAAATTACTAACTATGTGTGTTGGTGACGAAAAAGATGAAATTTATATAGAAATGAGTAATGATTATATTTATATTAAATTTAACGATAAAGAAATAGAAATACCTAGAGATTATTATCTTATTCTAGGAGCATTTATTTCAAAATTTAATAAAGACGATTTTCCAGAATTACAGTTAAGAGATTAATATAAGGAGGATTTCACTAATGGAAAATAATTTAGTTATTACGTCACCAATATAATAAAGAAAATACTTATTATATTGGTGAATGGGATTCAATAGATATTAATTTAAAAAGAATTAATATCTTATTAAACGATAACGTGATAGATAGCTATTTATATAATCGTGTTAAAGGAATAAGTTTAAATGGGTATATGATAAATATAAAATAGGAGTTGATATTATGGATGAAAAAAATAGAAAAAGATATTTTCTTGCGAACGATGATTTATATCAATTAACGGTAGATTTTGAATGTTTATTATTTGCTTTTGAAAAATTAGACCTTCTAACTTCTACAAAACTAAAACCAGACCTTGAAGAATGTATTTTAATTAGTGATTTTAGTGCTTATCAATTCATAGATTATGAAGAATTAGAAACCACCAATAAAGATACATTAACAAGAATAGCAATATTATTATGTAAGCAAATATTAAAATTTAAATATGGAGAATCAATGAGCATACCTATTATTGAAAATTATGAAAAAGCTTATGATAGATGGAAGTTGAATAACATAAGTAAAAAAGAAACAAAAGAATGTAAATTAGACGATGTAATACTTGACAAAGAAATAAAAGAGGACGTGCTTAGTACAATAAACTTTGTAAAAAATATGGAAAAATATAAAGAGATTGGATGTGAATTACCAAGTGGTATATTACTAGAAGGGTCTCCTGGAACTGGGAAAACATTACTTGCTAAATCAATAGCCAGTGAATCTAATATGAATTTTAAATCAATAGTAGCTTCAGATTTTGCCGAAAAATACGTAGGGGAGTCAAGTAAAAAGGTGCAAAAAATATTTGATGACTTAAAAAATAAAGGTGGAGGAATTCTTTTTATAGATGAAATTGACGCTATAGGTGTAAATCGTGAAGGTGACGATAACAAGGAATATAGAAGTGCAATGAACAAACTATTATCTTGTATGAATGAAGCAAGTGATAATAAGATTATAGTTATAGGAGCAACAAATTTAGTAGAACAATTAGACCCAGCATTAATTAGAGAAGGGAGATTCGATAAGGTTATAACTATTCCTTTGCCTTCTTATGAATTAAGAGTTGAATTATTTAAATTATACGTTGGTAAACTTAAACATGAGGACGATATAAATTATGAATCATTAGCCGAAATAACAGAAGGACAAACTGGAGCATTTATTCATACAGTTTGTAATCATAGTGGTATATATGCCGTAGATAAAGGTTTACGTAAAATTAATCAAGGTTGTTTATTACATACAATAGAAAGAATGGTTAGAGATAAAAAAGTAAAAAAATCAACTATTGGATTTAAATAATAATATAAGAGGTGATTATTGTGCAGAATAAAAAAAGAAGAATAATTTATGAGATATATTTTCCAGCATTTTGTAAAGACCTCCAAGATTTAACAAATAAAATACATTATTTTGTTGAATTAGGAGTAACTACTTTATGGCTGACTCCTATATTCCCTTCTTGCAATCAACATGGATACGATATAATAGATTACACAGATATTAAAAAAGAATACGGAACATTAGAAGATTTTGATAGATTTGTAGAAGTAGCACATGAAAATAACTTAGAAGTGTTACTAGATTTAGTATTATGTCATACAAGTACACAGAATGAATTATTCAAAGAAAGCGTAAAGGGGAACAATGATTGTTACTTTTGGAGCGATAAACAACAAAGTAATCAATGGAGAATCTGTCATGACAATCAAAAATATTATCTGGCAAAATGGAACTTCGACATGCCACAGCTAAACAATCAATCTGAAACAGTAAGAGATATGATAAAAGAAGTGGTAAAGTTTTGGCTAATAGAACATAAAGTAGATGGATTTAGATTAGATGCTATAATCTATGCTTCTGGTAATCCGATTGAATTTTGGAAATGGTTCTGCGATTATGTATATAGTATCAAACCTAATGCATACATAGTAGGAGAAGCCTGGGATACTTTTGAAGTTTCTAATAAATATGCTATGGAGAGTGGAATGAAAACCTTCAACTTTGAGCAGGCAGGATACATAAAAGATTCAATAATAAATAACAAGTCATTACAGATAACTAATAATGAAGAAAATGCCGTAATATTCTTAGACAATCACGACCAAACAAGAATAACGGTTAGTTTTAATCACAATATAGAAAAAGTAAAGAAAGCATTAGATTTAATGTTTAGTTTTAAAAATAATGATATATGCATATACTATGGGACAGAAATAAATATGGGCGTTCCTAATGGTCATGTAGAATGTGGAGGTCGTGGTGATTATCATTCTAGGACTAAAATGGATTGGAATGAAGTAGAAAGACAGAGAAGAGATGAAAATTCCTTATTCAATTATATGAAAAAATTAATAAAGGAATATAAAAAATAATTAATAAATAGCTCAAGTCTTAATTGATTTGAGCTTTATTTGTAAGGTATAAATTATCAATGAATAAATTTAAAGGGCTTAGAAGGGCATTTAAAGGGTCAAAATTTTTATCAATCATAGGTAATTTTTGGTGAATTAATGTTAATACGGTAATATAAGAGAGGAGTGATAGAAAATGTATTATAATGAGGAACATAAAAAAAGAGTAATTGAAAGTGGGGATGGTAATTATTGAATATAGAAAAAGTACAGATTGAAAATAATTAATAAAGGGGTGATAAATATGAAAATATTATATGAAGAATTGCCAGACTATCTACAAAAAAATAGAAAAAGCATTGAAGGAACTGTTTTGGGAGTTTTATTCCAAGACATAATGAGTGTTAAAGAATATAACTTAGACGATATATTTATAACACATGAAGGAATGGTATTATATAGAATCGTTAAAACGCTTTCAGATAATAATGTATTAAAGGCGACAGATTTAGATATTAAACTTCAATGTGAACCTTCTCTAGTTAAAGAGTATACTGACTTAGGTGGTTTTAAAATGGTAGAAATATTAATGAGAACAACAGAATTAGAAAATGCCAATTCATACATTGATTCGTTGCTTAAACATAATATGTTAATATCATTTTGGGAAGATGGGTTGGATTTAACAAAAGAGATAACTATAACAACTAAAAAAGGTGAAACTCAAATTAGTTGGTTAAATTTGGCTGATAAAATGACTACGGATGAATTATTAAATTTTAAAGAAAGTAGAGACACTTCTTATCTACCAATTAGTATTAATTCGGATGTAAAGGAACACGTTGGTGAAATAAGCATGGACTTTATTGAAAATCTTGAAAATGGTAATGAGGTTGGATTTTTATTTGAAAATGTCTTATCTTCTAAGTTTTTACCAACTATAAGTAAAGAAATACTAGGGTTAAGAAAGAGAACATTGAATTTTATCGCCAGTTCTATAAATATTGGGAAAAGTACATTATTATCTAATCTAGCCTTATCTTTAGCATCCAATGGGTATAGAACGTTGTTGATGACAAACGAGGAAGACATAAGTGCTTTCAAGATTAAATTCCTAACTTATTTGGTAAATAATGAGGTAGGATATAAAAAAATAAATCAAAAGAAAATTAAATCTGGTGGATTAACTGACGAAGATAAACTAGCACTTAGAGAGGCAAGAAATATATATAATGAAAAAATAGCAGACAATTTAATAATTGTAAGTACTAATACAATGAACATGGGTAGTATGAAAAAAATAATTAGGAAATATTCATTAAGTAGTAAAGGTTTAGATGTGTTCCTATTTGATACATTCAAAATGAGTAACGGCACAGATGATGACTGGAAAGCTTTAGTAAAACAATCTCGTGAAATCCATGAATTAACAAAGATTTATGATATATGTGCTGTAATGACTTATCAATTAGCAATGAGTAATCAAGGAGCTTTATTTCTAGATATCTCAATGATGGCGAATAGTAAACAAATTGGGGAAGTGGCCAGTGAAATTTTTTTAATGAGAACTTTATATAAAGAAGAGTTAGATAAGGATTCTAAAGCATATTGTAAACCTTTTAAAAGAGTAAAGAAAGGCGATAGATGGGTCGAAGAAGAGGTTGAGTTGAGTCCAGATTCAAATTATAGGATATTTTTTATAGGAAAATCGAGAAGTACAACTGTGTCAAGTGATAGTAATACAGCTTTCATATTACATATGAATACATATAGCACAAAGATTAGTGAAGTATGTTTTTGCCACCCACAACGAATGAATATAAACAATATCAATCAACAAAATAATAAATTTGGTAAAAAGTAGGTGACAAACCTATATGAAAGAGTATTTGAAAAATAATCCAGAACAAATTGAAAAAATATTAAGTTATTACAATTATCATAGTATTAATATAACAGATAAAGAGATTAGGTGTGCAAAAGTAGGAGGAGATAACCCTAGTGGCTGTAGAATCAAATTAAATGATAATTTATCAGCTACAGACTTTACAACGTCTTATAATGGGGATTTATTCGGTTTAATAGCTACTCATACAGGTTTAACCTATGGAGAAGTATTAAAAACAATACAAACTATGTTGGGTAAGAAAATAGAAGGTAACTATCAATCAGAGGAAAAAAGTTTATTCGATGGTTTCTTCGATAACTTATATGTACCTTATGAATCAGAAGAAGAGGTGACTTATGATGAGAGTGTTTTAGAAGAATATAATAGTGGTTATAAATGGTTTAAACGTTTCGCAGATGATGGAATCTTACCTTCTTCACAAGTTAAATTCAAAATAGGATTTGATGAAGAAAGTAATCGCATTACCATCCCCTGGAGAGATTTTGAGGGGAAGTTAATAGGGATAATGGCTAGACTAAATTTAGACGAAAAGACAAACTTCAAATACATTCCTTTAATTCCTTTTCCTAAGCACAAATTTCTTTATGGATTGTATCAGAATAAAGAATATATTAAAGAAAGTAGAGAAGTATATGTGTTTGAGAGTGAGAAATCAGTTATGTTAGGAGATAGTCTAGGTTATAAATCTTTTGTGGCATTAGGAGGAAACAGTATATCTAAGACACAAGTAGAACAATTATTAAAATTAAATGTAAACAAAATCATTATAGCACTTGATGAAGGATTGGATACGGAAATAATTAAAAAAGATATAAAGACTATAAAAGATTGTTTGTTTATGAGAGATTGTAAAATAGGTTTTATACTAGATAAAAACAATAAATATCTCCCAAAAGGAAGTAAAGCAAGTCCAATAGATTTAGGTAAAGAAGTATTTTTAAAATTATGTGATGAATGTTTGATTATAAATTAAAGGAGGATAATTAAAAATAATTAATAAACCAAAGGAGGTAAAATATGAAAGGAATTAATTTTGAAGATAAAAATATTAAATTTGTATTATTACCAATAGGTAGATATTTGATAGATGGGGAAGTTGTTAATAATAACACTTGCACTAAAATTGAAGTAAAAGTAAAAAATGAAAAAGACATAAGAGAAATAGAAGAAACTAAAATTGTAGACTATTATTTACATGTTGACACAAAAGAAAAGATAACAAATGAAGAATATAATTCTAAAATCAATCAATTATTAGAAAAATCATATTATGACTATGACGTGGACGAGCGAATATTCACAACGTTAGAAGATGAGTATGCTTATAAGAAATTTAAAAGTTTATATAAACCAATATATAAAATCATACAGACATTTAGTGAACCACTCAAGGTAGAAATGAAAACGTATCAATATGATACAGGGAATAAATTTATAAAGAATTGTTTCTTAAATGGAAATAGTTCATATGATTTGTATACTTATAATCGACATGATGCTTGGATAGATATAGTTGAAAATTGTTTTAAGGAATTGAAATTTGAGTACATTCCAAACTGTGATTATGGACATACGAAAGATAAGAAAGTCTGGGGGAATTCTACTCATTCATGTATAAGATATGTTACAGCTTTTGGAGGGTATGTTTTTGATGATAGATTTAATCTTCCAAACAGATGCATTTATGGTACGTTAGAAGATTTAAAAGAAAGATATAGAAGGGATTATGATAGGATAAGAGATGTAATAATTAGGAAATATAACAAAATATATAAAGATATAGACCCTAAAAAAGTTGATTATAAAAAGGTAATTGAAGAATTGTATCGTATAGATGGTATTATAAATAACATTGATGTTAAAAAACAATCAATAGAAAAACAGAAAGGAGCAATAAGCAGAATTGACAAATTAATACAATATTTAGAAAGTAAATACGAATAGGAGAGTGATATTATTATGAAATTTCAACCAGTTATAAAATGGAGTGAAGCAAAAGAAGTCAATCAGAAAAAATAATTAATAAATTAAAGGAGAGTGATTTTATGAGTAAAAATAAAAAAGAGAGATATTCATACTCAAAATTAGGGACATACCATAACTGTCCATACAGTTATAAATTAATATACCAAGACCATGTTAAAAGAAGTAATGGTGTATACGGTACATTAGGTTCCAAACTTCACAGTATTATGGAGTCCTTAGAACATGGAAAAATGACAAAGGAGAAAGCATTGGAAGAATGGAGGAGAGAAATAGATATATTAGAATTCACTGATGAGTTAAATTTCCCGACTGAAAATGCTAAAAACAATTACATTAAAGACGTAAAGCTATATCTAGAATATTTTGAACCATTAGATTTTACAAACAAAGAGTGTCTTGTGGAGCAAGAATTTGAAATAGAATTATGTGGTATAACCATAATGGGATATATAGATTTAGCAATACTCGACCATGAAAAAAAAGAAATAACTATAGTAGATTATAAAACAAGCAGTAAAAGTGGATTTACAAAAGCACATTTAGTAGAGAAGTGTCATCAATTAATGTTATACTCTAAAGCAATGGAAATAAATTATCCAGGATATAAAATAGTAGAAACTAAGTTTGATATGGTCAAGTATGCCAAAAAGAAAGGTAAGACTACAGTTAAAGAACGTAAAGATATACCTTTAGAAGAAATGGGAGATTATGAAAGATATTTTATATCCATTCCATTTAATGAAGAAAATTATAAAGTATTTGAAGATTATGTTAAAGACAGTTTAGAAAATATTAATAATGCCAAAGAATTAGATAAGTGGAAACCAGAAAAAAATGCTTTCTTCTGTAAAGTTTTATGCAGTGTGAATGATAAATGTAAATATTATAAAAAATAATTAATAAATAGGAGGATTATATGAGATTTTTCTTAAAATATCCTCTATAACTCTTATGATACCTTGTTATAGCCTTAGAATGGCGTTCTAAAAGGTGTATTAAAAATATAAAGATAAAATTGTAATTTTATTTTAAAAGAAGATAAATGATTGGAGGAATAATTATGGCAAATTTAAATTGGGAATATAAAAATAAATTTAAGGCAAGAGCAAGAAATGATATTAAAACAAGAGATGAAAGTAAAGTTTTATATAAAGCAGGAGAAACATTTGAATTTATAGTGACTGGTTATGGTTGTGACCATTTTGGAATTGATGAATGTGAAGGTGAAAAAGTTTATTGTAACATTTATTTTAAAGATATAGAATTTGCTTTTAATATGGATAAAGGTACTTATAGAACATATGATGATAATGGTAAGGTAATTGAAAATACTGTACCTAAAACATATGACTACATTTATTCATCAATATATGACGAAGAATATTCAGCTCATTAAAGGACTAATTGTTAAGTAATTATATACGTAGAAATATGTATTCAAACATAATTAAACATTAAAAGATTAGGGTTAAAACTAACAAAAGAGGAGTCTAAATTATTAAAAGAATATAGCAAATATAAAGTAGAGGATTTGATAGAAATAGAAACTGAAATACAAGTTGTAACGGATATTATAGAGTTTATACTGCTTGGATTTCCATTAGAATATTCTATTAAATTTTTATTGGAAGAAAATAATTAATAAATTTATAGGTAATTTTTTGTGTACTAATGTTAATACACTAATATAGGAGGCGAGAATAAATGGAATATAGATATAATAATTACCATAAACATGATTATTATACAAATGTAAGACAACTTGATGTTGTTTGTAGCCCAATGGAATATATCCAGAGGGCTAAGGAATTAGATGGTGATAAAGCGATATTCTTTAGTACCAATCATGGTTATCAAGGAAATATACACGAATATTACACGATGTGTAAAGAAAATAATATAAAACTTATAGCAGGTGTAGAGGCATATTATGTGTCTAATAGATTAGAAAAAGACAAATCAAATTATCATTTAGTAATAATAGCTAAAAATAAAAATGGATATAAACAAATTAACAAAATAATGTCAGAAGCAAATATAAGTGGATTTTACTATAAACCCAGAATAGATGATGAATTATTATTTAGTTTAAATCCTAATGACGTAATAATTACAACGGCTTGTGTTGCTTCAAGATTAAGAGATATTGAGGGTGCTGAAGACTGGATAATTAAAATGAAAAATTATTTTGGCAATAACTTTTATTTAGAAGTGCAAAATCATAACACTAATATTCAAAAAGAATATAATAAAAGACTTCTTAATTATGCTAAAAAATATAATATAGAGATAATTCATGCAAATGACTCACATTATATTAAACCCGAAGATTCAAAATATCGAGACTTATTTTTAAGGGCAAAGGGTATTGTATATGAGGAAGAAAGCAATTTTATATTAGATTATCCAGATTATGAAACAATAGTAGAAAGATATAAGGTACAAGGTATTTTATCAGATAAACAAATCAAACAAGCTTTAGATAATACATTAATATTTGATAACTTTGAAGGAATAGAATTAGACGATGATATTAAATTACCTTCTATATCTAACAATCCAAATAAGGAATTAAAACGAATATTAAATAATGAATTAAAAAAAATACCAAAAGAAGAAAGACAAGAATATATAAATGCTGTAAAATACGAATTAAATATAATAGAAAAAACTCATATGGAAGATTATTTTATTCTTGATTATCATATTGTTAAAAAAGGTATGAAAGACTATAACGGACTATTAACTAAAACTGGAAGAGGGTCAGCACCTTCATTTATCATAACTAAGTTTTTAGGATTAACGGAAATAGACAGACTAAAAGCACCTGTGCCATTATTCCCTACCAGATTCATGTCTATAGAACGTATATTACAAGCAAAATCCTTACCAGATATAGATTTAAACTGTTGTAATCCAGAACCATTTATTAAAGCTACAGAAGATTTATTAGGAGCTGAAAATTGTGCATGGATGCTTAGTTTTAAACCTTTACAAAGAGCATCTGCATTTAGATTATATTGTAAATCTTTAGATATGAAAGTGTCTGAATATGACGAAGTAGCTAAGAATTTAGACGATTATATTGATGATATTAACTGGAAAAATATAATAGAAGAATCAAAACATTTTGTAGGAGTGATTGAAAGTATTTCCCCTTCACCTTGTTCAATGTTACTTTATACAAAACCAGTTGATGAAGAAATAGGTCTTATAAAAACTAAAGATGGAATATGTGCTAATTTAGACGGCTACAATTGTGATAAATATAAATATTTAAAAAATGATTATCTAACCGTTAACGTTTGGGATATAATAAGGAAAACTTGTAAATTGGCTAATATAGATATACCATCAATAACCGAAATTAATAATCTTTTAGATGATAAGACATGGGATATTTATGAGAAAGGATTAACTTCGACTATCAACCAAGCAGACTCCAAGTTTGCTACGGATTTAATTAAAAAATATAAACCTAAAAGTGTGGCTGAAATGAGTGGTTTCGTAGCTTCTATAAGACCTGGCTTTGCATCTTTATTAGATACATTTATAGATAGGAAAGAATATACGACAAATGTAAAAGAATTGGATGAATTATTATCTGAAAGTTATCATTTTATGTTATATCAAGAGTCAATCATGAAATATTTAATATGGTTAGATATTCCAGAATCAGAAAGTTATACGATAATTAAGAAGATAGCGAAAAAGAAATTTAAAGAAAAAGAATTAATTGAATTGAAAGAGAAATTAAAAAAGGGTTGGTTAAATGTTGTTGGCAAAGAAGAAGGATTTGAAGAAACGTGGAAAGTAGTAAATGACTCCAGTAAGTACGCTTTTAATGCTAGTCATTCACTATCTTATGCTTATGATAGTTTATATGGAGCTTATTTAAAATCTCATTATCCATTAGAATATTATACTGTTGCTATGAATAACTATACTGGTGACGAAGAAAGAACAACTAGACTAACAGAAGAAATGAAACATTTTAACATTAAATTAAAAAATCCTAAATTCCGTTATTCTAAAGGTGAATATTTTATGGATAAAGAAACTAACTCTATTTATAAAGGCATTTCCTCAATTAAATTTATATCAAAAGATGCAGGTGAAATTTTATATAATCTTAAAGATAATAAATATAATTCCTTCATAGATTTATTAATAGACATAGGAAATAAAATAAACAGTAAAAATATAAATATATTAATTAGGCTTGACTTTTTCTCTGAATTTTCAACAATACCTAAATTATTAAAAGTATATGAATTATATCAAACTTTTTATGGTAAGAAACAAATATCTAAAGAGAAATATCCTAATTTAAATAAAATATTTACTAAATTTGCCATAAAAGAGTCAGATAAAATATTTAAATTCAATAATACATTACCTATGCTTAAATATATGGAATCTAAAGTATCTAATAAAGAAAATAACACAGCACAACTTATACAAGATTATTTTGAATTTACAGGTAGTTGCAACATTAAAGATAAATCATATGGTAATAAATATCTTGTAGTTGACATTGACACCAAATATGCACCTAAAATAACCCTTTATTCACTTTCTAAAGGTAAATCAACTACTATTAAGATATATAAAAAGCATTTTAAATTAAACCCTCTTAAAGTGGGAGATGTAATAGGCATAAAAGATGCACAATGGAAACATAAAAAGAAAGAGGTAGATGATAAATGGATTAAGCTTGAAGAGAAAGAACTTATAGTAGAAAGTTATAAAATTTATTAATTCATAGGTAATTTTCAAGTTATAAATGTTAATATAGTAATATAAGGAGGTGATAAAAATGTAAAATATTAATAAAATATTAATAAAAATAACAAATAAGGAGGAGAATAATATGTATTATATTAAAAATATAGACCATATAAAAATAAACGACTTATATTTAAGGACTATAAATGGTTATAAAATTTATAAAAAAGGAAAAGACGTATTATTGTATATAGATAATGAAGTATTTACAAACGAAATAAGAAAATTTTTATTAAGTGTTATCACCAATAGTAATAATTTGTATAATATATCTATAGTAGAAACAACAATAGACGATATGGGTGTTACAAATAAATTAAAAACAATTTTTCTATGCGAAATAGCAGAAGGTACAATATATGAAAAAAAATATGACGAAATATCAAATACAATACCGATATTTAAAGTAATAAATGTTTATGAAAGCGAGGCAGAATAAATGTTATTAAAAATATATGGAGTGATTACAATACTAAATATAATATTAGGAGAAAAACTTAGATTTGATTTAAAGAAAAATACAGAATTTGTTGATATGCTGTTAGCACATCAATTAGGAATAATAATATATGACAGACATATTAAACGAAAAAAAATAATAATAAATTCTATATTACCTATCTATAACTTATTTACTTTAATTGAAAACAGTACATTTTTTATATTTAATATATTTAAAGACAAAAATGGAAATAAAGCAATGTTAGAAGTATTAAAAGATTTTGAAAATGAAAATAATTAATAAAGGAGGATTTATTATGGATAAATTAGAATACGAAATAAACGTATTAAAACCAAAAGAAGGAGATATACTTTTATTTAGATATAAAACAATTGACGGAGAACCAATAGCTACGGACGAAGAACTTTCAGATTTTCATAATCGTGTTAGGAAAATATTCAAAGGAGACGTAATTACTGTACCAGATTATATAAATATAGATTTGGTAGATAAAAAATTCTTAGAAGATTCAATAAAAGTTATGCAAGAAATGTTAGATAAAATGGAATAAAAATAATTAATAAAAGGAGAATGATAATATGTATACTATAAATGATATAAAAGTAACTTTGTTAAACAAAGAGGAGGTAAAACAATTTATTAAAAAACATGGTGAAGTAGCATGTATTTGTTATGATACAGATGAAAAATATGCTGAAAAAGTAGGCTTATCTTGTATGGAAGAAGGACATACATCTGGAAGTAGAGGTAATTATTTTATATTTGAAATAGAATGTCCTAGATTTACAGCAGACCAAATTATGAGACATGAGATAGGTGTGTTTAAAAACTGTCAATCTCAAAGATATGTAGATATGGACGATAATTTTAGTATTTATGTACCACCAAAAGTTATGAATGACCCAGTATTAAGGGAAGAATATCAAAAAGCAGAGGATATGATGAAAGCTAGATACAAAGTATTGAGAGCTTGTTATAACGATATGGGAATAACAGGAGAACAAGCAAATGATTTAATGAGAACTTTATTACCAATAGGAGTTAAGACTAAATTAAGAATAGGATTTACTTTAGAGGCACTTCAACATTTTATGCATAAAAGATTGTGTGTTAGAGCTGATTTACCTATAAGAAAAGTTGCAGAATTAATGAAGGAAGAGGTATTAAATACAGATAATAGATATGAAGAAATACTTATATCTCAATGTGAATATATGGGTTATTGTCCAGAAAAACATAGTTGTGGCAAAGAAATAAATAGAAAAGAATTTTATAAAATATTAAAAGAGGGGAAAGAAAAATTAAAAGGAGAATAGTATGAAAACATATAATTTTGATAAGCATTTTCATAAAGAAGGGAATAAATTTAAATTAAATAATAATGTAAAACAGTCAGAGCTAAATAAAATGTTAAAGGTGACGGGTATGAACTCATTACCTTTAAATAAAAGACATATAGTAGAACATTATTTTAATATGTATATTCAACATGGATATTATTAAGAAAGGAGAGTACATGGTCGAAAAGAATAAAATATATAACGAAGACTGTTTTTCCTTAATGGAACAAATGGTTAAAGAAAATTTTAAAGTGGATGTTGTGTTAACCCAATGTCCTCCCTAGCTTATCTAAACAGGACTATATAAATCTATTTCAACAGTTTGATAAAATATTAGTAGATAATGGAACAATATTAATTGAAATCCCATATAACAGAAAGAAACCAAGTGAAATATTCCAAATAATAAATAAAATAGAAATGAATACAGAATTTCAATTAGGTGACATTATATATTGGAATAAAGTTGATATTTTACCAGATAATATGAGTAAAACACAATCAACAAAAAATGTATCACAGATATATTTATTTTGCAGAAAGAACGAATTTAAAACTTACAAGACTAATAAAAAGGTTAAAAATTTCAGAGAGAACGGGCAAAAAACATATAGTAATATATCTAATATAATTAATGCACCAGTTAGAGATAAAAGTATTAAAACATTCAATCATAAAGTATTTAGCACAGAATTAGTTAAAGGGTTATTAAATATGTATGTAAAAAAAAGAGGAATTGTCTTTGATTGTTTTTGTGGTGTAGGTAGCACATGTTTAGCAACATTGGGTGAAAATATTTATTATATAGGAAGTGAAATAGATAAGAAACAATATGAATATAGTTTAATTAGAATTTTAAAAAGAAAACAAGAAATAAAGAAGGAGTATTATAAAAATTATAAAAGAAAATAATTAATAAATTTAAAGATAGTATTGACATTAATCATCTTATATGTTATTATTTATATGAGGTGATAATATGAAAATATTAGATTTACAAAATATATATAAAAAAGGTGAAAATGAATATGTAATATTGAAAACTTTTAAAAACGTTACAAAAATAGGAGAGGACAAATATTTAACTTATCTATCGGCTTTTTATATAGGAGAACTTTGGGAGAAACAACAATTAACATATTATTCCCAAACTCAAAGAGGCATAAGATATAAAAAAATTAATAATAAAGTAGTAGAAAAGACAATAGTTAAAGAAAGTAATATAAATGAAATGAGTAATTTAATTTTAAAAGGTGAGTTATCAACAACTCAATTAACTTTCAATGTATTAAAAACAGATAATGAGATATTAAATTACAACAAAGAAAAAAATGAACTATTCATTAGAGGAAGTCTATCAATACTTGATGGTATGCACAGAGTCAAGGGTTGCTACAAGGCTTATAAATCAGCACAAATTCTTAATGACCCTAAATTAATTGAAAATGTAAAACAACTTTTATTCCCAATTATAATTTTACATTTAGATGATGAAGACGCTAAGAATACATTTAGTCAATTTTCCAAAGGTTTAAAAATTAGTAAATCACTAAGCGAATCCTTCGACAGTACTAAAGCATCAAATAGAATAGCAACTAAACTTAATGAACATAGTATTTTAAAAGATAGAATAGACACGAGAAGGACATACTTACAGAAAACCGACACACAACATGTAGTAACGTTTCTTACTTTGAAAACAGCTATTGATTCTTGTTTCCCAAGTATAAAAGACGAGAATGAAGAACAAGAAATCTATATATTCCTTTCTGCATTTTTTAACGAACTTATTAACTTATTCCCCAATTTGATTGATGAGAATCGTTTATTACTTAAAGAGGAATATATAAATTTTGAAGACATCTTCTTTTACTGCTATATTAGTCTTGCAGAAGATTTGTATTTAAAAAGAAAATCTAATTGGAAGGAAGAAATGAAAGCTTTAAATAAAATAGATTATGATAAAGATAATTCTATATGGAACTGTGTTATAAAGGCTACCAGAACTGGTTGCACAATCATTAATAACAAATCAAGTAGAGCATTAATGATAAGAGTGTTTAAACAAGAATTCTATAGTAATTTATAATTTCATCACCATCTGTAAAAAGGTGGTGATTTTTTATTATTCATAGGTAATTTTAGACTAACAATTGTTAATACTGTAATATAAAATATAATAAATTAAAAGGAGGTAATATTATGGAAAATCAATGTGGAGTAACAGTAGTTGATTGTATACCAGGAGCAGGTAAAACAAGCTGGGCAATCGATTATATGAATACAAATACAAATAAAAAATTTATTTATATCACACCTTATTTAGATGAAGTGCAAAGAGTGTTAGATGGGTGTGTAGATAGAGCTTTCTATGAACCTAAAACAGACAGAGGTGAAGGTTCTAAATTAAAAGACTTTAACAAATTGTTAAGTCAAGGTAAGAATATCGTATCCACGCATTCACTATTTGCTATGATAGATGAAAGCACTTTAAAATATCTGAAAGAGTATAATTACACTTTAATACTTGACGAGGTATTCAATGTTGTGGAAGAAATTAAAATAACCAAAAGTGACCGAGAGATTTTATTAAGAGATAAAGTCGACGTATCTGAAGACGGTAAATTAACATGGATTGATAAAAATTACAAAGGCATATTATTTAGGTATAAAAATGCGATTGAAAAAGGAGATTGTTACATATATGATAATTGCTTTATGTTATGGACTTTCCCAGTCTCTATCATGAAAGCTTTAAAACACACTTATATCTTAACTTATATGTTTACAGGGCAAATACAAAGGTATTACTACGATATGAATAATGTCGAGTATGAATATAAATCAGTGAATAAAATTAATAACAAATATGAAATTGTAGATTATAATAAACATGAAGATTTATCTCATATAAAAGAATTAATAAATATATGTGACGATAAAAAGTTAAATAAAATAGGTGAGGATAAATATGCGTTAAGTAAATCTTGGTATATGAAACAAGATGAGAATAAAGGAGATGGATTTGATGTATTAAAAAACAATATGTATAATTATTTTCAAAATATTATCAAAGGAAAATCATGTGACAATATGTGGACTTGCTTCAAAGATTACAAGTCTAAATGTAAAGGCAAAGGATATACAAAGGGGTTTGTAAGTTGCAACGCTAGAGCAACTAACGAATATAGACATAAGAAAAATTTAGCATATGTAATAAATATATTTAATAATCCAATGATATTAAAATTCTTTAGGAGTAAAGATGTTAAAGTTGACGAAAATACATTTGCATTATCAGAATTGATTCAATGGATATTTAGGTCACAGCTAAGAGATGGAAAGAAAATTAATCTTTATATTCCTTCAAAAAGAATGAGGATGTTATTAGAAAAATGGCTACAACAAAAATCAAGCTAAAAAGTCCTAGAATTAAAAACACACTTTTAAAATAATACGATAAAATTATAATATTTCAATATTAAAAATAGTTATCTCTTATAAAAAAGTATTATATAGGGAGCTATTCGTCAAGAGTTTAATTTAAAACCGATTAAACTCTTTCCTCTTCACTTTTTCATTTATTCATTACATTCATAAATTCAAAGTGACAATAATAAAAATTCAAATTCATAGGTAATTTTTACTCATTAATTGTTAATATATTAAATATAAGGGGTGATGTAAATTGGATGTAATACAAAGGAATAAAACAGAAACAATAGATACAATACATGATTTATTAAATTGCTGGAAATTTAATATAGAAAGTGAATATTGTAATTTAATTGATTTAACAAATATAATTCTAGTTGTATCAGATAGAAATATAGATATTATGTTAGATAAGTTATTGACTGCTATTAATACATTTGAAACATCATTATCGTATGATAAAATTAAATGTAAAGATTTTTATTTAGTTGTATTAAAATTTTATTTTGATAATTTAGATATAAATATACATTTACAATTTAGAGTAATATCATATGAGAAATATTTAGAATTAACATATCATTTAAAGTATAGCTGTGTATTATTTTATATGGATTATAATAAATTCAAAGAAATTGATTTAGATAAAGCAAAGAAAATAATTAATAAAGAACCCGAAAATATGTTTATTGATTATGGTGTTATTAATTTATATTAAAGGAGGAGATATTATGAAAAAAACATTCCAAGAAATAATTAATACCATTAAAGAAGGTGAAGTGTGGATTAATAAATATGATGATAGAAGATTGGCGAAAATAGAAAAATCTTCAAATGTTATACATTTTAAATTTAATGGTGAGTTTGAAAAAATTGGTGTCATGTTAGATGACATATTTGTATTAGACAAGAAAAAATATACTTTTGAGGAGGCTATGAAAGCCTTAAAAGAAGGGAAAGAGATAGAAAGCTGTTATAGTGAAATAAAGTATATTAATAGAAATGAAAATGTATATTATTTTGATACAGAATATAATAAATGGAATGAGTGTAGTATGTTTAGCCTTAAAGAAATATTCGGTGTTTGGTATATAAATAATTAAATTCATAGGTAATTTTTATAAAAGTTTTGTTAATATAGTAATATGAAGGAGGTGATAATGTGAATGATAGAATACATAAATGGCTTTACATAGGTATTTGTTGTTCAGTACTTAGTATTTTATTCTTTGTATTAGAAATAATTTTATAAAAATAATTAATAAAAGGAGCGATGTTATGGATATAAAACAATGGTTAGGTGAAGAAAATAAATTAGGACAAGATATTTGGGAAAGAAAATATCAATATAAAGGAGAATCATTTGACGAATGGTTAAATAGAATTTCAAATGGTAATGAAGAATTAAAGCAATTAATAATAGATAAGAAATTTTTATTTGGAGGAAGAATATTATCTAATAGAGGATTATATAAATTAGGGAAAAAAGTAACTTATTCAAACTGTTACGTTTTACCTCAAGTAGAAGATAATATAGAATCAATCTATGATAGTTGTAGTAAATTAGCTAGAACATTCTCTTATGGTGGAGGTTGTGGATTAGATATAAGTAAACTAAGACCTAAAGGAGCTAGAGTTGATAATGCTTCTGAATTTACTACAGGAGCATGTAGCTTTATGGAAACATTTAGTCAAGTTACAGAAACAATTGGTCAAAATGGAAGAAGAGGTGCATTAATGCTATCAATAGATTGCAACCATCCAGATTTAGAAGAATTTATAAATATAAAAACAGATTTAAATAAAGTAACTAAATCAAATATATCAGTAAAAATAACAGACGATTTTATGAAAGCAGTAGAATCAGATAGTGATTGGAAATTAACTTTTATAACTGAACGTGATGAAATAATTGAAAAAACTGTAAGAGCTAAAGAAATATTTATGAACTTATGCGAAAATAACTGGAATTTTGCTGAACCTAAAAAATACTGGGCTATATAATAGGAATATTATATAGAATGTTCTTTAATTGCAAGAAAGCTAAGTCTAATAGTTGATATGCTAACTTGCAGGGAAGTCGCTATTACCTTAATATCAAAAAGGAGATGATTCTGTTTGGAAGAAATATGGAAAGATATTAAGGGTTATGAAAATTTATATAAAATCAGTTCTTTAGGTAATATATATAGTCTAATAAATAATAAAAAGAGAAAATTAAAATTGAGTAAAGCTGGTTATTTAATAATTGATTTATATAAAAATGGTGAAGGAAAATGGTATAGAGTTCATAGATTAGTAGCCGAAACATTTATACCTAATCCTAATAATTACCCTATAGTATTGCATCTTGATAATAACAAAACAAATAATAATTATATAAATTTAAAATGGGGAACAGTCCAAGAAAATACTCAACAAGCATATAATGATAATTTAATAGACAACTCACAAAATTTTTTATTAACTAATGAACATAATAAAATTATTTGTAAAGGATATGAAGAATTAATTGAATTAACAGGATATAAAAAGTCATCAATAGCAGAATATATAAAAACGGGTAATATTATCAAAAGAGGGAAATTTAAAGGGTATAAAATTTTAAAATAAATAATAAAGGTAATAGCGAAACCTTCAACGACTATCCTTCAGCCAACAGCATAAAAAATGGCAATAGGAGTAGGGCGACAAGCTAATGGTCGTGGGTGAGAACCCCTTAAATCGAAATGGGAACACACCAGAACGGTGTAAGACATAGTCTAAACTTTATGGAAACATAAAGAAGTTCATAAGAGAACTGCTTAGAGTTGCGAACTAAGTGACTGATTGGGTATTCTATATTGGGATAGAATTGAAAATTACAATATAGTAAGCGAAGATTCAGATTTTAAATATGCAGGAGTGAACCCTTGCGCTTTGGATAATCTTGGGTGCAAGTAAAAAATCGAGGTATATCGGTGAACCCTAAGTTATTTATCATTATGAATAATAAGGCAATACCGAGAACAGTAATATCTAATACTGTTTGTAGAGCGTAGAGAGTGAGCGTTAATATGAAAGCAATAATCTCTCCAAGAGTCCTCGACATCGAATGTACCACTACCTTGTGGGAGATGAAAATGTACGCCGAGCTGGAATGGAAAAGACCATTAGTAATCAAGTGATGGCAATAAACTTGATGATGAGGGAAACCTCCAGAGGTAAAAGATAAAAAACTTTTACGGTAACAATATTGGAAGAACCTTTGCCAGAAGGTGGAAGCTGTCTTCTAGGAAGTTTCAATTTGAGTGCTTATGTGAAAAATGGAGAGTTTGATTATAATGAGTTTAAACATGATATACCAATAGTTGTTAAAGCTATGAATGACGTTTTAGACGAAGGACTTTCATTACATCCATTGCAAGTACAAAAAGATACAGTAAGAGATTGGAGACAAATAGGAATAGGTATAATGGGTCTAGGTGATATGTTAATTAAAATGGGATTAACATACGGTGAAGAAGATTCAATCAAAGAATGTGATAAAATAGGATTTACTCTAGCAAATGAATCCTTAAAAGCATCAGCATTATTATCTAAGGAGTTAGGTAGTTATCCTAAATATAATATATCAGTATTAAATTCTCAATTTGTATTGAATAATACGGATAGTGATACTTATGGACTTATAACTCAATATGGATTAAGAAATTCTCAAATATTAACCACAGCACCAACAGGTACTTTGAGTACAATGTTAGGTATAACAGGAGGAATAGAACCCATATTTGAAAAATTCTACACAAGAAAAACTGAATCTTTACATGGCGAAGACGTCTATTATAAAGTTTACACACCAATAGTAAAGAAATATATAGAACAACACGATTGTTTAGAAGAGGATTTGCCAGAATACTTTGTTACAGCGATGGATTTAAATCCTATAAATAGAGTTAAAATGCAAAGTGTATGGCAAAAACATATCGACGCAAGTATATCAAGTACTGTAAATCTACCTAAAGAATCTACAGTACAAGATGTATATGATGTGTATATGGAGGCGTGGAAACAAGGTTGCAAAGGAATAACAATTTATCGTAGTGGATGTGCAAGAGAAGGGATATTGACTACGACAGAAAAAGAAGAAGTAAAAGAATTACAAAGAGGGAAATGGAAATCTTTAGCAAAAGATACTTATTATATTAAAAAGAATTTAACTATAGGTTGTGGTAAATTAAAATTATTTATAGGATATTCTCCAAGTGAAAAAGCTATACAAGACTTATATATTATAAAAAATGGCAACGGTGGATGTACTAGAAATTTACAAGCATTAGCAATTAGTATGAGTGCTGTATTAAGATTAGGAGGAACTTTAGATAATTTAGAAAAAGCATTTAGAGGAATAGACCCTTGTAATTCATTTGTATCAGCTAGAGCAAAAGGTAAAGAATTAAGTAAAGGTACTTATTGTGGTAGTGCGATATTAAATTGTGTTAAAGACCTTTTAAAAGAAATAAGTAATGAAAATAAAAAAGAAATCAAAATAGTCAAAGAAAAAGAGGATACAAAAAAAGTAAATATAAAAGACATTTTAACAGAACAAGAGAAATTAGATAAAGGATTATGTCCAACTTGTGGTGATAAACTAGAAAGAATAGGTGGATGTATACAGTGTAAAGCTTGTGGATTTAGTCGCTGTGATTAAAAGGTGGTGATAATATGTATGGTATATTAGAAACATTAGAAAAACAATTATCAAAATTAATGATGATTAAATTATTTGGATAATATGTTATATAGGTTAAGGGTTAAAAATAATTAATAAATTTGGGGTGAATAGTATGGAAAGAGAAATTGAGGGGTTTAAAAATTATTTTATTACAGATGACGGAAGAGTTATATCTAAAGTTAAATCTAAGCATAAAGAATTATGTCAATGGATAGATAATGTAGGATATAAACAAGTCATATTAAGAAAAAATAAAAGAGATGCTATAAAAGAGTACATATTTTGGTTGCTGAAGCATTTGTTAAAGGTAAATCAGAAAGTAATAATATGGTTAATCATATTGACGGGGACAAATTAAATAACAATGTTGAGAATTTAGAATGGACTTCAAATAAAAAGAATACCCAACATGCATATGATAATAATCTTTATAAAAGCACATATAGATGTGAGATTAAGGTGACACATAAAGTAACAGGAGAAATATATATTTTTAAATCTATACGTTCATGTGCAGAACAGTTACAATTAAATAGAAAAACTATAACTTCAATACTGAAAGGACAAAAGAAAAATAATTACGATTATGAATTTGAATATATAAATTAAAAATAATTAATAAACATAGGTAATTTTTATATCGGTTTTGTTAATACAATAATATAAGAAAAGGAGGTGATAATAAAAATGTAAAATACATTCTAAATAAAATATTAATAAAAAGGGTATGAAACTATAACTGTGGATTAGTAAGAAAACGTACATTGAAAAGTGAATATAAAATTTATTATTCAAAATAACTTTAACTGTGGAAATTGCAACTAGAACTGTGATGTAATTTAGTAAAACATATTATTTAGGAGGTTATTATGAAATATAAAGTATTTAAAAAGGGAGATATTTTAAATCCTAGTTTTTATTATAATGATAATATAAAATATGTAGAATTTAACACATCTGTTCTTATGGAAATAAATAATGATATACATTTATACCCAGTAAATTATCATAAAAAAGAAGTGCCATTATTGAATATTATAACAGTTGATAAGGGAGCGCCTTGTACCTTCCACGCTATAACCAAGATGGTATTTCATAGACACCCTAAAAATTATAAGGAATAAAACTAGAATATAGATTTGAGTTAGTAGCTTAAGGAGATGATATTGTTATGGTAATGTTATTCATAGACTGTAAAATAGAACATTTGCAAGAGATTGTAGGGCAAAGAATTAATTTAGACTTTGATAGTATGACAGGTGAATTATATATTAATGCATTACAAACAGGAAAATATATCAAATTATCATCTAATATAAATATAAATAATGAAGGTAGATATGTAATAATTTCAGATAATGATAATGACAGTTTATTTATAATGAAAGATTTAAATGAGGAATAAATAGGAGGTATGTTATGGGAGACGATTTCAATTTAGCTTTAGATAGTTTGTATGAAACATTAAGGACTGTAAAATGTAAAGATTGTATCTTTGACGAAACATGTAATATGCGTAGCTGTTCTGGGGCTGAAGGTTTATGTGATATAATATCAATTTTTAAACTTATTAATGATAAATACGGAAAATAATTAATAAATTTGTGGCGAATAGGTAATTTTTAAGTAATTAATGTTAATACAGTAATATAAGGAAGGAGGTGATAAAATATACTCTAAATAAAATATTAATAAAAATAACAAATTTTAAGGAGATGATATTTAATGAACAAATTTAATGTTGGTGATAAAGTTAGAATAAAAGGAGATTTGAGTAAATGCGAATTTGGATGTAATTGTTATATGGAATGGTTTGTAGGTAAAGAGGCAATTGTAACAAGTACTTTTGGTAAAGGTATAATAAAGTTAGATATAGATGCACAAGCTTGGGATTGGTCAGAAAATGTATTAGAATTAATAAAAGAGAATGATAATATGAATACGAAAATAGAAGAGAACAAAGTAAATGAATCAGATTTGAAAGATTCTGAAATATCTAAAGAAGTTAAAGAAAAGAAAGGAGTTGAAGATAAAAAAAACTGCAAAGATTGCGATTATTTTGTAAAAAGTTCACTTGGAAATTATTGTGATTTTTATGGAATTTTATTAAATATTATGCATGGTTGTAATGAGTTTCAACTTAAAAAACATAAAGAGGGGATAAAAGATATTAAAACTGAAAATATTGAAAATGACCCAGTTAATCATCCTTCACATTATACAGATGGTAACATAGAAGTTATGGATTACATCGAGGATAAAGGGTTTAATTTTGCATTAGGGAATGCTGTGAAGTATATAAGTAGAGCTGGCAAAAAAGACAAAAATAAAACAATACAAGACCTTGAAAAGGCAGAATGGTATCTTAATAGAGAGATAAAGAGACTTAAAAAATTACAAGGTAAATAGGAGGAAATATGCATGTTAAAAGAAAATAAAAATAAACAAGTAAAAATATATGAACTTGCAGAAGATTTTTCTGTAATATTAATAAGAGAAGACGTGGACAGAGCTTATAATTGGACGCTTTATTATGACGAAGAAAAGCCTAATGAAAACAATATCATAGAAGGTATTCAATATGTTGAATGTTGTTGTGACACGAATAAAGAATTAACATTTGATACAGCGTTAGAATATTTAATGGATGTAACTAGATTTGTAGACGTGCATTTTGATAGAATAGTTGAAGGCGAGGAATACGACGACCCTTGGGAAGATTAAATCCTATTCATTTAATTAAAAAAGGAGGTGATTATTATACCAAATAAAAGTAATAAAATAGGTGCTAAATTTGAAAATAGATTAACAAAACAATTTGAAAAATATAGAAAAGAAGGAAAGGCTTATATTTTTAAAATTCCTGTCGAATTTGTTGTATTAAGAAAAGGAGCTAAAATTGTATCGGCTTTTCCTAAAAAACAATCGCCTTGTTTGGATTACATAGGTATATTACCTAATGGGAAAAGCATAGTATTTGAGGCTAAAACAACAGCTAATAAAACTTCATTTCCTCTTTCAAATATAAAAGACTATCAATATGATTTAATTGATGAGATTCAAAACTATGCAAATAATGTATTTTTTATAATAGAATTTAGAGAATTTAAAGAAGTGTATTTAGTGAGTGGGCTAGCAATCAGAGAGTTTAAAGAAAATAACAAGCGTAAAAGTATACCGTATAAAGAGTTCAAAAATATAGGTATATTAATGAATGATTTAGATGTGTTAAAATATATAAATTATTAATAAAGGAGAGATGTAATATGAATTTTAATATAGGTGATAAAGTAAGAATAAGAGAGGATTTAAATGAATATAATTTTCATGATATAATTCCAGAGATGTTAAAATATGCAGGGAAAGAATTTGAAATAATAGATATACGTTATAATGCTATCTTTGGCGAATGTTATGTGTTAAACGATGTTAATTATTTTTGGTATGGAGATGCGTTAGAATTAGTAAATGAATCAGAAATTAAAATATTAGGTGTCGATTATACAACAAATACATTAAAAATAGAGGAAAGTGTCTCACAAAAGGTAAGGGGATTTGAAATTGTGTCTGATGAATTTAGAAAACATCCAAATGTAGATATAAGAATACCTACACGTGCCACTAGTGAATCAGCAGGATATGATATATCAACTCCAATAGATATTAAAATACCACCTCATAGTATATCCGAAGCAATACAAACAGATATCAAAGCATATATGTTATATAATGAATATTTGGAAATAGTACCTAGAAGTAGCATTGGATTTAAAAAAGGATTAATGTTAGTAAATACATGTGGAATTATAGATAGTGATTATTATGGTAATCCAGATAATGATGGGAATATAGGGTTTAAATTTAAAAATTTAACAGATAAAACAGTAGAATTAAAAGCAGGAGAAAGAATTTTGCAAGGGATATTCAAGAAATATTTATTAGCAGATGAAGATAATTGTAATATAATTAGAAAGAGTGGGATTGGTTCGTCGGGCACTAAATAAAAATAATTAATAAATTTTATAACGGATAGGTAATTTCTTTATGCTATCCGTTAATATATAAGTATAGAAAGGACGTGATAAAATGAATAGATATGAAATATTACACACATTAACATTAGAACAATTAGCAGAAGTATTAGGTAAATATAAATTATGTAATATATGTAAATACCAATCAGATAATAAATGTCTAAGTATTTCACATAAAGAAAGCAATTGTTATGAAGGTATAGAATTATTTTTAAAGGAGGAGTTTTAAATATGAAAATAGGTGATAAAGTTAAATTAATAATAACAGAGGAAGAATTAAATGAAATTTTAAAAACCAATAAAGAATTAAAAGAAAGTATTTTAAAATGTTATAATCAACGAGTTGGCACAATAGTTGATAAATTCTTACCCAGCGAACTCATACCAGAAACTTATTATTGTTTAGATGTAAGTCCAGACGTTGCTTGGAAAGAGAGTGAATTAGAATTAATAGATTAGGAGGGATAAAGAGTATGAATAAAAATAAAATAAGTATTGCGAGTGCAAATGTATTAACAATAGGTGGAGTTGGAGCTATGCTAGCCATAGCTGGATTAAGTTTACCAGTTAGTGGTGTTATAATGGCATATACAATAGCAGGTTGCTATCATTTATCTAAAAAGGATGTTAAATAGATAATGAAAATTTTAATTAACCTTATATTGTTAATAATTTTGTCATATGCATTAAAGCAATCTTTCACATTAGTAAAACCATATAGACATATAATGATTAGTGTTATAATGTTATCAGTTATATTAGTTATGTTTAATTCGTTTGATTTATTATTTTAAGGAGGATATATTATGAAAATGAACAAAAAACAACAAGAACAATTTGAAACTATGGCTATAAAATTTTCAAGAGATTTAAAAAATATATTTACATTTGAAAGTAGTGAAAGATATCTTAAACAACAATCCATTTTTAAATATTCAGCATTTTGTGTAGAATATCTTAATAGATATAATGTATTCGGGGATGAAGTAAGTGATGACGAATTGATAGAAGATAATTCTTTATATAGAAAATTTGAAAGAATTGCAATTCCTGTATTTAGGGAATGTGTCGAAGAGCTTAAAATAGAAAGAGAAGAAAAGATTAAAGAGGAAAGAAAAAGAGCAAAAGAAGAAAGTGATAAAGGTAAAAAGAAACGTAAGAAAAAATAATATCCAAAAAAATAAAAAATGTGGAGTAGGTGCTTAAAAAACATCTACTCCATTTAATTTGTCATTTAATTTGTAAGGTGTAAACTATCAATGAGAAATTTCAAACGCCTTAGAATCGATTTTACAGCGTCATTATTTCTGCAATACTCGGAAATTTATATAATCTCTAAATATTTTTTATTGACGAATCCATAATCTGTATCTGTATAAACAGACACCCATCCATTTAATGAATATCCTATAGTTACAATTTCACCTTTCTTTAATACAAATTTAACTTTACCTAAATTGTCATTTGAATCTGGTCTAGTTGCTCTAACATTTAAAGTTGTGCATCCGATTACTCTTGCTTGAACATTATAAGCTTTCTTGTCTTCTATTGTTTTATTGGCAACTGTAGTTTCATTTGAAGTTTTTACTTCTTCTCCATATTTATATGCTTTTAATAATGGATAGAAATTATTTTCAAATGCTTTTTTAGTATTTCCAAATCCCATAAAGTTAGTACCAGGACATGATTTTCTTGATTTACCAGGATAATAATTCCATAAACAAGTACCACCAGAAGTAAACCATGCATGAGGTCTTATATAAGTAGAAGTTTTAGGAATGTTAAATTTTTCTGCTAGTAAAGCATATACAAATATAACAGATTTCTTTTGTTCTTTTGTCATTATATCTTGCCCTTTATCAAAATTGCCATATATTTCTATACATATCGCATTAGTATTCCATCCTGCTATACCTATAGGTGTACTATTTAAGTTTCTACCTGTTGTTATTTTGCCATTAGGGAATATATTAAAATGTTGTGCTATATAATGACCATGTCCATCTGGGCAATTCCAAGTAACTTTACCATAAGAGTCTAAAGATTTTGTTCTCCCTAATTCTCTATTATCACCATACACTCTTTTATCTGTATTATTCCAAGTCGAATAATCAGGTAATCCCATATGGTGAACTTGTAATCTGGTTATTTTTCTAGTTGGATGTTGTTTATCTAACCATTCTTTGAATTCTTTTTCAGTTTCTAATAATGTGAATCCATTTTGTGTTTTCATTATCAATCAACTCCTTTATAAAATAAAAAAAGAGTAGACAAATTAACATCTACTCTTTAGTAATAATTATTTTTCGTCTTTATTAATTAAATTTCTATAAGCTTCATACAATCCTGTACTTGCTAATCCTGTAATTAAACCACTTAAAATTACATTAAAATCATAACTTTGAGCATTAACTATTGCAACAAGCATACCTACAATTCCCATAATTAAAGGTATATATCTATTTGGTATTTTAGGTATTGAAGTTTTAATTATATATCCAATCGCCAAACAAAATAACATTACACCACCATTTATTAAACTCATATATAAATCTAAATCAATCATTATTTTTCACCTTCTCTTTCATGTTGTTTTATATCTCTAATATCCAATTTTAAATCATCCATATCATGTTTTAAATCGTCAATTTTAACATTTGTATCTCTTACTTCATTACTTATTCCTTTTATGGTCAATGAGAATTCATTTACAGTTTTATGAAATTCTTCTACCGAAGTTTTATATAAGTCTCTATTTTGATTAGCCTCGTTTAAAACTTGTTGTATTAAAATCCATACTAATATTACAAAAACACCCATTGCACCATAATTACTCAACACCTCCAATAAATCCATTATTAGCACCACCTTTCTTTATTAATTATTTATTATAAGGCTATAGTTATTTCAATATATGGTCGAGTACTACCCGTACCACTAAAATATCCATAATCTGTAACTGCGAATCCAGCTGGTGCTAACAGTCTAAAGCCATCAATAGTACCATTTTGGATAGATTGTATTGCTGTGCTATTTAGTGTTAATGTTAAAGTTCCTCCTTTATTAAAATGAGTACTGCTACAATATTGAGTAGAATTAACATTACTCATTGAAAAACTTGTCGGTCTGTAAGTGCTCATATTAGTTGCTCCACTTATTATAGTGTTTAATCCTGCATAATAATACGAATGTAAATTAGTTAATTTTAATTTTACGCTTGTTATTGTTCCTAGCTGTCTAGCTTGTTCAAATAAACTTTTAAAACATATTATTCCTAAATAATTAAAATTAGGATAATAACCTTGATATATTCTATCTCTTCTATCATCGTTGAAATTATCTGTAAATGTTCCAGTTGTACTAGAGCCACGATAACTTCCACTCCAATCAGCATAACCTTTTACAATATACGGTGGAGATGGAGTTGAACCTCCACCTCCAGAAGAGCCGTTGCCTAAATCTATTCTTTCCATACCATTAGAAGTTTTTTTATAAACAGGACAAATTTCCATACCATTAGAAGTTTTTCTATAGATAAGTATGTTATTTAATGAACCATTTTTATTAATGTATATACCACTCATAAAAATCCCTCCTAATTAATATTTGAAATTTGTGAATCTGTTAAAACTGAATCATATACTTTGATATACTCATAATCAGAATAACTATTTGTAGCATTGTATAAATATCTTAATGATGAAGCTCTTGTTGTATAAGTTCCCTCGTATTTAGTACCACCTACATTTAAAGTTAATTGTTTCTTAGTAGAATCACATCTCATAACTAAAATTATTTCTCCTGTAGCAACTTTACCTGTTACATTATCACCATTAATTATAGCTTGGTAAACTGTGCTTGAAGGCATTATATTACAAGCCATATTATCAGTCCAATTTCCTGTTCCTGCTCCTAAAGTCACAATGTTATCACCAGAAGCTACTACGCTTGCATTTGTAGGATTAACCAATATTTTAGCCACTACTGTATAACTATTTAAATTCAATGAACTAACATTGCATAAGAAATATTTATCTCCATTAAATCTAACTCTACCATTAACCTTTTGCACAGTTCCATTAATTGTAGCTGATTTATCTCCTACTAAATCCACCCATTTATTTGCTCCACTCGTAAAATTAGATGCATTTAATTCAAATACAGGATTAGGAACAGTTGTGATAGTTGTCACTGTAGCACTTGCTGTGATTATTACATTACCAGTAACTTTAGATATGTTAATTGTATTATTTACCACTGAAGTAGAAGTTATATTTATTCCACCCATTGTAACTACTATAGAATTAATAGTATATCCATTATAAGCTGTTAATTTTGCACTATATGATTTATTTTCTTCTATACTTGTCATATCATTATTTGTAATTACATTAGTTAAGTTATTTGAAATAACATATTTATCAATACTTGGAGTAGTACTTCCTCCACTAGAAATTCCTTCTATTTTTATTAATATGTCATTTACCCTAGCATCTGAAGGAAATTCTGAACCTGTGTAAATTCTGATTCCATTTATTTCAATACAACCTAATGCCAATCTACTATTATTGATTTCTCCATTTTTCTTCATTTCAAATTGAGAATTGTCAACATTATAATCTATTTTTCCTTCAACTGAAACATTTATATCTCCATTAACATCTAATCTATCTGTTACATTTTTTACCGAATTAACTTCATTTATATCAGCTTTATTAACATACGCTTTATCAAATCTATATTCTTCTGAACCTAAACTAGAACTTATTCCTCTTTCGTAAGGTATTAAACCTTCTTTGGTTGTACGAATAGCTCTAGTTTCATTACCATCTTCAGTAATCATACCTTTGTAACCGTCTATCTCTTTAACTAATAAACCTTTTGTTTCATTTATTTTTTCAATGTAATTATTATGTGTATGATTTATATCGGCATATTTTTTATCGCAATTATTTTTAAAATCTGCTAGAGTAGTTTTAACACTATCTTGTAAATCTTTTATATCTTTTTCGCTAGCAAATCCATCAAAATCAATATTGTTATTGTCCATAATTATTTCAACTAACCATGTACCTATATAACTTAATCTACACTTATAATAACCTCTAGCAAGTCTATAAACATAATCTTTTTCTGCACTTCTAAATGTTGCATAAATCACTTCTAATGTATTTATGTATAGTATAAATTCATTATGAAAGTCTATACTAGGAAGTTTTATAACTAAATCATTATCTGTAGTTACACTTTGATATCTATCTAAAGATAAACTTATTTCTCCATTTACAGGAAGTTTATTTACAACCAAATTGTCTAATGAATAATATAAAGCGTCCTCTATCTTATTCATTTTTTGTGCTGTTATAGTGTCTTTGTCATGCCATGTGGTTTTATTATATCTTTTATTTACATCAAATATTTCTACAGAGTCTCCTATAGTTATATGAGAATTTCCTATACCTCCTTGATTTATTCCACTTGAAGTATCTTCTGAATAATCAATTATAGGATTTACATGAAATTGATTATAAACTATAGGTAAATGGATTTCACTGTTATCTTTACCGAATAATTTTATTTGAAAATTATAATCTCCTATTTCTACAACTTCATCAACTATATCTTCTGTAACTTTTAAAATTATTTCGTTAATGTCCACTGCTGTTTTGGGAAGAACCACTTTAGTTTTATTAGGTTTTTCTAATGTTATTTGAGAATAACTAGCACCTTCTATACCTTCACCATTGGAAAATTTATAAGGAAAACCATCAACAGTAAAATAAAGCACTATATCTTTATCTTTTTTGCTTAAAAATATATCTCTGTCTAATGTTGCTTTACCACTTTTTATTTTTATATTAAATTTACCGTACATAAAATCACCTCCTATTTACCAAAACAAGTTAAAAATACCGTAAAACTACCTTCTAATTTTATATTTGAATCCAAATGTCTTAATCCTATTTTTACTTTATCTTTTCCAGACGGAACAGCTACAACATTTAGATTACTATAAATGTATTTTGTAGATTCACAACTACAAGCTACTGTGAGAATCACATTAGGAAATGATTTTTTTAATGTAATTTCTTGTGTTATATTTTCCGAACTACCATCGCCAGTTAATGAAACAGTCATACACTCAACAATCATTCCATTTATATTATTATAAATATAATCGTCTCCTAGTGTAACTGAATTTGAATTATCTCCAACTGTAGTTGTTCCTAATGATTGCCATGCACCATCAACTTTACCTAATATTGATAAATTCATTACATCACCTCCTAGAATCCATTCTTATGATTAGCTCTTACATATGTAGGATAATCAAAATAGCAAACATCATAATCTAAATCAGCATTATGTCCAGGAAGTCGTTTAGTGGCTGACATTTGCCATAACTTAACATCAGTTCTAGTCCAAGTACAAGCTGAACTCCATTGAGCCACCCATATGTGGTCAGTATATTTTACATTATTCCAATTTACATAACTTGTTGCCCATGAGTTATTAGTATAAATTCCTGCCATATATCCTGCATCATTTATTATTTGACAAAAAGCGTTCATACAATTTGTCAATACGGTTTTGCCAGGATTCCCTAATTTATCAACTAAATCATTTTCTTGGTCAAAAAATACTGGAAATTCAAATGTTTGAGAATATTTGCTTAATTGTTGAACTACCCAGTTCGCCTCTATTTTAGCTTTTGCAACTGTATTTGCGTATGAGAAGAAATATACACCTACAGGGATTTTATTTTCAATACATAATTTTAAATATTCTTCAAATTTTGGGTCTATTACAGGTTGTCCACCAGTTCTACTACCATAACCAATTCTTAATATTACAAAATTTATACTACCATTTTCTTTTAAAGTTTTTAAATCTATTGTACCTTGCCATCTTGATATATCTATTCCATAACAAGGTACTGTAAATCCTGTATTACCACCTACTTCTCCTGTTCCTCCTGCATCAACTTTTATCGTAGATATACTTACATATGAACTATTAGCATTTATATATCCTATACTATTATTATAGCTTACTTTAACCCATGAAGTATTTGTATAAGTTTCAAGTATTGCCAATGTATATCCGTTAGGTACAGCTCCTAATACTGGATATTTTACACCCATACCACTTCTAACGTTTAAAGCATTACAAATTACTTTTGCAACTTTAGTAGTAGAAGATAATAATAATCCCACATACGCTTTACCTGTATTTTCTCCTATTGCAGTAGCAGTAGGTTGGTCTTTACAGTTTATAGCGAATACGGGAAGACTGTGTGAAGAACTTAATCCTAAAGCATCCTTACTTATTGTTCCTGTTATTTGGAATACCTTACCATCTATATCTTTTCCAGTGTCTGCAAATTTAACATATTGTCCAACATATCTTTGGTCGGTAGTTAAACATACATTTTTATCTGGATATTTATCACTTGTAAATTCTGATTCTATATAATAACCCATTATAGTTGAGTCTAAAGTTAAATTAGATACCCATACAGTTTTATCTTCAGCAGGTGGTTTTACAGGTGTTGGATTACTTGGAACATCTTTCCCGTCGTCGTCATCGTCTTTAGGTTCTTCATAAATTCTTATCCATAATTTATATTTTGGGTCATTAGGAATATCTTTACCAATATATATTTCTTCTTCTGTAAAATGTTCAAACATATATTTAAATATATCATTAAGAGAATCGAATTTAGTTCCTTCAATTAAACCTTCTTTATAACTGCATAATTCTTTTCTCATAGTTTCAATTAATTCATCTTTAGTCATATCGTTGTTATCTAATAAAGCTCCTATGCCTTTTACTTCATATGCAACTTTAATTTCCGTATCTAATTCTTCAAAAGAGGAAATTATTAAACATTCTCTTTCTTCGTCATACTCTGGTTCTACTCCGTTTATTTTTTTAAACCCATATCTTTTCATTAGGTCTTCGTTAGTATTAAAGTTAGTAATCAATGCCCCTTCTGAAGTTTTATAATTCATAGGAGCATATACTAATTCTCCGTTTATAATTTTTCCGTACATATAATACCTCCTTTATATTAAAGAGTAGATTGATATCTGCTCTTTAATCGTTTAATCTTTATAAATTGCAAATTAAATACCTTGTGTGATTTTAAAATTATCAAATTGCCATACAGACATTCCATCTACGATAGTTCTTATAGTAGGTGCATTTTCATGAACATTGTAAGCATAAACCATATCTGTCTTACTATCTAGTACAAAAGTAGACCCATTTATAATTTTATTTTTAAATATTCTAGCGTTTTCAACTTCGGTTCTTTGTTCATATGTGCAATAATCAAAAACATTATTATATAAAACAACACTCCTACTTTTTACATTAATGACACTATGCTTATTTTTGTCTGTTGATTTAAATAAACAGTTTTTAACTATATGTCCATGTATGTGTTGTCCTCCATCTTCCCAATCTATTTGAGAGGAAGGGTCATAATAACCACAGTTTAAAAATTCACAATTGTCTATTATTATGTCAGTACCCCCTTGAGGACATAAACCAGTTGACATAGCTTTTTCAAATTTACAATTTTCAAATCTAAAACCTTTCAATTCATTTACGGCAAATATGTGAATAATACCTCCAAAATCGGGGTCTGCCGTAGTAGGAAGAGAATCTTGATAAAACTCAATCTTACAATAACTAGAATTAGCAGGACGTTGATAATATTCAAATTGAACACACTTATCTAACTTTGAAATAAATTGTTTGTTCTCATCAAAGAAATAAATATTATAAAATCTACCTTTTACATAAGCATATCCACCGTATCCTTGCATACAACCTAACCCAAAAGTAAGTGTTTTATCTTTATATTTATTTAATGAACTAAGTGAAATATAGTCTTTACATCTGAACCTAGTTGTAATATTGTCATCATTAGCACCGATATCTGTGTAACCACCAACTTCTGCATTAGATAACTTAAATGCTGTTCGTGTATCCCCATATACATTATGACTTAAATTAATATTAAATCCTGGAGCATAACTAAATTCACAATTCACAAATTTACTACCATCACATGAACCTATTACATCAAACATTAATTCATGTTCTATATGATGTTCGGTTTTATCTAAATAATTTTCACCATAAAATTTACCCTTTTTAATTATACAATTTTTTGTATTTAATAAAGAAAACATAGTGAAAGCATATTCATTATTTGCTCTTACGTGTTCCCATTTAGTTATATCAACTTTTTTTCTTAGTTCCAACTGAATAATAGAATTATTAAAATCAATAATCATATTGGAAGGAACAGTAATAGTACCAAAATCTCCGTTTAAATTATATACACCTTGTGGAAAAACTATATGGTCATACTTATTTTCAGATGCATATTTGAATAAATTAACAAAACCTTGTGCATTAGACACTCCAGTATCACTTGTGCCAGCATTATTTAAATTAAATTGAGTTAAATCAACATTTAATGTTTTTGTAGAAACAAAAGAATTATCCTCTACTACAACATTAAAACTTTTAGTTTTACTGCCTGAAACATCGGAAACCGTGATAGTTGCAGTGCCAACTTTATTAGCGAATAATACTCCAAACTGTGTACTAACAACAGCAGGATTATTTGATGTGATATTTACAACATTATCTTGACTTGTCATGTCATATAAAAAATTTGTATCATTACTAAATACAACTGCCCATAACATATGATTATCACCTATGTTCATTCTTGAAATAGGATTTATGATACATATATCACTTGCGTTTCTAGTACTTGTGACCTTCTTTTTATCAACATCAGATATTTGTTTTCCAACATTAATAGGTACTTTTTTAGTAAAATTTTTAGCAGTTATATTTAGTGTAGTAGAACCAACAGAAACACCTTTAATCTTACCACCTTCCATTTTAGCAATATTTTCATCATCAATAGTTAATGTGGCATTATCACAAGATTTATAAGGAATTACCTCATAGTATGGCTCTAAAACCTCATTTGGTTGTAAATTATATTCACTAAATGTACTCACATCAGTTACATTTAGTTTTTGTGAAAAAAATCATTTAAATAGGATATCTCGGCACTTGTTAATGCACCTTTATAAATATAAATATGTTTTATAGGTTTGCAATTTCCATTTGTATCCTCGGTAGTAATATCAATTCCTTTATGAATACAGGAATATTGCATATTCCAACTATTCCAAATATCTTGCTTTGGAACACTATATAATAATTTTCCATTCAAATAACAATCTATTGTACCATTAGTATTTAAGGTGAATACAGCAAAGTTTATATCGGGTAAAGTACTCATATCCACAGAGGCAACAGGGTCAGCAAAATAAACAGATGTGCTTGCATTTTCATTGCAAAATACTGATAAATACAAACCATAACTATTCCACTCATATAGAGAAGCATTATAATATTTTCTGAAACTAAAACCTTGCATAGTAACATTACCCTTATTCTTATCAAAAATATAGGCATAGGTTAAAGAACCCTCAGTTTTCAACGCATCAACCGTAACTTTACTATTTTTTATATTAATTAGTTTTTTATCAGAAACAGTAGCTACATCATTACTAACAGTATTAGTAAAAGAAGTAACTGAACCATCACTTAATCCAGTTAAATCCATATCCACAAGTTTTTCATTATCTATAGAAATAATAACTTCAGTACATTCTACAGTTATTACTATATTTCCAGTAACCTTAGATATATTAATATTACCATTGTTATACACACTGTCGGTAATATTTGTACCACCCATAGTAATAATAACATTATTAATAGAATACCCTTCGTTAGCAGTAATAGTTGCAGTATAAGATTGATTCTTTTCTATTTCAGTTGCATTATTATTATTAATTGCATTGGATAATGTATTTGTTATAGTATATTTTATTACAGCAGGTGTAGTAGAACCTAATGGTATTTCTGCTATTATTTTATTTCCGTATTTTATAATAAAATTACTATCAGTTTGTTCTGTAGTAAAGTTGTTCACAATATCGTTAAATTGTGAATTCATCCCATCTAAATTTTCTCTTAATGTCTTACCATCTTCACATAATACATTATCATCTGTAGACCAAAATGAAACAATATTTCCATTCTCATCTCCATATTTATTCTTCATATACTTCATCACTTCATACCTCCCTAATTTATATAACACTCTTCAGAAGAAATTTTATTAAAAGGAATTTTTGTAATAGTTCCTGTTTCTCCCCCCGATGTGTCACCTTTAATCACAGGCACATTTTCATCATGTATTAAGGTATCTCCATACCAAATTTCATTTAAATAATTTAATTTTATTTGACATAATACATCTTTTTTTAATATTGGTTGTGTTCTCCATGCTATACTTGGAAATATTAGAATTAAATTATCCACGGCTGGTTTAATAAGTAAATTTAATTCTACAAATTCATCCATTTCTGGTAACACAATGGTTGATAATGTTTCTGTTTTTAAATATTGATATTTATCACCTGTTAAATTTAATTTATCTTCGTTATCGGCAATAACTACATTTAAATAATCTACTATTTGTTCTTTTTTATTTTTTATTTTATTGAATTTATATAGTTTGAAATAATCTTCATTAAAACAACATAAACCATATGTATGAGTATCTGTATTACTTGTTATATACACATAATTTCTATTACCGTCTAAATATATTATTTCAGTACTAGAATTAAAATCTTTTGCCCAACCTTTTAATATATAAGAACCTTTACTTAATTCTGATATTATTATAGGTGTATCTTCTGTACCCTTTTTAATTGTATAACCTTTACTTTCTTCTAATTCTATTAATTTTACCTTATGTTGTAATATTTCATCTCTAATTTCGCTAGTTGCTTGTTCTAATTTATTCAATTTAGAATCGGTAATTATATCTCCAGAAATCCAAACAGTTCTATTATAAGACCCATCGTCATTGAAAGTTTTTAATTCTTTTCCATATTTAGCAACCTTTATGTTATCTATTGCTGTTCCGTCAACTGTTCCGTAAGATAAATCGTCATCATCCACTTCACATTCTTCAACTGACATTATAAAATGAGGCAGTTTTATTCTTCCACCTTTATCATCATAAATTCTAATATGAACATGATAATTCCCTATTTCATCAATTTGATTCATTATTTCATTATTAATTGTAAATAATATTTTATTATCTATAATAGGTACTATATCTGATTTTATTTGTTTTTTTAAAGGACTAACTAATACTATATCAGATAATAAATAATTAGAACTTAAATCTAAATAATCAGTATCCATCAATTTAAAATATATGTCTACGCCTTTATCGTGTTGAAATATTGACAACTGACGATTTAAAATACTCTTTTGTTTATTGATAATTATTGAATATTCTTTTTTCAAAATTTTATACCTCCTTTTAATTATTAAATATCTACTTCTAAATCATATTTAATCCAATTTATAAAATTTGACACATCCTCAATACCATATCCTTGTTCTAATGAATTTTCAGATAAAAATTCTTCCCTAATTAATCTACTTAGAAATAATCTAAATTCATCCTCTGATAAATTTAATAAATATTTTTTAATATCTTCTTTTGAATGATTTATTCCACTATCTGTTGCTCCAGTATCATAAGCAAATTTTTCTAATATTTTATCTTTCATAATATAATCTCCTTCCTAAACATTTGTATTATTTTCAAGAGCATCTAATCTTGATTCTATGTTAGATAATCTCGAATTTATATTTCCTATTTTAGAATTTAAATCATTGACTTGATTTTGAACTTCTAAGATTTTATCATTTAATCTTTTTTCAATTTGTTGTAAATTAACTTCACTTGTTGCTGAATTGATTAAGTTTATACAATTTAACATTTGTGAATTTAATTTATTTCTAGCTTCCCTATATAATGCTAATCTTATATTAAATTCTTTTCTCTCGTCTTTATCAAAAATTAAATCTTTCATATCTACTCGTATTGAATTAATGAAATTTGTATGTTTTGCTTTAAAATCATCAAAATATTCTTTTAATAGTTGTTTATTATTATCTCCTAATTTTTCATTATTATAGTAAGATTGATAACTAGCTTCTATTTTAGAAACGTAATTAACCATTGCATTTGCTAAAGCGTCCAATGAATTATATTGTGCTACTGTTAATTTTCCATCTGTATTTAACAATGATTTAGTTATAGGTAACATATCATTTGAGTACTTTTGATTTGCATCAAAATATTCTTGAATAGTTTGTTGTTCTTTAGCAAATGAATTAATTAGTGAAGCTTGTAATTCATTCATATTGTTAGATAAATCGTCTATTCTAGCATTTGTATTATAAACTTCATCTGATATAGTGCTAGAAGCTCCTAATGTTTTTTCACCTTCTGTAGAAATGGATAGAGTTGTACTACATGAATCTTTAAAAGAAGACAATGTTATCAATATCGTAGTTATATTAGATGTTATAGACGAAATATCTACTAATGTTATATTTTCTCTATCGTCCTCTGTGACGATTTTAATTTCTACAATTAAATCAGCCAACATTTTTTGCAGAGATAGTTGATATTCTAAAAAAGATGTTGTGTCTACATCATTAGAATTTTCTGCCATCATATCAATTAAAGCATCACTGTATCCTAGCATTTCTTCAAATTTATTATTAATTATGTCAAGTCTATAATTAACATCTGCTTTTTCTGCTGAATTGAATGTTTCGTCGGAAAGTCTATCTATTAATGTGGTCTTTAAATCTATCATTAAAGAATTGGAATTTATTATAGATGTATTTAATCTTTCTTTAATTTGTTCAAATGATAAATTTTCTTGATATTCTTTTGATAAATTCTCAATATTATCTTGAGTGATTTCTAATTGTTTTTTATAAAATTTATTGTTCTCGTTCACTCCCTTTAATTTTTCTGATATTGATTTTTTGTCATATCCATCAAATAACATATCTAATAAATCTGTCGTAGTCGTCACTCCGATACCATCTATATTTTTAATGATAAATATTAAATTTTCCTCTTCATTTAATTTATTATTTGAGCTTACTAAATCAGAAGTTTCTATCTTCCAATAAATATATTTATCACTGGTGTATAGATTATTTATTGGATATAATTTTTCTGAATATTTAATAACTAAATCTTTAATGTAAATATATTTTTGTGTGGGGCTATTATTTTCAATCGCCATTTAATCACCTCCTATAAAAATAGTCCCCATATTTATGTGGACTTGTATTACATTTATTAATTATTTTTAATTTGCAATCTTTCTATCAATATATCTTCGATATTATCTATATCGTAATACCAAATTTCTAATAAATTAATATTATGTTCTTTAGCATATTCCTTTTTTCTACGGTCATGTTCTAGTTGTTTTTTAAAATCTTCTTCTGTTTTATGAAAAGCAGGTGTAAATTTTTTGTGTTGAATTCCTTGGCATTCTATTAAAAAATTATAATTTGGTAGATAAAAATCGTATGATAAATTACCACCACCAAGACCAATTAAATTGTTATATTCTACTTGAACATCATAATTAATTTTATATTTATTTAAAATATCTTTGGTTAAATGCTCTAATTGTGAACAATTACACTCGTTGCAATATACTCCATTTTTATATCTATTTAATTTATTTAAACTCCTTTCAAATTCTTTACCACATTCTTGACAAATGAACTTGTATTTTTTATTACTCATAGGTGCTACCTCAAAAGGAGACTTTTCATTATTAGATGACCAATATTTAACTTTTTCTGGGTATAAAGAACCAAAACTATCTAACTTGTGAATCATTTTATGATTTTTATGTGAACAATATGGACATCTACTATTTTCTCTTGTAAAATGAGAAGGTGTTACTAAATAACCACCATTATCATTATGATAACTTTTATTCTGACATAATATCCATATTTTACGACTCGTACTTTTAGGTGCTATATTAAAAGGATTAACTATATTTTTAGGTGACCAATACTTTTTTATTGCATCATTTCCAAATTCATCTATTAACCATTGTCCAAAACTATCTTTTGGATGAACTTTTTGATTACAACAATAAGGACATCTTTTCCCTTCTTTAAAATGAGCAGGGGTTGTTTTATAACTATCATGATAATCTTTTTTATTGCACTTTATCCAAACTTGTTTGTTGGCTATAGCTTTACTTATTAAATAAGGATTTAATTCATTCTTTTCCCAATCCCAATATTTATTTAATCCTTCACCTAATTCCATTTGTATATGGTGTGCGAATGAGTTTTCATAAGAATTGCAACAATTAGTACATTTATGACCAATTTTAAAATTGTTTAATCTTATATCATATTCTTTCCCACAGTACGGACATTTAACTCTTATGTGCGATTCTGATTTTTTACCATCTATGGTCATCTCTTTATATCTATAACTACCAATATAAGTATATTTATCTCCTCTATTATTTACCATTTCCTCATGTTCTTCATTATAATACATAATATCTCCCCTTTATTAATTATTTTTACTTCCCTTTATATTCTTTCCAATTGTAACTTAAATTAAACCTTTTGAGAAATTGATTATTTATTCCAGATTTGATTTATCCATGAATTTTCAAAAAATGTTTTATCATCTTCTTTAAATTTCCAGAAATTAATCAAAGTTCCTCCATATTTCATATAACTTGTAAATCTTGTTTTATACTGACTTATTTTACCATAATAATTCATAGCCCAATTATAAGATTGAGTATAACTCCATGCTAAAGATTTATTTCCGTATTCAACAATATAAGCATCCACTCGTAAAGGATTTGTCATTTTTGAACTTACATCAGAATAAGATTTTCCCAAAAATAAATCGAAATCTGTTCCACCGACACCTGTGTCACAAACAGTTACGATACCATCTTTATTACCCCATCTTCCTTTTAAGAAAGGGATATAAATCTTACTACCATATGGTAAATTGTATGAACCGACACTTTTTGCAACTTCTAATGGTAAACCAGAACCTCCTGTTGTATATTTTGCTGAATAATATCCAGTCATACAACAATTAGTTAATTTAGCTACATAATTCACTCCATCTATTGTTCCTTCTTCGTAAAATACATTTGGATGTTCAGAGTCGGAAGGGTTCATTATGTTATTTGAATTATCAGCTTCAGCAACTTGAGGTAATCTAAAGAATATCCATTGATTTTTATCAAAAGTTCTTTTTCCTTTTCTTATACCACTCGAATAACCAGACGCCTCATACATTTCATAATCTGAATATCCGTAAATCATAACATGATGAGTTCTACAAGTAAATACATTATTTCTACTAAAACTTACTCCATCATTAACACAAAGAACAATATCTCCTGGTTTTGCATCTCTTAAACCTTCTTCTTTATATAACCAATATTCAGCTCCTAGTTGTTTTAATTTCTGTTGTAATGTATTTGCCGAACATGATAATCCTTTTAAATCGGGCATACCTGCGTAATCATAACAGCATCCAACATAACTCGAACAATCCCATCCGTATGTTTGATATGGAATTACCCAAGAAGGTTGGTAATAGCGTGTTGAACCTAAAACTTCAGACATAGCTTTGATTGTATTTGGTCTTCTATAATCTACAGTTCTATATCTTTGAGAATAATTTGCTTTATGGTTAACACACATTCTAACTATTTCTTCAGCTTTTTCCATAATCTTTTGTCTTATGGGATTTACTCCATTTGTTCCACTGTCTTCATCATCTGGAGGAATAAAAGAACTTACATTATTTTTGATTTGATATTTAATATTATTTAACAACATTTTACATCCTACTACATTTAAGTCTAATCCATTATAAGTGTAATGTGAAGCTAATATATCGCTTTCAACCATTCCACCTTGAACTGTTATAGATTTTAATCCTAATTCATTTGCGATTTTTTGTAACATATTATTATAATTTTTAATTTGACTATTTAATTGTTCATAGCTATAATCTACAGTTGCATAATTTATACCAACAGGTAATTCATTTGCTACAAATATATACTTTCCTGTGTATTTAGTTTTTATAGAATTTAATAATGTCTTTATTTTGCTTATGTCACATAGAGAATCATTGTTTAATCCTAACATAACAACGATAGCTTTTGGGTCTGATGGATAAGTTGTAATATCAAAATCTTCAACAATATTTCCAAAATACGTCATTTTTGGGGCTAAATTATATTCCTGTAGATTTTGAATTCTTTTTGTTCCTATAATTAATACTTCATCTAAATCGTCTATATTTATTTCTGCCTCTTTACCACTAACTGTAACTGTGCAAGATGCTTTTATTTTAGAATTTTTATTTGATATAGCTGTTATAGTACATTTTCCTTGACCTACACCTGTTATTAATCCCTCATTTGATACTTTAGCTATATTACCATCGGAACTAATATATGTTATTGATTGATTCGCATTAGTAGGAATTACTGTAGGTAATAAATAAACTGATTCATGTTTATCTATTTCTAATGAATTTGTATTTAATCTGATACCTGTAACATTAACATTACTACTATCCCCCATATCAACTTCTACAACTACTTTACAAGTATCTGTTTTATTACCGTCTTCTGTTATTACGGTTATTATGCAAGCTCCATATCCATTTCCTACTATTACACCGTCACTTACACTTGCAATGTTTTCATCACTACTAATCCATATTACATTTTTATTTTTAGCTGTATCTGGTAGTATTGTCGCCTTTAAAATATATTCTTCATTTAAATTTATATTTAAAGTATGCTGATTTAAATCTACACTTGAAACACTGTCAACGTAAGCTTTATTAGGGGAAAAATCTAAGTCTAAATCCATACCAGTCATTAATGTACTATTAACTTTATTGTATTTTTGTTTATTCCACAACCATTTATTAACTGATATAATTTTTTTTGTTTCTTTTGATTTTTTTAATAAATCAGCAATTACTCTAGTATCTTCTTTATTAGTTTTTTTATTCGAGAAGGTTAAACCTAATTTATTATCTTCATAATTCATAGTCCAACCTGTAAAAAAAACTAATTCTTCTTTATCTCTTTCTTTATCGTAAGTAGATATAACGTCTCCTAAACCTAATTGAATTTCTGGACTCAATCTACTTTTATCACCCAACAATCTATTTACAAAATTCACTGAATCTATCGAGAATTCTACCGTAGGTTTACATTTAGATTCTAAAATATGTTTTCCTGTTTTTATTAATTCATTAGCATCTACAAAACTATCATCTGAATATGTATCATAATAAATATAATCTTTTAATTCACTTAATAATTTTTCATCAAATAATAAATTCCCTGCCTCGTCTTCTGATGTCTCTCTTCTACATAATTTGTTTAATCTATTAATTTTAATATCTAATTCTTTTAATTCTCTTTCTATTTTATATATTTGACTTGAAACAGATTGTAATTCTAAATTAGATACATCTAATTCACTTTTTATATCATCTAATAAATAATATTCTTCTTCAGTTTCCATATCTGTATAACCGTCTATTATATTTTGTAATTGATTACATTTAGTCATAAGTATATTTTCTGATGAATCCAATGTAGACAATTCTGAATTTTTTTGTGCTTTTAAACTTACATATTCTTTCCATTTTTCCATTCTTTTAGGAGTTAATTCTTCAAATAATTTTAAAGCTCTAATTAATTCTTTGCTCATATCTTCGTTTTCTATAAAATATGAATAATTTTCAATATAATTTAATCCTGTTGGGTTTGCCTCCTCTACTATACACTCTTCTTCATTACCTTCAAGGATTAATCTAGTTACAATATCAGAAGAATTAAAAGTTTTTTCCAACGATTTTAAGTAATTATCTTTATTCAAAACTAATTTTAAATCATTCCCAAATCCGTCAATATCATATAGATTTATTAATTTATTTTTTCTATCAAACACAGGAACACAACAAAATTGTTCTGCAATGGTTTCAGTTATAAATGAATAAAAAGAAGTATTTGTTTCTTCTTGCATACGAAGTTTGGGTTCTCCATTATCCATATATCTAACTGAATCATCTATATGACCCAATCTCCAACCTGTTTGTTGATATAAATATTCATCAAAAGAATAAGTATATGTCTCTTCATCTTTATCTTTTAACATAAGTCCACAATCTGATAAAGCTATTGTGTTTTTTTCTAATTTTTTTTCTAATCCATAAGCAGTAATTTCTTTTGTATGATTTGATTGATTTTCATTTATTTCTTTAATCACAAAATATTCACCATCAACACATATTAATCTTTCTGCTATAACTTCATCATATACATAATAATTTACCATCTTCTTTGAGAAATTATCTCTATATCTCAAAGGTATTGTAAAAGTTATCGTATCTACCTCGTCAATATTTCTACTTTCTTCTGTTAAATAAAATATAGGTATTTCTGCAATAACGTCTCCATTTAATTTTGTCAATACAATCTTTTGTATTGGTTTTAATTCCTTAATAATTACATCATTCATATCCATCACCTATATTACTTCTGGGAAACTACAGTGAACAATTATATTACATTCTCCTTCAACGATTAATTGATTATCTCCTTGTTTTAAAGTAATCCATTTTCTATTACAATCTGATATGGGATAATATCGCTTATTGGATTTAACCAAGCACATTTTATTGTCTATTTTAATAGTTTCCTCTTCAAGTAAATTATTTATTACAAAATCATTTACTTTTACTTTTTGATTTCTTTTACAATTACTTTCAATTACAATTATGGGTTCATAATTTAAGTCTCCACTATTATGTATATCTATTAATTCTTTACCTTTCACTTCTTTTTCTATAACTACTTTTTTATATGCATATTGGCTTAAAGGTTTAAATGTAACTTCTATACAACCTTTAGGTTCACCGTATGTAAATTTTTTTTGTATTTTCGTACATTTTAAATAATATACATAATCTAAATTGTCATAAGAAATAAATTCTTCAAAGTCATCACTTATTAACCATTTTTTAATTTCTCTAAAATTTTCACCAGTCCATATTAAAGGCATTCCGTCTTTTTCTAAATATAATTGTAATGTTATATCTTCGGGTTCTTCTTCTTTTTCATTATATAAATCTAAATTATCTTCTTTTTCTAATGTTTTATTATATGGGACACCAAAATCATTTAGAACATCATTATCAGTGGTTAATATACTTAAAAATTTATCTTTAGATTGTTTTCCTTTCCAAATAAAATATTGACTTTTAAACAATTACATCACCCTCCTTATAAAAGAGGGTTAATATATTAACCCTCTATAATGATTTGTTAACAATATCTTTTAAAGTTTTATTAATCATTTCTTGCATGTCATCAAGAACATTTTCATCAACACTTCCTTCAACATTAATATTGATATCACCCACATTTAATGTTTTAGAAGTTGTATCCTTATTCATGCCTTCTTTATAGTTTACATTTCCTAGTTGTTTAAATCCAAGTTCTTTAAATATATCTTTATAGTCTTTTAAATAATCCAAAGCTACCTCAAGATTATCACACAATTCTGTTTTAATTGAATCACCCAATATTCCTACTGCGTCTCCACTTGTTTCTGCAAAGTCAATCAATTTATCTTGTAAATTGGTAATATTACCATTTAAATCGGTAAAAGTATTAGTCATCATTGCATCTTTAACCATTTGTGCTATCTTTTGTGGAGTATAAGTGTCATCTATATTTTGTGTCATATCTTCTTTCTTTTTATCTAAAGCGTCTAATTGTTCTTGGAACATATTATCTATGTCTTCATCAACCTTATTTTGAACTGTTTCATCTAATTTATCTTGAGCCTCTTTTAAATCGTCTAATAATTCTTTTAACTTAGATTTACCACTCATAGAATTATCTCGTTTTGCTAATTCTATCTTTTTATTAATAGTGTCAATTTCGTCTTGTTGTTCTTTTAAATTTTTTGCATAATCATCTTCATCACGTTGTTTTTTATAATCATCTCTTCTTTTTTCTATTAATTCTTTTTCTTTGTCGTATTGTTTTTCTATAGCGTCTTTACGTTTATCTATTTCATCTTTTATTACATCTGTGATTTTATCTTCTATATCTTTCACTTTATTAAGTTTATCTTTTTGCAAATCTACTGTGTCTTTTTGTAAATCGGCATAATTTTTTTCTGCGTCAGCTAAATCATCATTTATTAAAGAAGTATATTCTTCCAATAAATCATTAACCTTTTCCAAATCTTCACTATTTTGAAAACTGTTTAGTACTTCGTCTATATTGCTTACATTTCCTTCTACGTCAAATGTGAAACCGTATTTAGATAAACTTTCTTGATATGTAGGAATCTTATTTTTCATATTAGTTATTAAATCCATCTGTTTAGATAGTTGTTCGTTCATAAGTTTTAATTTTTCTTCTGTTAATTTAATTGTATCTACTCCATTCGAATTTTCTAGTTTAACATCTATTATATCAATTTTATTTCCTAGTATATCGAATTGATTTTTTAATTGAGTTATGGCGTTGCTAAATTTATACAATTTATCTTCTCTAGTTAGTTTTTCAATTTCGTCATTATTTTCTTTAATTGTATTTTTCATTTCTTGCCATTGTTCTTCACAGCTAAATAAATCACTTTGTTGTATATCATAATATTTATTAGCTAAGTTTGTAAGTTTATCCAATTCTTCTTTATATTTACTAGCTTTATCGCTTGCTGTATTATTTGAAGAACCACTAGAAGAGCTATTTTTAGAAGATTTATCGGCTACATCTTGAAGTCGTTTATATTCTTTTTGCATAGCCAATAATTTTTCTTCATAGTTAGTCATATTCCCATCTTCATTAAATTGGAATCCTTCTTTTTGAAGTTTTTGTTGAAGTGTTTCTCTTTCAGAAATCAAATCGTCATAATATTCTTTTTGAAGTTTTGCTTGTTCTTCTAATAATTTATTTTTTTGTTTAAGGTATTTAATTTTTTCAGTACCTACTGCTTTTTCCATTTGTTTATCTAACAATGAAGTTTTCTTAGTTACTGTTTCAATTCTATATTGCAACTCTTTAAATAATTCAACGGAGTATTCAATCATATCTAATACATTTTGATATTCAAGGCTTATAGGAGTTAAAGCTGTTTCTATATCACCTATACTATTAAAATCTCTCGTAGCATAGGTACTTATTCCACCAGAACTATCTGAAGTAGGAGTTGCTGTATTTACATCATTTGCAGTTACTACAGGTTGTGAAGTCACCATTGGTGTAGCACTCAACTGCTCTACAGAATAAGGATTATCTTCTATATTAGAAAACTCACCTATAGAATCTCCCCACATTACTGATTTTCCCTTCCCACTATGGGGAACTTTTGATTTACCTTTTTCTGTATAGGTTAAAGTAGCCATTATTGATATACTTCGTGGTATTTCTTTTATTTGTTGTTTCAAACTAGCTAGTTTGCTTGCTACATCGGCACTATTACTAATTATTTTAATATATTTCTCTGGAATTTTTAATCCTTGAAGTGCATAAAGTTGCTGTAATGCTTGAAAAGCCATTACGGTAACATCTACGACTTTATTTTTTAATTGTATAGCATCTACAGTTCCAAGTTCATCTAATGCATTAGATAATGCTACTCCAACTTCAATTTGTTTTTCTGCTGGTAATTGCCCTATTAAATCCATTACAGTCGCTATGTCACCTTGAGCTAAAGCTTTATCTATTTTTACTTTTATGTCTTTTTCATCTTTTTCATTTAATAGACTATCTATTTCAGCTTTAGCAGTTTTTATTGTATCTTCACCTAAAACATTTATATGACATTTTGTTACTGCTTCTGGATGGTCAAATACCCATTGAATCATGTCTTCATAAGATTCCAATTCAGATAAATCTTGAATGTTATTTTTAAAAAATGTTTCAATGTCTTTATCTTTACCTCTTAAATTATCCATTAATTTGGCATAATTTTCAACTTGGTCAGTATTTTCTACATTCGCTCTTAAAGTTTTTACTATTTCATCTTTTCCGTCAAATTGTTTAAAACTCGCAAAAGCATCATCTATTTTCTTTTTATCGTCGTCAGATACAGCATATTCTCCTGTAACAAACAATTTACCTACGTCTATTTTGCCTTTCCCAAATTGTTTATCTACAAGATTTTGAACGTCTTGAATTAATTGGTTTCTAGTATCTTCATCATCTTCTACATAAATTTGAGATAATTTAGCTGTTAATTCCATATCGTCTAAAGAAAATTCATTGTCATCCATCAATCGATTTACCAAGTCTTTTACTTTGTCTGGTAAATTACTATCTTCTAAAGTGGCTTTAACTTCTTTGATATTATAAACCATTTTTCCGTCTTTTTCTACTGTATCAAGACCACTTAAATCTTGAAGAAAATTATTGTAAGCGTCCCATGTTGCCATTAAATCTTTAGTTTCTTTATCTGTCATGTTTATGTTTTTACCAAAAGAACGTAAATAAGCATCCATAGCATTTTGAGCCATTTTAGCACTTTCTGGTAATTCTACCATACTTCTAGCTACGTCTTCATTAACTCCCCATAATTTGGCTAAAGAAGGGATTAATTTTTCAATTCCTTGTTCATAAGCAGTAATGTCACTTGTATCTGCATATGCTTGTTGCAAATCATACAATTTTCTTATTGATTTATCTATTGTTCCAGAATCAAACATTTTTTTCATATTTGATTCAAATAAACTTTGTTGTCCACTTGTTAATTGAGAAAAATCTAATCCATTTACGACTTCTATCATTTCAGATTGAACGTCGCTTTTTAATTTACTGAAACCATCACCTATAGACAAAGAGTTTACTATACTTTTATTTATTTTTTGAGATTCGGCACTTATTTTTGCTTCAGCATCTACAACTGCCTCTTTAGCACTAGCATAAGTATCACTTAATTTAGCAAGCCTTTCTGAATAATCTTCTAACCATGTTACATCACCTGTTTGAGTAAATGTATTGTTAAGTTCAGTTTTCTTTTTTCTGATGTTTTCTATTTGTCTATTATATTCCTTAATTGCTTGTTGATTAAAAGCTCCATCTTTGCCAGCAAATCCTTGTCCTTCATTCATTTTGTCTGTGGCATTTCTTTGTTGGTCTTTATATTCTTGATTCAGAGCCTCTTGTTGTTTCTTAATTAATTTATCATATTTTGCAATTAATTTATCAATATCTCCACCCATCGATAAAATCGGGTTATTATCTTTATCATACAATATCTTCAATTAGGTTCGCTACTTCCTAATCAGTTCTCTTATGAACTTCTCTATGTTTTCCATAGAAGTTGAGACTATATCTTTACCTTTATTAAAGGCACATACCACTTCCACTCGCTTGAGTGTACTTCCTCTCGGAATAGTCGTTGAAGTTTAATTATTTTATTAATTATTTAAATTAAATCTTTTAAACAATTAATAAAATAATTCTTACCTGCTGATTGCCCAATCCTTAAACTTTTTAAAACCATCACGCTTATCATTACTAATTACGTTGTGGTATTAAGGCTCTAAGGGTTTTCCAGCAATTCAATATGTTTTCTAATAATAATTTCTTATTATAGGGGCTATTTATTAACCCAAGACAATATCTTCACCACAAATATCAATTATTTGTTGTTGTAACTCTTTAAATCTTTCTTGCTGTGCAGAAGTTTTATCTACTGTATCATATAATTTTTTATATTCGTCTCTAATATTTGAAAGATTTGTTTTTGCTTTTGTTGAGCTATTTACTTTATTGTTTAAATTAGTTATATTTTCTGCATTTTTTTCTAAAGCATCATTAAGTTTATTAGCCTCGTCTGTAAAATGTTGGATGACTTTACCTATTCCCCATGATATGAGCATACCTACACCCATATTTACAGCAGTCATAGCTAAATTCATAGCTCCTAAAGCTACTTTTGTTCCTAATGCTTTAGCCTCTACACCTGTTAAAGCACTTCTAACTGCTGTTAATCCAGAGGCAAATACCCCAGATGATTGACGAGCCTCTTTAAACGAAGTGCCTATTCCTTTTATTACATTCCAAGATTTTCCAAGATAACTAGCTTGAAATCCTTCTCTTATTGTTGCAAAGAATCCTGGATTAGTAGTTCCAATCATTGTAGCACTAGACGCTTGTCGTGTTGCAGTGGCTTGTCCTTCTAGTGCAGTAGTTGTACTCAAAGCTTCAGCTTTTAATCTTCTTTCTTGATTAATTAATGCTTCAAATCCACCACTTCGGTTAAATTTTATTGATTCAAAAATACCAGAAATTAATCCTGCTATTACAGGTAGTCCTACGCCCATGTCGTCTACCCATTTAACAAATTTATCTAACATGCCTAAAACATTTATACCAATGTCTAAAAAACCTTTCGCTGTATTTCCACTTACAGCAGTATTAACTATACTTCTCCATTTTTCTTGAAGTAATGTAAGTTTCCCTTGCACAGAGTCTATATATCTTGCATTCGTTATCTTCACATAAATTCGCTACATCTATGCAGTTCTCTTATGAACTTCCTATACTTTCATATAGAGTCGAGACTATTTCTTCACCTTCAGCATTATCTGTTAAGGGCAAAGTTTTTCCACTATCAATAGCTTATAGTGTACGGTTTCACAACCTAGTCGTTGAAAGCATAATCTAATTTATTAATTATTTTTACTAGATTAATACTTGCATGAACACCCATTGTTAAAATTACTTAGGATTTAACCATATAATTATCCTTACGTTTTTTCTACTTTCGTACCTTCACGCTTATTGTCACCAATTACGTTGTGGTGTAAGGCTTTAGGGGTTACCTGCTTTTAACTTTGTGTCCTACGCACATTTCTGTACGTACGGAGAATGTTGTTTCTCTTTCATTGAAGCTCCGAAAGTGTCACCATTTTCGTACTCTTTCATAAATTTTTCTGCTTGACTCCAGTTACTCATTATTGCAGTGAAAACGTTCAACTGGTTTTTCGGTTTGTTATCGTAAAGGCTTTTTATCCTCTACTTCTAGGGGTTTCCCCCATTATACCATGTTAATTCATGGCTAGCCCAGCATATATTTTCGCCCTCGTTTAACGTTAGGTTTGATGGTTGCAAATCCATCTCAAATATTACTATATAATATTGCGGAGGAGGCTCGTGATAGGATTATTGCTAACAATATTGCTCACCTATTATGCGTTACGGATATTCTCTGTTAAGATACCCTCGGTATTACCATATCCATTTAGGACTTAGGCTCTCTTACCACCTTAACCTTTCGATTTAGTTGACCGATACACCCCTCTAATCTACATGATATTTCTACCATGAGTGGCAAAAATAATTTTACCTGCGATTGCTTCAGCTACAGATGATTTACTTTTCTTATCTAGCTTATCCCACATTCCTGCTATATCGCCCATGATGTCATAGAAATCTCTAACTTGACCATTTGAGTCATGCATATCAATTCCAGTTATTTTTTCTATAGCCATTGCTGTTTTATTCATTGAAATACTACCGTCTTTAGCACTTGTTTTCCAACCTGCCATATTTTGCATGATAGTTTTTAAACCGTTACCTAATTTACTTGCATTTTGCAAAGGTTCTTGACCTGCGATTATGATACCAACTAACTCTTGCATATTAACGCCTAACGTTTTTGCTACGGAAGCTGAACGCATCATTGCTTCAGATACATCTTTCCCTGTAACGGCATAGTTATTGTTTGCATAGTTGACCATGTCCATCATTTGCATCATTCTAGTAGTTTCTTTGGTGTTACCTTTAACTTTCATAGTAACTTTATCTAATGAATTTGCTACACCACCATAAGATGCTAATGTAGATTTCAAATATTTATCTGCGCTTGCTTGGTCTATATCTATAACGTTGGCAAACATAGCTGAATTTTTAGCATATTCTAAGGCTTTGCTAACGTTATGGAAACCAGATTGTAATGCCTCCGCAGTAGAATCAATTATATCAATACTACTTCTGGCAACTGCTTGACCTGCCTCACTTGCTTTTTGAGTTAACCAATCTAATTGTTTAGCTGTTCCTGTAAAGGTGTCTGGTGCAACCTTTAATAATTTTTTAATTGCTGTATCAGTATCAACAATAGTCTTAGGTATTGAAGATATAGCTTGAGTAATAACTCTAGCAAACATATTTGGTATTGAATACATTGACAACATAGAGGATAGAGAACTGAAAAATCCCGATGTTTTTCTAGTTGTATTTCCTAGTATATTCATTGCTTGAGTTGCACTTCTAGCACCATTAGCAACTCCGTTTAGACCATTTCCGTTAATATTAGATAAACTACTAGAAAAAGTACTTACATCTTTAGTTAATGCTTTTAACTCTGCGTCTCTGTCTTTTAAATTGCTCATATTAGCTATTGTTTGTAATCTTTGTCTAAATTCTTCTACTTTAGATGACGAAGCCCCTAACTCTTGACATCTTCTTGTTAAGTTCGTTAAATCTTGAGATACTTTATTAAAATCTGCATCAAATTTTACATTAGCTCTTTTAGTAGAAATTTCACTCTCAAATTGTTTATATTTATTTTCACATTCCGATATTTTATTTTTTAAACCATCAAATTCAGCTTTAGCACCTTCTGTATTAGGGTCTATATTTCGCAGTTTTGATTGATATTGTTCTATTTGAGTTATTAGCTCTTGTATTCCAGATGTATTAGCAAATTTACTCGTTCCTAATTCAGCAAGTTTAGCTTTAAGAGATTCTAACTTAGCAACAGATGTATTTACCTTATCTGTGAATGTAATTGAGCCATTCAATCCTTTTAATGATACCGATACATTACTAATTTCTGCATTTAAATTATGTATTTGTTCATATGCCTTGTCGGATTTTAATATTTGACTTAAATCAGCACCTTTAACATTATTGATTTTATTTTGAAGTTCTTGGAGTTGTCCAACCTGTGAACTTGTTAAGTTTTTATTTTTGAACATATTATTAATTTGTTCAGAGGTGTTATTAGCCTTTTGTTGAATTTTATCAAATGAACTTATTAAATCTCTACTTATATCTATATTAGATTTATTTTTTAAGTTATCCATTTTTTGTGCAGTAGATTGCATCTCACTATTAATTTTTGATAATTTACTTTCTAATTCGTTATAAGCTTGAGTATTTATAGTTTTAGACATTTGTTTTTGAAGTGATTCTGATTGTTTTTGTAAAACTTTATATTTAGCTATAGTATTATCTAATTCTTTATTACCAGTAGAAGTCTTAGTAGAACCATTACCAAATAAATTTTTCTGTACGTCTTTACTTAAAGAATTTATTTCTTTCAAAGTATTCTGTATCTGTTTAAGATTGTTTAATTGGTCGTCTTTAAGTTTAAAAGCATTATTTAATACTTTTTGAAGTTCCTCCATTTGAGATTTCATTTTTGTTGTATCAAATTTCAGATTAACTTCTTTTTTTTCTAATTTCTCTTTCAGTTTTGTAACTTCTTGTTCTGCTCCACTTCCGTCTACAGAAGTTTTTAATCTAATAGTTAAATCTGCCATATATTAATCTCACCTACCTTTCTATATAACATCTAAACCTTGCTCTATTAAATATTGTTTCAATTCAGATGGTATTTGTTGAGCTATTTTAGCTTGTGAATCTGGTATAATAGTTGTCGGAGGATAATAAGCAACTGTAGAATCACTTTTAAAACTCCAAACTTTACCTGCTTCCCAACCTATAATAGGAAAGAAATGTTCTCCCGTTAATGCACTTGTCCAGTCCCCATTATCTTGAAATTCTACTACAGCACAATTCATATCAATACTCGATATTTGTGCTATTTCTCCCATTTGCCCTGTACGTTCATATACAGATGACTCATGGTCAGCATATATTTGTTCATTTACTTCTCGTTGCATTATCTCTACCATTTTATTTGCCATAGGTGTCATAGCTGTAGAAACAACGGATTTAATATAATTGACTGCACTTTCAATATCATTTACAACCAAATTAATCACCTTTTTTCATTTCTTGTATTTCCTCTTCCAATTTTTCACATTGTTTATTTAATATTTCTAATTTTTCAGCCTCTAATAATATTCTTTTGCTTAAAGTTAATGAAGTCATATTTGCTAATAGATTTTGTTTTTCTAGCATAACTTCTATAACAATTTCACTTACTATTTCATCTACATCTTGTGCAATAAACATTAATTCTTTTTTACCCTTATTTATTGATTCTATTAAATCTTCGTCTAATTCTAAATCCGTAGCTAATTCAAACGCTTTTTTATATATAAGTTCCATTAATGCTTTTTCTTCTAATCCTTGTTCTAGTCCTTTAGATATTTTTTCTTTTAATTCTTTTCTATTCTCACCAAATATATTATAAACTAAAACAGTTTCTATTTCGTTATTTACTTCCACGTCATACGAACTCCTAATCATATCTAATGTTAAATCACTTAATTTCATTTCTTAATCTCCCTTCTTTATTAATTATTTTAATATCTTTCCTCTCCATTTATTTTTTCATAAAACAAAATAGGAGAAGAATTAATCCTCTCCTATTTCCACACATTATACAAATAGTAATTAGAGTTATAACACACAGCTGGTTTTGTGTACGTTTATATTATGTGTTTATTTTAAATTTATATACGCAATATTTTTAAATTGCGAACTAAATTTAAGAAGGGATAACACAATTTGAGGTAATGGTGTTTGATAAATCATAATCATATGTGCAATTATTAAAATTTGGTTTATATCCATTATTGCTTATATTTATATTTTTTGGTAAATTTGAATTTATTAAATATACATTTTTATTAACAGTATTGTTAAACATTTGAGTTATCCCATTTACATGAGTAGTAAAGTCACAATTCTTAAAAAGAATTTTTCCGTCATTTCCATTATATGGAGAACTTAATAAATACATTCTTCCACAATTTATATTACAAGAGTCAAAATATAAATTTATACCGTTTTGTAAATATATACCACCCCCCAATAAAATTAAAGATGAATTTTTAAATTCGACAGTACCATAACTTGTATAAAATGATACAGATGTAAAGGACTTCGCTTCTATACAACAATTTTTAAATCTTAAATTTCCAGCATTTTTTTTAAATACCATTCCTTTAGTATATATACTACAATTAATTACTTCGGTTACAGCTCTTTGGTCATTTGTAAAAGCAACACCATTTGAATCAGAGTATTCCTTATCATATTCTAAACATTCTGATGGGTTAATGCAATTTATAGTACAATTCAATACATTTGATATAGTAGTAGCTTTGGCAGAATAAAATCCACCACAATTATTACCTACAACATTGCATATATAAATATGATTTGGATTATCTTCTCCGTATTCATTTGTTCCAGCATATCTTGCATTTATTAAATATCCAAAATAAGCATCAGGTGAATTAATAGTCCCATTATATATTTTTATATTATTTGTATATTTTGATATATAAAAAGCATGGTCACCAAAACCCATTTCTTTAGCTGGATTTATAGTAAAGTCATAACATTCAAAATCATCAACTTGTTGTACATAAAAAGGCATACTGGACTTATTACTTAAAACGTTATGTATCTTTATATTTTTATTTACAATAGCATTTATATCATGTCCTGCACTAGAAGAACAAGCTACAAAAACATCATAAGAAGTATTTTTACATTCCAAACCATTTATTTCGAAATTACTAACTCCTGCCAAGAAAAAACCTCTAATATTAGACCCAAATAAGTTTTTTCTATTATGGTCTTGTGGTGCACTCTCTGAAGCAGTTCTTTCTGTAGTAATTTTTATATTTTCACAATATATGTCATTACAATCTACAAAAAATAACGCTTCTTTTACACTATCAAAAGGCTTAAAATGAAATTCTCCAAATGAATATATATTTAAATTATTTATATTATTAAATTTTAATGTATCTGTAATATAAAATTTTTTAGCAGGGATAATACATTCAGTAATATTATTGTTTTTTATATAATCAATCCATAGTTTAAAACTTTCAGTGTCATCGGTTATACCATCACCTTTAGCACCAAAATTCATAGGATTACAATAATTTATTTTAAAGTTCACAATATCTTTACATTGTGTATTAACTTCATTTATAGCTCCTATTAATGTTTTATTTGTAGTATTTAATTCATCATGCGAAATATCATCTATTCCATTAAATGAAACATCATCTTTATCAAGTTCAATTTGATTTTCTTGTACTTTCTTTATTTTATTATTTACTTCATTTATCCCACCAGTAATTGTTTTTTCATCGGTATTTAAAAATTCATCATTTTTCTTTTGATAATTTGTTAAATCTACAGTTCCTCCACCGATTCCAGAATTAACATCTTCTCTTAACTGATTTATTGCACCTACTATAGTTTTATTATCACCAACTAAATTTTCATCTCGTTTCATCTGAATTTCATTTTTATTTATTCCGTCAGTTATTTCTTTAACATCTTTTATTAATTTTTCTAATATAGGAAGATTTTTATCATTTTTTATTTTTTTATTTAACTTAGCAGTTATATTTGGTTTAACTACATAATCAAATTCTTCAGATGTAAAACATTTTAATTCATTTTCTATTGTTCCCGAAACTCTTATTTCGCATGAATATTTACCAACTATATCAAAATAATCAGTAGTTAAATCAACTTGATACAATAAATCTTCTTTAGATATTAATGTTGCATCTAAAGGTTTAAATTCATCTGTCTCTGGTTTTAATACTGCAAGTTCAACGATTAAATCTTCTGGTATGGTTTTATCTTTATCTGAACAAATTAATTTTATAAAAATATTACATATATTTAAATCTGTATTATAGAAAAATATAGTTTTGTCGGATTTAACTTTTGTATTTTTTAAATCTACGGTAATCAAATAATCTTTATCTATATTAATCATTTAATCATCCTCCTTTATTATTTTTAAAAGGGTTATATTTTATAATATAACCCTAATTTACATTCTTTCTAACTTTTTTAAACTTCTTTCCTTTTTATATGAGTGTAAGCGATATTTATTTTTAGCACCACACATTGCTTTTTATTGGTGTGTATTTACTTGGTAAAATAGGGAAATTTTAGTTCGCAATCTTTTTAAATTGCGAACTAAAGTAATAAATGTTTTCTTAGTTCAGTTAAAAACATTGGTGCAATAATTTTTTTATGTGCTAAATTGTTAGGGTGTCCAAATGATGTTTGAGTATCATAATTCGTTCCTGAATAATCTGTTGTATACGCTTGTGCATATATTCCATTATTCATTATTCTATAAAATCCAGTAGAATCAAACATATCATTGTATGGAATATGTCTATCATTACATACTGCAATCAAAGCATCTCTAACATTTTTAAAGTAAGTTTGATTTACTCCATAATATGGCATAGCTCCAAATACTATAATTTGTGCTTTAGGAACTCTATCGACTAATGCATCAAAAGTTCGATTTAAATTCGCATAGAATGTATTTTCTATAACACTTTTAGAATCATCATATGTATCAGATATAGTGCCTATTTCTTTACACAAAGAATTGTATTGATTATTTTTCCAATCATTGACTGAACCGAATAAAGTAACAATATCACAGTCTGTATCTAATGTTAGTATTCTATCATAATAAGTGTCATTAGTTGCATATCCCGCTGTATACCCTGTTCCACCTTTTGCTAATTCTTGTACTGCTATTCCAGTTTTTTCTTTTATAATTTTATGATATTTTGTATCAGCATTTATGCTAGAATCTGATAATGAATCTCCTACAACCCCCCATTTCAATCCCTCAAATTCTTTCGTAGAACTAGAAGGTGTAGTAGTTCCAATATTTTGTTTCTCTGTATATTTCACATTTTTCAATATTACAGATGTAGGTAATATGTCAGCAGTCACACTAACATAACCTCCGCCAATTATAGTAATACTTGTGTCAGTTGAAGAGTTAAATGTATCTAATAATGAATTATCCGATTTATAAAATTTAAGTGTAAAATCATTAGAAACAGTTTCACTAGGAGTATAAGTCCCTAAACACCAATTATTTCCTATTAATTTTTCAAATTCTTCTAATGTAGGCTCATTTCCCTCACCATAAAGTGTTGTTAAATCAATTAGTAGAGGTTTTTTCATATAGTATGTGTCTGTACTATTCATTGTTTGCATTGAATATCCTAAATAACAAGCGCCAGCACGATATGTAAATATTCCAGAAATTTTTGTATACTCATTAGCGACATTAAAAAAATTATTTGTTATACCGCACATAGCTTTACAATCAGATGCTGTAGTTTTTAACCATATAGAACAATAAATTTTATGATTTTCAGATAAACTTGGTAATTGATATCTAAAATATCCAGTAGTATCAGTTCCATTCGCACTATATTCCAATTCATTTTCATTTAAACAAGTCGTATTTTTCATATATGTGGTTTGTCTCACTGTACTTGTAGTAATCATATTGGTAAAAGCTGGAACTTGCATTATAGTACCTTTTATAAATTCAACTGTAACTTCTTGTTGTTGTGCGGTAGTTGGAATAGCTGTGTTATCATTTGTTAATACTGTTATATCTTTTGTTACTTCTACATCTGTCTTAATATTAGAGATTTGTTTCGCAATATCTTTAAATTGCGCATCAATCTCATTAAATTTAGTAGTATTACTTTTTCCATTTTTATCCACAACTAAATCTGGTGAAGTGTAAGGGTAAGAATAGCCATCATTCCCGTCTCTGACTTTCATTTTATCACTCATTTAATTTCCTCCTTTTTGTATATTTTATTGGAGGTATTTATTGCCCCCATATAATTTATATACTTTTGCAAAACCATTACTTCAAATACTCTTGCAAAAGTATATAAAAAAATATGGGGACATTTCTGCCCCCATAAGTTAAAATTTATTAATTATTTTTACACACTTGCTTTATCTTCTTCAAATGTCATAAAATCTCCATTTGTATCAGTACCTATATCAAAAGTTACAGAATAAGTTTGTAAATCTAATGAACTTGTACCAAAGTCTTCAGTTATTTGTGGAGTACAATTAGCTATTGTTGCATTTAATATTTTTCTTGTACCATCTGGAAATTTTAATTTCATTTTTCCTGTATAAGTATAAGTAGTAGATGGAGAATCACCTATATGTACTTTACCTTCTGCATCTTTTGTAGCTCCTAAAGTAACTAAGAACATATCAAAATTCATAACTTCCATTTCTGCTGTGAAAGTCATGGCTTTATTTGCTTTTAATGTTATTTTATTTTTACCATCAGCTCTAGCATTTAAAGTATCTTCTGATTGACCTAAATTAAATGCATTTACATAATCTAATGCTACGTCTTTATCTGTTCCAGTTTCACCATTTGGATGAAGTTTCCCTTGCATAGCACCTTCTATTACGAATAAAGTTTCTTGTGCCATTTCACATTACCTCCGTTTTATTAATTATTTATTCATCCCTCATTAGTCTTGTACCCATATACCAAGGAGGAATTTCTTTACCTTTATATGCTCCTGCAATAGCAAGTTTCCAAGCCAATTCGCAATCTTCCATTGCTTTCATTGATTTATAAGTGTCTTGTAATTGCCAAGCAGTCCATTTTTTTATTTCTTCATACGTAGTTTTTCTCGTATGTATTACTTGTCTTACTATTTCTTCAAAATATATAGCATTTCTTTTTATTTGTTTTTCTTTGTATTCTTTTTCATACTTTTCAAACAATGCTATATCTTCAGCTGAACCTTCAATCTTTTGCTTGATTTCTTTTTTAGGTTCATCATAATACATTATTTCTAAAACAATTTTAGACAATATATTAAAATTACTATCGTCTATAAAAGATTCAATATTATCTTGAGATTTAATAAATATACTATATCCTTTATCTCCACAATTTTTTAATTTTATATCTTTCGTATCATATAAAATCATAAGATACAATATTAAATCTACTAATAAAGATTTATTCTTTTGGGATAAGGTATAATATATATTAAAAGGCATTTCCACTTCTTCAAAAGCACCATTATTATTCCAATATCGAACCATATAAAAAGGTTTTATAAATTCTATACTATCTACCACTTCTATAAAGGTTTGAACCTTGGGTTGTTTAATAATGCCCAAATTAAATTCTTTTAAATCAATATCTTTACCAGATAATAACTCTTTAGTGAATTTACATTTCATTGAAATATCTCACTGTAACACTTGTTATATAAGTGTTATAATCAATTGGTATTGAATAATTTTGTGATGTAGTTCCTATAATTGGTTTTCCAATAGCCTCTAATCTTTCATCTTCTCTAAGAATTTCATTTATTCTTTTGTAAATGATAACGTCTCTTGAACCATTTAATGTATTGGAACAACTATTGTGACAAACTACACCTATATCTAATCTAAAAGAACTTATAAATGAAGAGGTTTTACCATTATTTAAAGAAGCTGGTTCATCTTTATACATATTTAAAAATATATAACAATCAGATTCAAATATAGCGTCAAAGAGTTTATTAACTCTACGGTCTATAAATATTTTTTTATCATTAAGGTTCTTTATAGGCTCTTTTACTTTAGGTAGAGATAAAATATCATCTTCAGTGGTGTTTGTATAATACAACATTTTATTAATTGTATCATCAAGCATTAAAAGAGTTCCCACTTTATTTATATATCTATCTGGAAATGTTATTAACTTGCCCATTTTAAGATGCCCCCAATCCTCTTATTGTTATATTTTTAATATCTATAGTTTCACCATTCTTATTTTTTGCTATTAAAGTAATAACTTCTCCAATAATATCAAAATCTAAATCTACAGATATAGTACATTCTTTATTATTTGCATTAGTAATTTTACAAAAACCATAATCAAAATCTAATTCAAAATTTACTTCTTCGTCATATTGAATTTTATAAATTAAATCTTCACCTATATGTATTTTATCATTTCCTTCTATTTCTCCAGATTTAATAGACGAATCATAAAAAGGATTGTAAGCAACTAAATTATCATCATCATCTTCTACTAATTGAGTAGTTTCAAGTAACAACCATTTAATTAATCCATCACCTGGAGTTTCTCTTCTAGTATACTCAAAATCATTTTTATGAGTTATTTTATAGGCTTGTTTATCTTTACCCATAAGTCTTGCACCGACGTTCAAACTAGAAGTTATCGGATTAGAACCTACTAAAACAGTTCTTTTTGCATCTAGGTTAGAAATATATTTATAATCGTGAATACCTTTAGAATACATCGTTAAGTTTGTGATATTAACTGGTGTTCTATAAATCTCACCTTTATATCCAATATTAAACCATTCATTGCATCTTCTTAATGTGTATTTTTTATGTGTCATTGTAGTGATTACTTCTTCAAATTCCAATATATAATATGATTTATTCCAATATATATAACTACCAACATCTACTGGACAACCTAATCTACAAACTAAATATTTTTCATCAAATGATGATTTATCATTATCAGCAATATCTTTTATAACCATTCTTTCATGAAGATTAGTTTCTTTATTTATTAATTCATCTGGTCTCGTATATTGGATTTCATAAGCACTTCGAGCCTCTTTAGTTAAGTAAAACTCAAAGTCGTTAATCATATCATTTCTTTCTTTTTCCTCTATTGTATTAAAATCTTTTAGATTTCTTTTTCTATATTTTTCAAAGTAATTACTCATTTATGTCAACTCCTCTTGTGGCATAACCTATTCTTAACTTTCTTAATTCTTTAACATACATTTCTCTAGTTTTCAAAAGGTTATTTAATAAGGTTGCAGGTGACTTAATAGAATATTCACTATCTGTTATATGAATAGTTAACGCATCTCTATTAAGTATTTTTGTATCTACAAAAGGAATCAACATACCTTTAGCTAATATTTGCTTTTCTTTCCAAGTTAATTCTGATTTAAAATAGCCGTCCTCTATAGTTAAATCTTGTTTGCATTGTTCAAAATTAGATATTGAAACATATAAGTAGGATTCTAACAAATCTTCAAGGACGGATTCATCTATTTCTAATAAATCATCTTTACCTAAATGTTTTAAAAATAAATCATAAATTTCTGTGACAGGTGTCATTTAATCACCTCTATTCATCAATATCTATTAATTGTTCTCTTCCTAATTTTCTGCATAAAACACGTTCTTTTTTTCTTGATAACTCATAGTCAGATTCTTCAGATTTAGTTAATAATATAGCTTTACAAGCTAAAGTTCTTACAAATTTATTACTTCTTCCTTCAATTTCTCTTTCAAAAACATCATCTGAAAGATTTAATATTGAATCTATTTGCATAGCAAATTGATTTTCTTCACTATTATATATACTTGTTATACCTAAATAATCAATTATATTATCTATTGTATATTCGTCAGATAAAACATCTGTTATTGCCAACATATAATCTTTAAAATATGATTTATTTTTAGTTGCAACTTCATATAATTCCGATAGTGGTAATTCAGCATATTCATTTGGATATAAATCAAAATAAGTTTCTTCATTTTTATTCATGTATATTACACTCATAAAAGACATATTGCAAATTTCAATATATATTTCATCTTGTTTTTTTCTTAATTCCATATTTATCTGTCTTTTAGTTTTTTTTGTTTCTACTTTTTTTTTGATTTCTTCCGTTTTATCTACAGTCTTCGTTTTAGTAGTTTTCTTTATTTTTTCCATTTTATTCTCCCTTCTTGTAGAATTAAGCACTACTAATTAAAGTAGTGCTATATTATTTAAATATTAATTATTATGCAGTTATTTTTATCATTGCGTATGTAGAAGCTATAGCAACTCCTAAGTGTAACATACGATTCATTTCCATTTCTATTTGATAGTCTTGTCTATCTCCTTCTGTATCTTCGTACAATTCAACATCGCATTATCTTCGTATAAGTTCGTAACTCTTATACCGTTCTCTTATGAACTGCTCATGCTTTCACATGAGATGAGACTATTTCTTCACCCTATAAATAGGGGCAACCCACTTCCACCCACTTGGGTGTACGGTTTCGCAACCTAGTCGTTGAAGTTTTATCTCGTTTTATTTAAAATTTTATTTAAAATATTTTCTATATCATTATATTCCCAATAAGGTATTCTAATTAAATTCCAATTATTTTCTTTTGCATATTTATTTTTGATTTTATCATTTATAACAACAGAATCATGTCCGTCACCATTATATATTTCTTTATAATGAAATTCTCCATCATATTCAATTCATATTCTTTCATTAGGTAATATAAAGTCTGGTCTTAATGGATTTCCTTTTGGAGATAATAAATTATCAAAATAAGGTTTATCATAAACATAATCTATATTAAATTTATCCAATACTTCTGAAATTTTCTTCTCCCCTCTTGTTTGATTACATATCGGACATTCTTTATTGTTTTTAAAATTATTAAAAGTCCTATCAAATACATGTCCTTTTTGACATTTGATGTATAGAGGAATGGAGTTATTAATGTATTCTTTTGATAATAATTCAAATCCATTTAAACTTATATATTCTTTTACTTCTTTATATGTAAATTTAAATTTTTCAGAAAGGTGTTCATATTTACATATTTTACACCTTCTCCCATATTTGAAATTATCCCAAGATATATAACATATATGTCCTTTATCACATTTCATCTTCATAGGAATGTCACTTTTAATGTATGTTTCCTCTAATAATTCATAATCAAATGATTCAATATATTTTTTTACGCAATCATAAGACAATTTTCTATCGTTAGACAATTTTTCAAAAGCACATTTTCTACATCTTTTACCATTTCTAAAATTTCCAAATGTAACATCATATTTATGACCTTTAGGACATTGTACTTCGATTTTCGTATGATTATTTTTATATTCTTTAGATAATAATTTATATCCGAAAGATTCTATATAATTTTTAACCTCTTCGTAAGATAATTTCTTTTTAGGAATAATCATCACTCCTTTCATTATTTCATTGGAATATTAATTATTTTAAATAAAACAGGGATACTTACCTGCATGAACAGGGATTTTGTGATATTAATCACCAGTGTTTAGGATTTAACCATGCACCATCTCTACGTTTTTTCTACTTTCGTGCCTTTACGTTTTAGTTTTCACTATCCGCTTTGGAGTAGAGCTTTACCCATTACCTGCAATTCAAGTTGTGTCCTATACCGATTGCTCGATATACGAGGCGTTAAGCTATATTTAGCTTGTTACCTTCATATCCAAGTTTTACAAGTGATTCTCCAACTGGAACTATTAATAACATATCGTCATCAACTTCAAAAGCACCAGTAGTTTTATCATAATAATTTGGTAATGGAACTAAAGGAGTACCTTCAAATACTTGAGTATATCCATAATTTCTTCTATCGTCTTTTTCAGCATCTGATACAAAAGTAGCATCTGATTTTATATGAGCTAATGCAGTTTTAGTTCCTAGTATTTGAACTTCTTGACCTGTAGAATCTGCAACTTTAGCTATCATTTCTTTTAAAGTAGTTGATAAAGCATTGTCATTAGATGCTTTACATAAATTTGGATTTCCAGAAGCATCATAAGCTCCAAATATAGTTTTTGTAACTAAAGTACATACTTTTTTATCAAAAGATTTAGATACTCTATCTACAAATAGAGTCCAGTCTATATTTCCTTTTAAGAAGTCAAACATTTCAGCATAGATTTTAACGCCTAATCTGAAAGCTTTAGTATCTACCTTTTTATCATAGATTCTTTGTCTATGAACTTTTTTGACGCCAGTAGCCATTACAGCAACTTTGAACAATTCGTCATTTTGAATTAAGAATTCTTTTTTATCTCCTATATCGAAAGTTTCAACATCTACTAAATCTCCAAAAGATTCAACAGTTATTTCGTTATGAGTTACAGTTATTAATTCTTCTAATAATTCAAATACTGTATTACCATTTCTTTTTAACCATCTTCTATAATTAGATTTTTTTTCTGGAAGTGGTTCTACTTTTTCAAATATCATATTTCTTATAACATCTGAAGCTTCTTTTCTTGAATAAGAACACACACCGTTATGTAAGTCTATTACCATTTGTCTAACATCGTTATCTATCATCCTTTTAACCTCCATTTTATTAATTATTTTATTCTTAATAGAATAATATTTGCACCATATCTTTACCCATTAAGTTTGAAGTACCTATAACTTCCCCTACTATTCTTTTAGCACCTGCTTCATCAGTACCTGCTTCACTAGCAACTGGAGCAGTGTATTTTTTAAGATTATGTGAACCAGCTTTAACAGTTAATTGGTCTCCTTTAGCAACAGTTCCATCTATAAGTGTTTTTTCTATATCAACAACCATACCTTTGTGTAAGAAATAAATTCTCACTGCTTCTCCAGCTGGTGTGTTTGCATAATCACCAAAATTATAAGATGTTTCTTTTTCATATCTATGACCGTCAGATGCTACCATAGCTAATATTTTATTAGCGTCATCTTCTAGGTCACCTACTTCATAACATTCACCTTCAACTCCTATATTATCTATTTTAGCTAGAGCTGAATCAGCTAGTCCTTTTACTAATACTACTTCACCATTTTTTAATTCAGTAGAGCATATTGCTGATTTAGCAAAATTATCTTCTACATAAGTTAATATTTGATACATAAATTTTACCTCCTGTTTTATTATTTTTTAGTTCTCCATTTTTCTAATCTACCACCGTAAGGTGCATTAGAATCTATAAATTCTTCATTTGGATTTATTATACCTATTGAATTAGCCTTTCCAGTTTTAGTTTTACTAAATGATTGAGCTTCTTTAACTTGTTTAGCCCACATTATAGCTAATTTCCCTTCATATTCTTCTTTAGATATTTCATGTTTTAATACTGTGTCTTGAAGTGCTTTAGCATCTTCTGTATCTAAAGAATATTTTTCAGTTATAGAATCAATTTCTAATTTAAATTGTTTAGCATCGCTATCAGCTTTAAATTGTTTTAATTCTTCATAATCACTCATGTTTTCTAATTGAGTTTTTAATTCTTCATATTCAACTTTTAATTGGTCAAAAGCAGTTTTTAATTGTGTATATTTTTCATCTTCTGTGTTATCTTCAACAGAATGATTTTCCTTATCTTTATCTTCTTCCTCTTCTGAACAATCTTCTTTCTTTTCTTCAGAATTATCTTGAGAACATTCTTCTTTTTGTTCTTCTTCATCTGGAGTGAAATCTTCTTGTTGAGTTTCCTCTTGATTTTCAAATTCTTCAGTTTCTTGAACTTCTTGATTTTCAAACTCTTTGTCCATTGTTTCACCTCCCTTTTCTAAAGAATAAATTTTCTTCATTTCTTCTAATTCAGTTTTAACATCTCCACAAGTGAACAGAGATAAGTTAGCTCCTGCCATAGCAGGTTGAACACCTACACCAAGCATTGTTATACCTAAAAAAGTAAAATCAGTTATTTCAAAGAATCCATCTTCTCTAAAGCTGAAATCGTCAACATTTATTTCCATAGATACTTCTAATGCACCATCGTTAGAATCTAATATATCAAGTAATTGTTGGGAATACTCCCTCCATATTAATGCTGTGCAAGATAAATATTTCTTACCGTCTTTTTCTACTTGTGTAATTATAGTATCTTCTGGAACAAATCCATAAGCTTTTTCAAGATATATCAATTGATAGTCGTAACCATCTGGAGTATCAGTAGCCTCCACTTTAGTATCATGTCCACCTAAAACCCATTCGTCATCTTCATTTTTATAAACATGAGCTAATAAGGGTATACCTCTAATACTTTTTTCAGCACATTTCATTTGTGTTTCTGAATCAAACCAAGAACCATTTAAATTATCTTGGTCGTGGCATGCAAGTATTCTACAGGGAACAAATCTACTATCACTTGAAGATTTAAAAACTTCCATTTCACTATATAATTTTAAATGTTTATTTCCCAATTCTAATTCACACCCCCTTTCTTCTTAGAAAAATAATTTATTAGAAAACATGAATTTTCTTTTATCTTCATTACTGAATTTAACTTTAGTACTATTAAGAAAAATATAAACAGTTTTATTGTCTATAATACCTTCAGATAAAAACACTAATCCTCGATTTAAAAGTTCATGTTTATCTTCTTCATTAAATGCATATATGAATTTATTCATGATATATCACCTACTCATTTATATATAAAAATCCCTCACCTTGAAGTTTTGAACTTATACCCAAGTCTTTAGTATGCTTAATAAGTCTTGCATACAACTCTTCTTCTGAAGGAATTCTACCATATTTATTTATAAATTTTTCTCTTAATAATAATGATGTTCCTGTAACTATAGGTGCTGACATTGAAGTTCCACTGCTCTTACACCATTTATTATCGAAGTATACAGATACAATATCTGTTCCAACAGCTACTATATCCACCCATTCGTTACTATTACTATATCTAGCAATAGATAAATTTTGATTTACAGCACCGACGTTTATAGATTCTTGATAACTAGCAGGATATCCATATTCATCTGTATCTGCATTTCCATCACCGTCATTACCTGCTGAAGTAACAACAAGAATACCACGTTTATTAGCTTCTTTTACTAATTCATGTAATTCTTCATCACTTTTGGTACTTCCTAAACTCATAGATATTACATGAACATTTTGTTCTAAGGCATATTTAAAAGCATTTATAATACTTTTCATATCACCTTCACCTTTAGAGTTTAGTGCTTTAGCAACTACTACTTCACACTCTGGTGCTATTTGTATTACCTCACCTATACAGAAACTACCATGATTATTTTTATCAGTATAATCTTCTGAAGTTCCTTCATTTGTAAAATTTTTGCCTGCTACAATATTATTAACTATAAATGAATGAGAATGTGAACCTGTATCAATAATACAAACTCTTTGTCCTTTTCCGTTATATCCTTGTTCATGTAAAACTTGTATATTAGAAAGTTGTATTCCTTTACATATATAATTCTCATAAGGATTTGTTGATAAAATATTATAATCCATTATATCACCTCCTTATTTTTTTTAATAATCACCTGCGTTATCTGCCTCTGGTGCTTTATTTGGATTTCCAGACTCTTCCCCAGCTGTAGGTCTGCCACCCACATCTCCAATATCAGTTCCCGACATTGTATGCGAATTAGCTAACGGACTCATAAGAGTTCCAAAGTCTAATATACTTTCTATTTGAAGTATATTTAACGCTTCTAATGGAGAATATCCACATATTGCTAAATACTCAAATTTAGAAGTCCAAGTAGCCAATCTATTACAACTAGATTGTATTTTTTCCTCTTTATTATATTTAGTGGTATCACAAAAACATAATTTGAAATTCTTTAATGCTGAATTTTTACTAAAAGCATAATTCAACCATATTTTAATTCTATCTAATAGATTTAATGGCATTAAACTATCAACGATACCACTATAAATTGTCATTTGCGTACCAGACTTGTTATCTCCATTAAATAAATTGCTATCTATACCAGCTGTATCGTATACATTATTAGTTAAATTATTTATTTCTCCATAATCAGAAACTTTATTAGTTTGTAATGAAACAGAATCTATTGGGTAAGGTGAACTTACAACTCCTATACCATCTCTAACATTCTTGACTAATGATTTATGATAAAATATTGCTGTTTCTGGTTCTATACTTAATTCTCCATCTTCATCTGAAGGTAATAATTGGTGAATTAATTTGAAGTTATTAGCTTCAATATTTTCCATACTAGCATCTGATAAATCTTTTATTCTACTTAAATCTAAAAGTAGTCCAGAATAATATGGAATACCTTTACTATCTATTACTTCTGGAAGAAAAGCTATTGCATTTTCAAGTGGTAACATATAATAGTTGTCTATGAAATTTTCATCATTTTTCAATTTACCTGCTTTATAATCGGCATATAAATTTTGAATATCTGTTGGGTAATATCCTAATTGTTTAGTATTAATACCACTAAGTTTTATACTATAACCTAACATAAAAGATTCAGTATAAGTGACTTTACATAAATCTTCCGGTAAAGAAACAAATGTAATACTATCACTTGTTTCTTGTTTATATAAATATATTTCTCCTTTTCTAAATTCGCTTTCTAAAATCCAGGGACAAAGAGTTTTTAAATTATATTTTTCTAACTCTAAACAGGCTTTTCTGTAAGATTTAAAAAAGTTATCTTGTCCTTTAGTTATAAATTTACTTGCATCTAATGGGACTAAATAATGGTCGTAAGTTAATAAATTCGATTTATAATTTATTATTTCTTTTAAATTACCATTAATAACCCTCATTAATTCAGATTGTTGTTGTAGTGTAGTAACATTAGAATAAGGATTTTCTAAGGCACTAGCTATTGTATCCGTATCAACTTTACTTCTCTTTCTACTACTAGCTACCTTATCTATACTATTTATATCAATCATAGAAGATTTCTGTGCAAATTCTAAATTATTCTTTCTATTATCTTTCCCTTCGTTCAAACATTTTCACCACCTTTTTAATTAGCCAAGAAAATATGTCTCTTTTTCTTATTCCTATTTTTCTTTCTTATATCTCTTTCTATCAATTCTGCTAAATAATTACCATAAGTAATAGAAGAATATCTATCCTTACGATTTCTTCCTTTTTCTTTAAGAACTATATCACCATTCCCCATAGTTTCATAATCTAAGTTTATTGATTCAAATATAAAATTAGATGTTTGAATAAATGGTGCTATTTTATTAGCATGATATTCTGCGTCTTGATGATATTTTAAGTCTTTACTAAAATCTCCTCTTTTTTCATTTTCTTCTATTAATAATCTTATTTTTTTACTACTAAAAGCATTTTTAAGATATACTGCACAATCATTATTTATTTTTTGATTCCCTTTAATTACATATATACAATTTATACCATTTTTTAAAGGTTGAAAATCTTTTGATTGCGTACTCATATCATAAATACCAAAAGGTTCGTAATGTTCATCAATATTTTCGTCATAAGATGATTTTTCCATCTCTTGTATTACTGCTATACCTAAACCACCACCATCTATAATGATTTTATCAGCTTTAAATTCTGTATATAATCTCTTAATTCTAGTGGCTTGTTTTTCAAATTTCATACCATTATGTGATTCCATATAAACAACTTCTCTAATAATATTATTTCCACTAGGAAGTAATCTCCATAAAGTAAAAATAGAGTTATCATTTTTATTTGATTTGTTAGCTTTTGCCGTTGCTACGTCAACTGAAATTATTCTTATTTCATCTTTCTTTTTAGGCATTCGTTTTAATTTTTCTTTCTTTTTATCTGGATTCCTATAATCGTCGTCCGTTAATGGATAATAACAGTTTTTTAAAACTCTTGCATTTAACATATCTGCTGTGTTAAAGAAACAATCTCCACTTTGTCCATGCCATATAGCACCATATTCCATATTAAATACAAATTCACCCATATCCTCTTTATCTTCTTCAATCTTATCTTTTAAGACAAGTTTATGGTCTAAAGATGCCAAATAAGGAATTGCACAAGCAAATGCTTTTCCACTTTCAAACATTCTATTAAATATGGTTGTGAATTTTTCATAACTCCAGTGAACTTTTAACCACGCACTAGAAAGATATCAATTTGTTATTAACTATAGGTTTTTTATCCTATACTCTGGAGGTTTCCCTCATTTTCATCAGTTAGTCAATTCTAACCCAGTTTAGCATATATTTTCATTCTCTAAATTCTGTATAATGAATGTAGGATACTCTTGGTGATATTATATTCTGTGGAGGGTAATTATCCCTCAAACAGTTTCAATCACTATGCGTTACAATACTTATAGTTTTTAAACATATAAGTTATCTCGGTATTAGCTTATTTATAAAATAATCATTTAAAGTTTTAATTGTATTTTCATAATAAGGTATTCTTAGCATATTTATATTATTACTTTTACAATAATTATTTTTAATTTCATCTTTAATTATTTGGATTTCAAATCCTTCTTCTCCTCCAAATAATTCTACTGGCATAAAATGTTGTCTACCATCGTATTCAACAACTAAATTATAATTAGGAATATAAAAATCAAATCTTAGTACATCATTATATTTACAATCATTGAATATGTATTCTCTTTCAAATCCAATATTTTTACTTAATAAATATTCCAGAATTTCTTGTTCCCCTTTGCTAATTGTAGCTTTTGACATTTTGTCATATCCTTTTCTAGCCATACATTTGGGGCAAATTATTTCAATATTGTTTTTAATTTTATCTTTAATGTGATAAAAATTTTGCTCATATTCTTTTCCACATTTACATTTTAATTTTAATTTTTCGCCTGGAATATATTCAGTAGACAATAATTCACTTTCACCAGTACTTTCACATATAAGTTTTACGTCATGGAAACTACAATAATGTCCATTATTGTTTTCTATATTTCTTTGTTTTCTTATTTTTTCAGCACATTTAGGACAAGTTTTTGTTTTACTTTTTTTAAATAATTCCCATGTTGTTTCATAAGTTTCACCACACGTTCCACGTTTAACTAATAGTGAAGTATATACATTTTTATATTCAGTTGAAAGTAATTTATTACCATAAGATTCAATTTCACTTCTAACTTTATCTATACTCACTTTGTTATTAGAACAAGTTTGACAATAATATCTTTTTTTATTTTTAAAATCTTGAAAACTTCTTTCAAATACATCTCCACATTTACAACGAATTTTCAATTTTTGTTTGTTATTAATATACTCTTTAGTTAATAAGGTACAACCTTTTGATTCTATATATTCCTTAATTTTATCATAATCATATCTAACTCCCATGAATTCACCCCCCTTTTTTTTATATTATTGTATTAACATAACTCAATGATTAATTACTTATAAATTATTAATTATTTTATAAACTTAGCCTTTCTTACCATGTATATCACTATACATTTGACCGATTTTACCCTATTTTAAATATAAGCACTTATACTTTACTTATATTGAGACATATCTTTTTATCTCCATGTTAGATTCAAGAGGATAATCCTTATATTCGGGTTTTTCTAAAAACGGAGGTTTTCTTGGATTTGTTAAGAATTGTTTTAAAACTGAATTTATTACATCTAATTTGATAAGCCTAAATTCATCTGCAACCAATACATTCCCTCTCAAGCCTCTCGCTCCATCATTAGAAGCTATAGCTGTTATTACAGAACCATTTTTAAATATACATTTAACATTATCTTTATTATTTTGAACTTTTTTAATTTCTTTTGCTAACGCAGGGTAATCCCTTCGTAAATCTTCAATCTTTTCGGTTATAATTAATCCTGCCTGGTCTTTGTTACCAGATGCAACTATTATTTTAGAACCTGGATATAATATTGCTCTACAACATACAAATATCGCAGTTAGAAATGACTTACCGAGACCACGTGACGCAATAAAGCAGAAACTTGTGCATATATTCATCATATAAAGTAATATTTGTTGAAACAAATATAAATTAATTCCTAACCAATCCATACAAAATCTATGTGGATTTTTTCTAAAATATTCTGTCCATATTTTTACACCATCTAATAAATTTTCATATGAATCTTTTTTTAAGTTTTTTCTTTGTTTGCATTTTAATCTATTCTCCATATCCTTTTTCATCCTCCTCTGTATAAGGAGTTGAATCATTATTTATTAACTTTTTAATAGGATTTAAGAAGTAACGATTTAACCACCATTTAATTCTATCTACATCATCGTATTCTGGGTGGACATCTGGAATAGGTTCATTTTTTTCTACTTTAGCAATTAATGTACCATAACTTAAATTATCGTCTTCACCATATTTGCTCATTTTAGATGGTAAAACATTTAATTCTTCCATACGTTTGGAAATTTGATTAGTTAAGTTTTCAAATGCTTTTTGGTCATTCTTGACTATAGCTCTTTCTCTTAGAACCTCTAACATACATATTGTTTTAATTAAATTAACTTCTTGAATGGCTTTAGACGGATAATTATCTGTGTATTGTTCATATTTTCTTTGGAGTAATTCATACTCATCATCTTGAAATCCCTTACCCCAAAAGTTAACAATCTCACTTGAAGTAACTGTCTCTCCAGTAATAATATTAGTTACACCATCATAAGTAAGCATATTATCTAAAGATGTTAACCCTTTAAATGCTTTATCTCTATTCATTATTCTAGTATAATTACCTAAAAAATTATTGCCATATTTCTCAACACATTTTAGATATGTTTCTTCGTCATAATACATATCTAAAACCATACATAAATGTATAAATGCTAATCTATGGTCGTTGTTATAATTTTTTAATAACTTTTTAAAATATTTATCAACTACTTCTTTACTCATGGGTAATTTCTTATCATGCTCATAAAGCATTGATTGTGTAGAGTAGAAATCTCTAACGGTAGGTTTAAATTTACCTGTAGCTGAACATTGTTTTGTGTCTGCCATTTTTATCACTCTCCTTTAAAAAATGAAAAAATGGTTACGACTAATGGAAGGAGTTTTTAGCCGTAACCTAAAAGGGGAGAATCATTATGAATTTTGAGCCTTATTTTAAAGACTCAAAAAATACTGATATAATTATCAATATCATTTCAATCCTTAAAATAAAAATACCACTCTTATTCGAGTGGTTTAATTAATTATTCAACTTTCATTACATAACTTGCAACTACTCCATCTTCATCAAGTATTAATAATGTTTGAGAAGGTTTATTATATAATTTTTTCTTCATAGCATAATCGTCTGTTGAAATCAAACTACCATTTACATATATATCTGTGTTATATTGTGAAAACATTTTAGGTTGATGATAATGTCCTAATAAAATTAAATCTATATTTTCACCACCTATAACCATAGACAATTCTTCGCTTACTTTATTTAAATTAACTTGGTCGCCATGACATGAAACAACTGTATTTCCTTTTACGTTCATTATCGATAATTCACCGTTATTTATTGAATTTAAAAATACAACATTTGATAAATTTGATACTCTCATTTTAATCATTTCATTTAATAACATGGAATAATTATTACCATTACTTCTGTCATCTTTCATCATTTCTACTGCTTCATGATTACCATTATTTTGAGTTACAGTTAAATAAAAATAATTTGATAGTTTTTCTATTACCTGTGATATTATTTCACTAACACTTACTATTTGTTTTACCAAAGATTCTTGATTAGATAATTTAATACTATTATGTAATTCACCAGATATTAAATCTCCGTTCAATACTAAATGTAATTTATCTATATTATTATCAATACAATGTTCTATTGTTTTATCAATTATTTTATCTAACCTTTTTATGGCTATATCTTTATTATATTTATTTATTGAATTTTCTACAGTCATAGAAATATGTAAATCACTTAATATCAAAATTCCGTCTTTCCCACTAGAATCTTCTTTTGGAACATAACGATTTAATAATGGATTTCTTGAATTTAAATTATTGATTTCTTCACTTATTAAATTCATTACATTTTCCATTCTAGCTAGTCCTCTTAATTGTCTATTCACTTCTGTCCTTAAATCAGTTAACTTTATTTTTTCCTTTTTTATTTCAGCTAATGTTTTGCTATCTATATCATTTTCATTTATAGTTTCAGAATATAATTTAAATCCATATGCTAATTTTCTTAAATGGTCATCTGAATAATCTGTTTCATATTTTCTATTTATATCTTCCCATGACATATCATTTAATTTATTAAGTTTATTTAAACAATCCTGTATTAATCCTTTTTTATTCATAATTCCCTCCAAATAAACAAAAAAATAATTGGGAGGTTTTGTACCTCCCTTATTTAATTATCTTTCATTTACATTTTCTATCTTAATTTTAACTTTATCCTCTCCAATAAAATTACTAAATAAATCTTCTAATGAAAATGTTTCTAAACCATAGCCATCTTTATCTAGCTCTTCAATAATAATACCATTATCAGTTTCTTTAACTCTTGATACTTTTATTTCTAATGTTTTTCCTTCTTTAAATATCATCGAACCACTCCCCATTTATTAATTGTTACAAACCAATTGTTCAAGCATATATTTTAACGACGATTTTATCTCTTCAAAATTATAAAAACGATATATATCTGTTTTAAATATTTTACTACGTACACCTGTAGGGTATATTCTTTGAACCCCTGCACTCTTATCATTTACCGTATATGCTATTATTCTATTACAATCATAACATACCATTTCATACGTTAATGTATCCTTATTTAATTCAAATCCCAACTCTTTTAATTTATTGTCTGTATCTTCATTGAAAATATAATATTTATTAAACATTACTCTTTTCCTCCCGTTTAAAATTCTAAAACAGATTCACTTGTTGTTGCAACAACCACATCGCTTCCAAACAAACCTTTCAATACTAATTCTAAATCATCTATTAATAAATCTGTGTTTCTTCCTTTCATAACTATTTCAAAATTATTTCTATTCACCACTATCGGTTCTGGTATTTCTAATGCCATTTCTTTTGCTTTATCTAATATGTATTTTTTACTTTGTTCTGTAGCACATATTATGGGAGAATCAAGGATAGCAGATAATTTTATCAAGTGGAAAGTTTTGCCATTTCCTCTATCCATTCTTAAAATTTTCATATTTATCCTCCCTTTATTAATTATTCTTCTATTCTTTCTTTTACAGATTTTTTAAGTCTAACTTTTACAGTAACTTTATCATCTGTTTTATAAGGTGTAGCTTGTCCTTCTTTAGTTTTTAATACACCTTCTCTACCTTTTTGTATCTTCTTATCAACTAGAAACATTCCCATACTAACTGTGTCTCCTACTTCCATTTGTTGATATATTGAAGAAACAGTATCTTCTAATCCTTTTAATATTTCTCTAGCCTCTGCTTGAGATACTTTTAAGCCTCTTTCTTCTAAAGCTCCTTGTAATTCTTTTACTACGTTTATTTCCATAAAACATACCCCCTTAATAAATTATAAAATATTAATAAAAATAACAAATATTGTAGGCTTTTTTAGCCTTACACAAAATACGCTATTTATACTACGAAAAAAGTAGTATATTTTTTCGATAATAAAAATAATGTATTTTTTATATATTAATTCATACATTTTTTACACTTAGTTTTATATCCACCATTTGATTCTTTATAAAATTTATTAACTAATTTAATTTCACCACATTTATTACAACGTTTATATTCCCCTTTTCTTATATTTAAATAATACCAATCTTCTAATTTTTCTTCATATACCTCAACTATTTTATTAACTATTCTGTCTAAATATTTACTTACTGTACCTACGCTTTTATTTAACTCTTTAGCTATCTTACTGACCGTCATACCTTTCATCCATAAATTTAATAATTCTTTTTGTTTTTCAGTTAATTTAACCTCATTGAGTACATCTTCTAAATCTTTAAATATACATCCCAAATCGCTTTGAAAATCATATACTTCTAATTCTCTATATAATTGCAATAAAGCTTTCATATGAGTAGAATCCAATTCATCAAGTTCGTCCCAATCAGCCTCTCCTGCATCTTTTAATGGAGCTTTCCAAACAATAGGTCTTGCTAATTCTATTTTTGCTTGTAGCATGTCTTTTTTAAGTTCTCCTATGTGGTTTACTAAAAATGATTTAGCTTGTCTTTCTGTTTTAATTTTAGTGTGTCCTTTGTTTTGCATGTATTCCACAAACTCACCTAATCTATCTTCTCTTATGTAAGAACTTAATCTATCTATTTCTTTTTTATATTCTCTTAATTCTGGATATTTTTTTAAATCTTCAGCTGTAACTTTTTCATCTTTAGCTTTCTTGTAATTTTCTTTTCTCCTTAATATAATAACACCATCATCTACCGATTCTCCATATGTATCAAAATATTTTCTATCTTTAGATATAGCATCTTGAAACTTCTTTTCATTGTCATATATTTTAATATGTTCTTTCTTTTTTTTATTAGGGTCACACCACATTATATAATTTGCTATAGCTTCTAAAGTCTTTGCTATATTTGATTCAGAATATAACTCTGTTTCTGAATTAGGCATTAAATCAATATAACTTGTTTTATTAATACGTTGAACGAATATTTCATTCCAAAATTCATCGTTACTAAATTCTATTCCATTCTTATCTTTTATAACATTTAATAAATCATATACATATTGTATTCTCTCTTCTAAATCATTTATATTTGTATCTAATTTTGTGTAATCATATATACCTTTTCCATTTATTTTGCTAAAAAATCTATTAAAGTAAATTCTTGACATTTTATCCACCCCTATTTTATTAATTATTTTTATCTAATTCTTCTATTCTATCCTTAGCTATATTAAAGTATTTCTCATCCAATTCAATGCCAATAAATTTTCTATTTGTATTTAAGCATGCAACTCCAGTTGAACCACTACCCATTGTGAAATCTAGTACTAAATCATTTTCATTGGTATATGTCTTAACTAAAAATTCTAATAAATCTACTGGTTTTTGAGTTGGATGTAAACAACTCTTACCAGTTATACTTTTAAATTCCAACACATCAGTTGGGAATCCTGTAAAAGCTTCATATTGTTTTCCTATTTGGTTAGGTCTTTCCCCCACTACTCCTCCAGCATTAAAATTTTTAGTCACTGTTTTTACTCCTATACTCGATATACCTTGTGGATTATATTCCATTCTTTTATCCTTTAATTGGGATTTATGTCCCCATTTGCTCTTGCTAAAAATACAAACATTTTCTATAGCTCGCATTGGTCTGTTTTTAGCGTGTTGATATAAAGAAGATTTTGATTTTTTCCAATACCAATCATATCTATAATTTTCAAAGTTGCTCATTCTTAATTTTGTTGCAAATGGTTCAGTTCCAAATAATACAACAGCTCCAGTAAGTTTTATTAATTTATTTATTCTTTCCCACATTTTTTCAAAAGGTATAACTAAATCCCATCTACATGCAGTCGTTCCAAAAGGTGGGTCTGTAATTATAGCATCAAATTTTACACCTAAACTAATTAATTCATCCATAACCTCCAAACAATCCCCTTGATATAATTTATAATTTGTATTCATAACATTTTCTCCTTTTTATTAATTATTTTCTACTTTGAATAATCATCTATTCTATCAATTTTATATTCTATCTTTTCTAAACTCCAGAACAATCTTTCTATATGTTCCTTATTTTTACCTTCTTCAATTGCTTGTTTAATTTTTTCTTCTATTTTTATAACTCTATCTATATTAATAGCCCTACTCATCTATATCACCTCGTTTGAAATTATATTTTTTTATTTTAAAATCATTAGGATTTATCACAATAATTCTTTTATTATTTTTTATAGCATATTTTATACAATTATAAGTTCCACCCTTTTTTGTTCCAGACCAACAAGCTATTAATAAATCACAATTATCTACCATATATTCATTTCTTTTTTGCATTTTAGAAACATGATAAATATCTTCCTGCACACCTTTAATTTTATATTTATCTTCTTTATCAACATAAGTTATTTTATCAGAGTGTTCTAAACAAAATGAATATTTAACTTTATCAATATAATTCCATTTTATATTTTGATTTCTAAAAGGTATAGCCATTTCTATTTTTAATAAATTATACTCTGGAAATTCACCACTCATTTTTTTATTATACAATGTATTATATGCTAGAGTATCAAATCCTAAAGCTCCACCAACTATACCTTTAAGTCCTTTCCCTGGATTATCATAATCTATTTTATCTAATAACTTTTTTAATATTTTAGATAATTGCTTATATCTAGGATTATTTAAATCATAACCATACAACCTATTTGGTCTATGACCAGTAAAAGCTATATTAATATATTCCATTTATATTACCTCCCATTCATTTATTTTAAATACAAGTGATTCATATATACTGTCTAAAATACATTCATCGTCTTCTATCGTTGTTATTGCCCAATCTTCATATTCAAATTGTTCCTTTAGTTGTTTCTTTGCATATTCTTTCATTTTATCTCTAGCTGTATTTTCATCTTTACAAACACATTTAACTTCCTTATGAACTCCTTCTTCACTAAAATATATTTCTGTGACAACATACACTTTCATGTCTATACCTTCTAAATTCAATTTTAAGCCATTCTATCTCTTTCTTGAATAACTAATCCTATTTTCAATTAAAAACTCTTAGAAAAGCTCTCGTTAGATATTTTCACCACCTCCTTATATTAGTATATTAACATTAGCGTCATATAAATTACCTATGAATTAAAATTATATTTAATCTTTCGTATTTATGAATGAAATGAATAAATTAAGAAAGAAGAGGAAAGAGTTAATGGTTTATGTTAACTCTTGACGAATAATTACAATTCTTCATCCCCTAGTCGTTTATAATAATTAAAAACCAAATTATTATTCACTCTTCCCCTTATTGAGATAAGGGGAATTATTTTATTAATTATTTTTATAATCACTCAATCTTATCACTCCTACTGTTAATAGTTATAGTCTAATATTAATATATGCTCACTTAGTATTTACTTCGTTTTTATGTATTATTTCTTATTTTGATAGTTCAATTTAGGTTGACCATAGCCTAATTTGGTTCAATTTAGGTTGACCCTATGGTTTAATGACTAATTGTTTACAAACGTCTTGCATTAATGCTATATTGTTACCTGCAAATAAAACTAATGGGTTGATTACAAAATATGTTCTAAACTCTTTACCATATTCATATGTATGTGCCCCAAATAGAAAATAATCATTATCTTGATAATTTATAGTAAAATTTAACAGTGCTTTTTTAAATTTATTTATTGATTGCTTGTTGTTCGCTGATAAACCTAGTAATTTCATAATATCTCTAATTTCAGCTTTTTCATCGTTGATTAAGATATGATTTGTCTCGAAATCAACATATGGCAATAATTGTAAAACATAACCTAATTGTTTGTGTTTTGTGGTTGTGCAATGTTCATATAAATATCTAGTTGTATCTATGTAAAGTCTTATATAACTATCTTTATTATCTTTTATTCTACCTTTTGAAATATATTTTTCGTTTATATAAAAAGCACCGTCTTTTTCAATTATTAATTCTTTAGATTTCATTTCTTTTATGAAACTAAAGAAAGTGGTTTTACCTAATTTCATTAATTTCATTATATCTTTTTGTATCATAGGTTTTAATTGTCCTTTTTCTTTTTTGACTAACATATTGCCATCTTTATAGTTATAGCTTATATATGTAGCCAAATAAAGAAATCTACTTACATCTGCTGGATTCAGATTTAGTTTATTATATAATAGTTCATCTTTAACATAGAATACATGAACATATCCACCTAGAGTTTCAGCCATCTCACCCATAACGTCCTTCTTTTGTAAATAATCTTTTTGGTTACTAGATAACTTTTTCTTAGTCCCCATAATAAGTTCTTCGTCTTTTGCTACATATACATTTCCCAACTCTTCTTTTGTATCAGCGTCTATTGCTATTATTCTTTTATATTTACTTTTCATAATTATTTATCTCCTTTATTAATTTTTCTTCTAGCTATGTAATATTTGATTTTATCTATTATAGCCTTTCCTAAGCACCAACACATTAATAAACAAAATGCACAAGCTATAGCTAATATTATAAATTCTATAATTTTTATATTCATTAATAAATAAAACAAAATAAAACACGTACAGCCTAATACATAAATACATATAAATATTCCTATCCAACCTAAGACACCTAATAACACATATCCTATATTAAATAATATATTTTTAAATTTAATCACAATACCACTCCTTTTTTATTAATTATTTTTGATAATGCTTATATTTTTTATACAATCCATATAACACCAATGTATTTTAAATGCTTCATCTTTTCTTATATATTCATGGTCTACCACCTCCTTTCTTATATTATTATATTAACAAAACCTATTTAAAAATTACTTATGGTTTTCATTATTTTTCTTTTTAATTATAGCGTCGTGAATTACTACTATCATTATCAGTGTAATCATAGGAAGAAACATAATTCCTATTAATGTTATCATGAAAGCCACCTCTCCAAATGCGTCACCAACTATAACTGAATATTTAAAAGCTTTAAATAATATAAATGCAGTTATCACAGTTCCAGATAATGTCGTACAATTTTTACCAACATATCTCCACATAATACCAACTCCTTTTAATTTATTTTATATTTATGTATTAACATAACTGTATAAAAAATTACCTATGAATTACAAAAAATATGTGTTATCTTGATAATATTTTTTGTGTATGTAATAATTATTACAAAAACGTTTCAAATATATGTATTATTTTAATCGTTAATTTCCACTATGTAATCATACATACCATTGTATAATCTTTCAGGTATTTGTTCCTTATAATAATCAGCAACTTGTTTTATATTGCATTCTTTATAATACTTATAAATTTCAAATGCTTCTAGTTCAGTTTCATAATATCCAAAATATTTCCTTTTTGATTCACCAGTTTTAGGATTAATTAAACTACAATGTACTTCATATTTACCATTTTTATAATGATATGTGCCAATAGCCGATTCACCTCTATTTTTATTATTTTTAATAAATAAATTATTAATTCTTTGAGGTACAAAAACACAGGTTTCTGGTGAATATATCTTATTGTGCTTTACTAAAATATCTTTATCTAAATGCATTCTTTCACCTTCAACTGTATAATAATTATTGTCAAACCATTCGCCAAAGTTTTGAAAATTATGAAAATCCTCTGATACTTCACAGCCGATATATGTAGGATGTTTTTCTTTATATTTTTTATCATAGCATCTTTCTAGCATATGATGCCAAGTTTTATAAACTCTAGTATCTTTTCCATTTTCTTTGCATTTATATTTACCTTCACCTAAATAACCCACTCCAAATACACTTCTATCAAAAGGACACTTAATATTACCATTTTTAAATACAGTATATCTTACATTCTTAACAATCCAATCATACTCTGGAAAGTAAACATCTATATCTAATGCTCCTCTATATTCCACAATAATCATTTTACTACCAAATGTATTATAATTTATTTCACCAACTCTATTAATTATTTCTCTCATATCGTTCCTCCTATTATTAATTTATTAGTTATGTTTTAAAATTTTATAATCTTCTCATTTTAAACACCTCCTATATTTATATAATTAACAACTAATAATGAAAAATTACCTATGAATTATATTATTTAATATATATAGTATTTAATTTAGTATTTAATAGTATTTAAGAAAGCTACTTCTATTGATATTCCTTGTGTTCATCATATTATATATGAGTTTTAAAGGTTTTAATATGTGCTTTTAAGGGATATATATGTTAAATTAAGTATCATTTCGTTTATAAATATGTGTTTTTAAGGACATTTTATTTCCTTAATTACTCATAATAACTTTAAATATGTTAAAATAAGGGACTATTAATATGAGACATTAAGGGTTATAATATAACTATGAGTAATTAAGGAGGTTTAATATGAGTAAAAATCAAATACTTATGAAGAATAATACAATAGTTAGTGCTAGATATAACATATCTCTTATGCATAATAATATATTTATTTTCATATTGTATAAACTTCAGAAGGCTAAGTCTGGTAATGCATATTGTTATATAAGTAAACAAGAATTTCAAAATCTTATTTCAAATAAAACACAGAAAACAGTTCCAGGTATTAAAAAAGTATTAGATAATATGCTAGATGAAAAAATATACTTTAGAGAAGATGGTGAGTGGAGCTGTAAATATAGCATCATAGCTGGGTATGAATATAATAAAAAAGAAGATTTATTTAAAATAGTTGTCATTGATAAAGTTTATCATCTTCTTATGAATTACAAAGCTTATACACCTATTAATATGAAAGTATTTTTAACTTTAAAATCAATATATAGTCAAAGATTATATGACCTTCTTAGGTTATGGAGTAATACAAAAGAAGATATAACATATGAACTAGATGAATTAAAAGATTTATTAATGCTAAATAACAAATATAATTTGTATGCTGATTTTAAAAGAAATGTTCTTCAACGAGCTAAAAAGGAATTAAATAATACTGGAATGTTTGAATTATCATATACTGAAAATAAAAAAGGACGAAGTGTAAAGTCTATAACATTTCATGTAAAGGATTTAGATAAAAGAGTATATTTTAAAAAGAAACAAACTGAACAAATTTCACCATTGTCGTACATTTCTAATAAGAATTTAATATCAAATAATTGTATATCATCTTTTCAAAAAGATTTTGAACTAATAGATTTCACATACGAAGATATGAACCAGGCTTTTATTGAATCAATTAATATAACATTATCTAAATTTAATGTAGATAAAATAGATTATAATGTATATCCTTACTTTAAAGCTGTATTAAATAATAAAATTAAGTATTATACTGACTTATTTATAAAGACAAGTATTTTTTAATCAATCTATCGACAAAATATATTTTTCATGTTATCATAATATAGTACACTCTCATAAGAATTGCGAATATCACGTATAACATAGAATTTTCTTACAATTTTAATTAAATTATTATATTTTATCCCAAAAATGTAATAATTAGCCCTTTTTAGGGCTTTTTCTTTTGTTTTTTATACATTTTTACTCATTTTTTGCTAAAAACTTAGTATTTTATTCGTATTTTTTCTTAATAATTTCACCAAATTCAGTAGGTTTCATAAAAATTTTCCCAAGTATTGACCTATTTTTATAAGTTTCCATTGATGTTTCTAACTCCTCTAATGTATCTTCTTTAATTAATCCGCCAATTATTTCCATTCTATCTTTTGATTCCATCTTCCATTCTACTTCCCAAATCTCTTTCATACCATTAACCTCCTAAAATAATTTTTTAATTATTTTATATTCATATTCATAGCGTGGATTTTTATTGCATATTTCTTTTAATTCTTCAATTTCTTCCTTGATTTGCTCTTTATTTTCAAGCTTTGCTCTCTTTCTATAAATTGTTCTACAACAATCAAATCTGTCCTGCATATATCCATATAATTCATATTTCATAGTTACACCTCCTTATTTTTTTACTATATTTTTACTCATTTTTCACTAAATTTAATCGTTTATTCGTATTTTTTCTTAATAATTTCACCAAATTTAGTAGGTCTTGTAGTAATTAATTCACGCTTATTTCTATGTGCATAGTATTTCATAGATTCTCTTAATTCTTCATATGTGTCTTCTTTTATTATCCCACAAGTCATTCTCATTCCATCTCTCGATTTACTTTCCCATTCCACTTCCCAAAGTTCTTTCATATTATAACCTCCTTAAAAGAATCTTTTAATAACATCATATGCATATACGTATGAAGGATTTTTACTGCATTTTTCTTTTAATTTATTTATTTCCTCTTCTATTTCTTTTTTATTTTTTGTTTCAATTTCATTCATATAAATATTTTCATATAAATCATCTCTATCTTCTATAGATTCATATAATGTATACTTCATTATTTTACCTCCTCTTTCTTTTTACCATACTTTTCACATATTTTAAGTACAGTCTCTCTATCAATATAGAAAGTTTGTATTTCTGTACCATATTCTTCATAGTCAAATACTCTCATATTCCCTGCACCTCTTAATAAATGTAAATATCCATAGTTAATTATCATATTAGACCTAATTTCATCTTTACATTTACCACCTATAACGATATTTATATTCTGTTTAGTTATATTAGGTAATATATCTTTAGAAGGTAATTGGGTAGTTAGTATTAGAAATACCCCTGCTCCTGCACCTCTACTAGCTATTAAAGCTAGCATATTATGAAAATCTTTATTCTTCATATAAGAAGATAACTCTTCTATCACTATAAATCTAATAGGTATCTTTTTAAACTTTCTATACTCCCATATATCAGTACAATTTCTATAAGTAAACTGTTCATATCTTTTATCTATATCTTGTATAGCATCAAATAATATATCTTCAGCTTCATCTCTATTTTCTGTATAATGAATTACATTTTTACAGTTTCTAAATTCAAATAAATCTACTCTCTTTTCATTGATTAAATCTAATACAACATCACATTTTCTTTTCATAACTAATTGAGATATAATAACTCTTAAACAATTAGATTTCCCACATCTAGTAGCTCCCGCCAAATACATATGTGCATTAGAAGGTTCACTAAAGTCAATATATCTAATGCTACAATCTTCTAAATTAATTCCAATAGGGATTTTGTATCCTTTAGCTTTATGTTTTTCTAAATCAAAGTCAGCACACACTATCTCTTCCTTTTTAATTCTTAATTGAATATAATATCCATTCTTTTTAAAACTAACATCTTCTTTTTCTTTATTTAATAAATGACAAAACTTATTCTTATTATTACTAAAATCATCTATAGTCATTCCTACAGGTATTATAAATTCATATATCTTATAATTTTCATCCTCCCATTTCTTTCTTAACTTAGGTATATCTCCAGAAACATTCTTCATATTGATATTATTAAAGAAATCAGTAAAATCAATATGTTTAATATTAAATACATCTAAAACTGATTTACATAATAATGTTATTGTATCCCAAATAGTATTTGTTAAAGGTTCTATTACATTACTCATATTATCATCTCCTTTTACTTAACTATATGCAAGTGTGTAGTAAATGTTTCCTAAATATTAAAAAAAATATTTTAGTAACATTATTTAAATATATACATATACTATATTGAGGTGATAATATGACGGAAAGAGATTTAAATGTATTAAACTTTATTAATTTAGTTGCTATGTGTAGAACAGAACATATAAGAAACTTATTTTTTACAGGATTAACTAATACCACTTGGGATAGAAGAGCTAATAAATTAGTAGAATATAAGCAATTAAAACGATTTAGAAGTGGAATATATAATAGAGAATATATTTATTATATTGAAAATAAACCTAATGAAAGATTACTTAGGCATGATATGTATATAACTGAATTAATATATAATTTATTATTACTAGATGTAGAAATAATATACGTAGATAGAAACGTTCAATTAGGTAATGTTATAGCAGAT